ACATGTTAATTAATGAGGAGGAAATGCCGATGAGTAAATACAATCCAGCAATTGACGATGAGGATGAAGACGAAATCTATGCTCTCGAGACCGCGGGTAAAATTGATGAAGAAATCGAAGGGGAATGGGACGGAGATGAATTCGTTCCATTAGTATCAACCGACGATGACGATTTACAAGACGGAGAATTGGAAGATTTTCCGGGTGAATTTAACGAATAATTTAGTTTCTATTAGATAACAATTATGTTATCTATTTTTATGAGGAGGACTTTTATGTCCAAGATGTCACAGAAGGAAGCGGTCTATAATGCAGTCATCTCTGTTCTGAAGGAGAACAACATTGCCTTTACTGAAGGAACCAATGTTGGAGCTCTTATGAACCGAGAACTACGCAGTCAAGTGAATGCTATCCTGTTTGAGGGATTCACTGCTCGCACCATCGAACTTGATAGTACTCGCGGCGACTCAGACCTTAAAGGATACGTATCTGGTCTCCAGTCTAACTGGTTACGCAAAGACAAACGACTGAATGGTGGGGCTAATTACTCCGCTAAAAACCCTGGTTCACGTATTGGCTCCAGCGATCCTCAGTTGAAGGCTATGCGAGCATTGCTCACTACACTCTCTACTGATACAGACCGCAAAGAAGTTGAAGTAGCTATTAACAATCGTGTTGCTCAGATCCAAGCTTCTAAAGTTAAGACTGTCAACATCGATACAAATGCGTTGCCTCCTGAACTCCGCAATCTCGTTAAGTAATGATTGAACTTGCCAGCTATGCTGGCTCACGGGCGGTAGGATAAGCCGCCCACTTTCTACCCATATCTGATCCTAAATTCTGTTAGGAGAACAATATGGACACCAACCAATTCAAAAAGCAAGAGAAGAAGAAACGGGCAGCAAATGTCAGCCGTGGCATTATGTTTACCGTTATCGGTGTGCTATTCGTTATCCCTTGGATCTATGATTCTTGGATCATGGGTCACGAGTACCACTATATTGAGTTCATCCCAATCATGTATCTCATTATGTTTGGTACAGGTATTGCTGGACTGATCGCTGGACTGCTTCTCTTATTCGTTAAAGGAAACAACGCATCTGGTTCCACAATGGAATTGGACGTAGCTCGTATCCGGTTCACGACTGAGACTCAGGCTATCATCAACAACAATAAACCACAGGGGAAGTAATGAAAGCACTGTTGGTAATCATCGCGATGCTATCGACCACAGCTCAAGCCATGGACTACGACGTGGATATGCCTAACTCAGGCGATCCTAAGTTTCAGATGGTTAGAGTTGTGATCGATGGCTGCGAGACTAAGTTCAAGATTAAGAATGAGGACTTCAATAAGTTCTCCAAGAACGATGAAGCTATGGATCAACTGATCCAGAAAGCCATACAACACTCCAAATCAGGCTGCGCTAAGAACTAATCTCTGATCCTAAGAATGTGTAATACTGGGAGGTATTATGAAAACACGTCAACAGATCCGTAAAGAGTTAGAAGCTGGAATGTCTGTGTTCTTGAGCTTGGGTAACCAAGTAACAAAGCTTGAGCCGCAAAAGCCTAAGGGTAAACGCGCTCCGCCAAAAGAGAAGTTTGTAGAAATACAAGTGGATGTATTGCCTATGGCTTTACAACTAAAACACTTCGGAGAATAAGATGGACAACGAGCTTCTTCCACTGGTACGCGAACTCTGCGATATAGCTGTTACTCGCAATGATATTAACACTCGCAGACACCGTGCCCGCTTTCGCAAGAACTATTATGCTCATGCGATTGCAGTGGTTGAAGCACACGCTGAATCTAGTTCAGAACTCAGACATTTAGAGTTACGTAACTACCAAAATAAGCATCAAGCAAAGATTGACTCTATTAAAAGTCACATGGCTTGGTTGGTTAAGAAACATCCCAAGCCTGTTAAATGGCAGACAATGGGACTTCACAAGCTAAGATCCTTGAAGTTACAAGGTGAAGGCGAATACGCTCTAGCTAAGCATGAGACCATGGAATTATCTCTCAAGACAACAGACCGGGTAAAAGAGATATTGAAAAGGGTTAATGGTAGTATTCGTTACGATAATGGATCTATAGTTAACATCAGCGTCAACGGTACTCCTCTGACTCTTAAAGAGATTGCTGACCACGCTGCTCAATACAGACTAGCTCTTGCCATTGGCAAGATGATTGAGGAGTGAGTATGTTATCTCTAAAGATCCGGACGTTTTATCTGAACCGTATCACTGATATTAGCGGAATGTCTGGAACTGGTATCATTGCTGTTGGTTCCGTGTATCCTAATGGCGAAGCACACATGCTATGGGTTTCTTTTAAGTCATCGTTTGAGTTACATAAGAGTGTAGATGCTCTTATGGATATACACGGGCACAATGGTGCGACTGTATTGGTTTGGGGCGATCCGCCTTGTGAACCAGTAGAGAAACCCAAGAAGAAGAAAAAGGATTAACATGAGGTTTTTATATGCTGTATTGTTTCTTGCTGTTGCTGGTTGCGGACGTAGTAATCCAGACAACTATAGCTGCAGTCCTGTTCTACTCGATCAGTTGGATGCAAAAGCGACAGCTTGCGCTAGGGACTCTAAAGTAATATGTTACGCTGAATGCCTACGTAATCTTAAAACTACATTCTGCAAATACGAGGAATAAGTGGACAAGAAGAAGGCAAAGAAAGCTAAAGAGAAGATCAAGCGTGGACTATATGGAGTTCGCTTGACTCTACCTTCTAATAAGCGGCATAAGACTAAGAAAGACTATAAGCGTAAAAACAAGGTGAGCCCAAATGAAGCAGCGGAAGATTGATCTTGAAGAAGATATGGATTCGTTGGAAGCATGTGAAGGCTTATTAAAGCTATTGCATGGTTGGGTTCGATCTGCTGAGAAAGAGTTGTTCCACGTTCAAGACATATTAGAAGATGATTGTCACGAAGAGTGCCGGCAGCGCAAAGATAACTGTCCATGCGAGTGGGACAACTATGAGCGGGATTACGATGATTATGACTATGATGACAACCCGTTCAATGACCGTACAGAGAGCTCAAGCGATAGCAAAACTACTGAGGATCCTGTATAGAATCAAAGTCATCTCTCCTTCCCGGTTCGATAAATTGATAGACGAACTGACAGTTATGTCTTTGAAAAACCAGTTAGGAGATAGCGATGAATCTTAAATTCGATGGCTTTCAATGGGTTGTAACATTCGCGGAGAGTGGTAAAGTAACACACCGTAAGTTCCTATCCATTGATCCTGCCTGTGATTTCTTAGTTGACAATCTTAAAGTAGATGATGGTGAAGTTGATGCAGCAGTTATTAACCTACATGTACTGAACCACAAGACAGCGCATTTCGATAATGGGCAGTTTTCCCATACAGAGGCAAAGTAATGTTGTTAGAGGCTTTAGTTGTTGGTACATGTTTGGCTGGAAGAGCTGGATGCGGATCTGCTACTAATGCCTATTACGAACAGAATGTTGAGTTAAAGCAAACAGTTAAGAACATTGAAAAGTATGGTCAGAAGATAGCGGACAACAATAAGTATATCGTATTCGCATTAACACCAGTCGCTGCTGTTGCTACTGGTAAGCCTGTAGCGATTACTCTGGCTAGACATTTAGTATTGAACATTGATATTAAGAAGCAAGCAGCTGGACTGCTGTGGAGTTGGTGATGGAGATCTACTATCTAAATGATGAGAAGACGCCGATAACGATACAGGTTAACGGTCAACCAAAGCCGCATCCTGAGATGCCGTATGGTGAAGCCAATAATGAGTTCTTTACGTTACAACCAGCTGAAGGCCGGTTGTTTTACGTTGACGCTCCTGAAGGATCTATTCCTTATGTGAAGCGCTGGACGAGTCCGCATCTGGTACTTCTGACTTATCTACCGGCTGAGTCGATAGATCAGTTCCGTCGTATCTAAAGAAGCGGGAGACTTTGGGATATCTCTTGTGCGAGGCTGCATCGTACTGAGTGTAGCCACAAGATGGACACTTCATCCAGAACACTAGTTCTGGGTGCATTTGCATGTGACTTAGGATACAGATTTTGCAGTTGTTCATAGGTCTATTATATAGCGGAGTTGGGCTGTGCGTTACCTATTCTTAATCCTCACCTTAAGTTGTTCACTCAGTTGCACCACAATAAATGCCTCTCCTACTCCAATAGAGTACAAGACAGACTACATTGATAAGACCTTTAATCCGATCATAGAATCGTTCATATATGAAGCACGATTGAGAGGGCATCCTGTAAGTCTCGACAAGATGAATATGTCCTTCGGAGATATTCGTACGAGTTGGACTGACCGAACTGTGGGTTACTGTGCGCGAAACAGGGCAGGTAGAATGGTTATTAAGATCCATTCGAAGTCTTGGAAAAAGATGGATGAGTATCAAAGGGAAGAATTAGTATTCCACGAGATGGGTCATTGTCTAATACCTCGCGAACACTGCAAAGCAGTCACGAAGGATGGTCCGGTTTCAATTATGTTCCCGCATATATTGGAATCAACATACTACAAGAAGAATAGAGAGGATCTAGTCGATGAGCTCTTCAACGTCAGTCCTAAGTGTATCGGCGACCGCGGTAGTGTTGATGAAATCGATGGGGAAGTTCGTATACAAGCGCATCCCGACGCCAAAAGGTAAGATGGCTTATCATCATGCTATGAAGCAGGCTATTCATTTCGTTAGCCAAGGGCTTGAGAGCATGGACATGATTAAGGCTCGTATCGAAGGCATCAGAGATGAGGCAGATACGAAATACCCGAAGCGATTCTTTAATAAGCGGGAAGATGAGCGGTCACACCACCATCTTGCTGTCGATCATGCATTAGACTTTATCAACTCACTTGAAGCTCGATTCATTACCGGTTCATCTGACGCTGCTCCGCGTGGATATAACGGTAAGGGTATTGTGTACGATGGTGACGAACTATTTTAAGGGAGCAATATGAAGATCTCTAAGGCACAGCTTGATATGGTCCTGTCTAAGATTGGATACGAGATGCTTGGCTATGGATCTAACAGTAAAGACCTTACTCTTGATCTCACTATCAGTGAAGAGGATCCAGGCACAGGTGCAATGGTTGAATGCCTCACTATCGAGGCAATCAAACCTACTACTGAGCATGATGATGGCGAGACTAGAATGAAAGTAGAGATTTACCCTGAGCACGAGAAGCAAGAGCCTCGTGCTAGTAAGATCAATTCGTTTAAGATCACGAAGAACTATTAAAGGATCTGTCCAGGTCCAACAGTGACTTGAGCTGCAGGTGATCCAGCAGTTGGAATACCAGGTAATACTGTAGCATTCGTCGTGATCTCCATCACGATGTCGGCTGCAATACCTGAGATTGCTTCAGCCATCGCCTGCCATTGAGCATCTGCGATAGGTGTGTAGTTAGCACCTTTGCCAGCTGCTGAACCGAACTGAGCTTTAAGACCGTTGTAGATGGTATCTTTCATCTTAGCTTTGAGAGCATCTGGTTGCATTGCCATTTCGTACAATCTCCTACGTAAGGTTTATTATACTATGGGAAGACTAAAGACAGGTCATTTAAACCTAGACGATAGAGCCATTAATGCTTGGATGGCGCTGTACAAATTACTATGGAAATTTGGAGTGGCGCCTCAATACTATGAAACCTCAGTAGGACTTCGTATGTTAACACGACTCCAGAATAGGAAAGATAATGAAGGTTGAACTATATGCTGACGGATCCGGGAATACATTCGACTCTGATGGTGGCTATGGATGGAGATGCGTCATCGACGGATCCTTGCATTCAGAGGGGAATGGATACCTCACGAAAGCTACTAACAATGTTGCAGAAATTACAGCTGCGATCGTCGGTCTTGAACACGTCTTCAAGATACTCAACACACAAGATGTACTCGCACAGGGTCCTCATGAAGTTGTGCTCGTCTCTGACTCACAGCTTGTACTCGGATATGCAAGCGGAGCATACCAATGCAAAGCGCTCCACCTTGCGCCACTCTATATCAAACTTAGAAGCATATACGGAACTACTAAAGCGACTACACGTTGGGTGAAGGGGCATTCCGGTGATGAGCATAATGAAGGCTGTGATCGATTGGCTAAAGCAGCTCGCCTTGGAAAAGGAACCACTGGCCTCGTTGAACCAAAACTTCCTTGCAGCCCGTAGAAAAACTCTCAATGAGATGCAATCACTTGATAAATTATCTCATGTGCTATTTCGTCTGAAGGTAATAGATATAGGACAAGATATTCTGCCGTGGGATTGGCCAGACAATAAAGAATTTAACTTTGCGATGTATGCTGCGAGAGTGAGACATGCTGAGGAACGCAAGAGGTCTTTACAAATTGCTAGTGAAGCTGAAGTTAAAGAGTCCGGATCCGAGCATGGTGCACGGGACATGGATATACTATCTAACAAGAAGAATGGCTAAGCGAGACGCAGTAGAGGAGTTAAAGAAACGTGAGCAAGAAATCAAAGATCGAAAAGCCTCTAAGAGAAAGTGACCACGTATCTAAGCGTGGTGTTCCATACTGGTTTGCTCCTGACTGGATCAGAGCTACTAGTTCTTCTGCTACATCGTTTGGCAAGATCGCTGCCATAAAAGAGAAGGATGGATCTGTCAACCTATACATGAAGAACAAAGACGGTGGCATGACCTATATCCAAGGTTCTATTCAAGCAGAGTTTCGTCAGTGGCACGAGGATCGCTCAATTGACTACATCTTATTAGGGATGGACATCGATGACATCATCGCCGATCAAGAATAAACCTCGCCGTCGAGTAGAGAACAAGATTTATGATATCAAAGCTGTTCGCCTGCTCACCAGCTTCCTTGGTAAAGCTACACGCATACCATCTTGTTACAGATCACATTATGACCCTGGTGTAACATCTGGACCATTCATTCAGCAAGTGTTTGGTTGGGGACTCAAAGAGTCTAAGGATTATGTTGAGATGAAGTACGACTACTACAATCAACAACAAGAAACTCCCCAAGATAGAGATGACGTCAGGCAATTCATCCATAAGGTTAAGCGCACTAGACAGGTCATGTCTATGTTGCGAAAGCTCAAACTACAGTCTCCAAACGAATCGCTTACCGCAGCGAAAGAATTCGTCGAGCGCATTGCACCGGCCCACTGACACTGCTACGCCGGGCCGCTCGCGTCCCGACGCTATAAACCCCTGTAATAAGGGAGTCCCAATGATGATACCATACCTAGTCGGGTTCGTTATCTACATCCTATCCGTGGTTGTATCGTATTCGAATGGTCTTAAGCAAACACATTGGTTCTTCCCAATAGGTTTGATTCTTGCGGTCATTGTAAATTTCTTATGGCTATATATCGCGAAGGAATCTCCGCTTAAGGATCAGCTATACGTGCGTGCTTTGATTTGGGACTCCATGATTGTGGGAGCATACGTGCTCGTGCCACTAGTCCTATACGGAGTCCGGCCAACGGGTTACACGTTAGCCGGATGTGTCTTCATTGTATTGGGTCTTATCTTAACGAAGCTGGGTTGATATGAGAGACGGCAAAAAGATGTGGACCAATAATTCAGATCTATATGAACTACTCCAACTCCTAGAAAAACTAGGAATATCAAGGAGTAATCACAATTATGAATTTAGATACTGGTCAACGTATTGGGAAAGAGTCCCGAACGCATCGAACCGGCTTGCAGAGCGGAGTAAGAATTCCCCACAGAAAAACGTGGGGAACGCCGTTGACTAGTATCACTTGATTGGGCACACGCCACCTTCGCACTCTAAACTATCCATAAACTCGAACTCTTCTTCAATACCATGAATAGGTGTAGTGTTAGCACGTAGAGTATTGTACTGATCTTCAGTGATCTCTTCGTACGGAGCTTGTGTGAACCCATGGTCGTTATGTAGTAAGAAGCTAACAGTCTTATGGGAGTTATTGTAGTTAGCAAGCAACCAAGCTTTGATGTCTTCAAGCTCTTCCTTGCGGTAGTAGACAGTACAAGAGACAGAGTTGTCAGACCATTCAGTTTGAAGCTTCTTAACCCATTTGAGCTGATCGATAGCTGTAGTATCGTTCGCCAATACTGTTCCTTTAGGATACGAGCATGGGAACTCCACTACCATGGTGTTCTTATCGTCTGTTCCATCGAAGTTCTTCTGGTACTCTACTTTGTACCCATTGGTGCGACAGACGGCGATTAGCGGAGAGTCTGATGCCATGCGGATACGACGGATGAAGTGTTGGTAGATAGCTGGGTGAACGCCTGACGTAACCCCAGCGAGTGTGCTAAGTGTTCCACTAGGCTTAACAGTAGTAAGCTTAATAGATTTCGGCCAACCCTTCTCAGCAGAGTAGCGAGCGTCATATTGACGTAAATGCTTATAGCAGTCAGACAGCCACGAGCGTTGTTCATCAGATGCTTGAAGGATACCAGTCATGCCTATGCCCATACGCATGTTGCGGTGAACGACTTCTTCTGTCTCTGGGTGATGGCACGACAGAGCTAACGAATGCTTGTTGATCCTGTATAGAATTGTAGCAACGTCCATAAGCTCTTCTTTAGAAGCGATGTTAGGCAAGAAGATCTCAGCGAGACAGCAGGTCTCTTTGTCTTCTAACGATTGCTCTGCGCAAGGATTAAAGCCGATGATCTTTTGATCTGGGTACATGTCGCCATCTGCTAAGCGACCGACTTCACGGGCGAGCTTAAGATTGATGAGTCCGTAAGGTTCACCGTTACCGATGTAACCTTGCCAGAATGCTTCAGGGAGAAGTGCCATGTCATTGCATACAACCGAGTTATTAGACATCGCGCGCCAGTTAGGGATATTGCCTAAGTCCCAACGCTTAGCATTGAGGAACTGAAGGTCATCCATATCACCGATAGCGATCTGAGCTGAGCGACGTACGTTACCAGATACAACGATGTATCCGATGATGTTCATGATGTCTAGGCAATCGATAGGACGAACCTGTTTGCCACGACGAGAGTCAAGCACCTTGCAGATCTGCTCAATACCCCAGCAGAGCTCTTCTGGTCCTGATGCAGTACCACCGAAGCTCTTGATTGGAGCACCTTTGCCACGGACGAGAACAGTAGAGTACGAGAAAGACTTACCTTCTACGAGATAAGCGGAGAGCGTGTGTTCAAGAAGCTTAACCCATCCTTCACGAGAATCAGGAATAATGAAGTCAGCATCGTTAGTATCTTTGCGTGTGACCTTGATCTCGCGATCCATTACAGGTGGGATCTTATATACGTACTCGCGTTGGATGTTGTATCCTACGCCAGATCCAAGCATGAGCATATCAAATGCCCAAGTGAAAGGACGAATTGGATGATCTACGAGAGTGACTGCGCAGTTCTGAAGCGATGCGAGTCCAAACTTCTCTACTGTCTTTGTTCCAAGTTGCCAGAGGAAACGTCCCGCGACAATTCCTTTTAGTCCGAGCATATAGTCTCGAGCTCGCGCACGCTCAGCTGCAGTGAATCCAACATTGAGTTGTGTGTCTGCTGCGTTAAGGACTCGTTCAACCGTGTCTGTGAATTCTTCCGTAGTGTCGTTCATCTTGCGAGAGTAAGTTCTCTTGTACGTAACATAGCCAATCTCGCCCCATGGAGTCTTCACATTCATGTTGTATTTCCTTTTAACTTTTTATTTGAATTGCGGTCGTTCGCGGTATGATAATCTTACCAGAAATGAGGAGCCAAATAATGCAGAGTGATGACAAAATTATCGAAGAATTATCGAATGTTTCTTCTTCAGAAAAGCTAGTCGAATTATTATCTTGTACGCCTGGAGCTCAGGAGTTAATTGTGTATTGTGCGAGAGTTTCTGCGCCACAAAATCAACTTAAGTTCGACACTTCAATTAGGTTGATAAATTATCTGTTAAAGCATAAACATTGGAGTCCATTTGAGATGGGAACTCTCACCATTCAAGTGAAAACCTCAAGAGGAATTAGTCCTCAACTATTGAGACATCGTTCTTTTACATTTCAAGAGTTTAGCCAGCGATATGCGGCGGTAGACGCAGGCGGACTTCAGCTATATGCTGCAAGAAGACAAGACGTAAAGAACCGCCAGAATTCAATAGACGATCTGTCAGAATTAGTAAAGCAAGAGTGGCTCGATCGCCAAGACCAGAATTGGAAGAGTTCATTTGAACATTATACTTGGGCGCTTGACAATGGGATTGCTAAGGAATGTGCTAGATTTGTATTGCCTCTCGGTTGCTCAACTACACTCTATATGAGTGGATCTATTAGATCGTGGATGACTTATTTTATGACAAGACTTGATAAGTCAACTCAACTAGAACATAGAGAAATTGCAGCAGCAGCGTTTGAAGTTTTTGAAAAAGAGTTGCCTGATATAGCTCAATCTTTAAGAGAAAACTACACTGAACTTTTTAGTTAAGGTTCGTATGTGGTATCATTAAACCATGAACAATCCGCATCTAAAAGAAGAAGTATTAAATAAGCAATTTGGCCGACTATATGTTGAATCTACTTTTGTAGGCGAGAGAGGTCGACTTTATACTAACTGCATTTGCTCTTGTGGAAATAAGGTTAAGGTGAATGCCAGCAATTTAAAACGCGGAAGCAAGAAGAGCTGTGGCTGTCTGAAGAAAGAACATCTAAAAAGCTTTATTGGCAACCTAGCAAGAGGTAAACAACCAGCTCATACAAAGCCCGTTGGTGAAGCTGCCATGAATTATGTCTATAAGAACTATAAAGGTTCAGCAAAGTTAAGAGATTTAGTCTTTGAGATTTCTAAAGAGGATTTTAGTCTTCTAACTAAAATGGATTGTCATTATTGCGACATGAAGCCGTCGACTTTAATGAACGATTCTAGACTGAATGGTGCTTATGTCTATAATGGTCTTGATAGAAAAGACTCTTCGCTTGGATACATTAAACAAAACGTAGTTACATGTTGTGAAAGCTGCAACAGACTTAAGTCTGATTTAGTTTCTTACTCAGAATTCTTAGAAATCATCAAAGTCCTCAAGTTACTAAGAGGACCTTTGATTTGGTAATCAGCACATCTCTCCGTCGCCCATGTCGCCTTTCTTGGCTTCGCCGGCTTTAGCTTTCGCTTCCATACCAGCTTTACCGTATTTCTTCTCGCCTACAGAGTAAGCAATAGCGCCGGCTGATTCTTTCGACTTGCCTTCATGCTCGAGTTTGCTTTCGAGCTCTTTGAATGCAGATTTCTTGAAAGACCATTGGCCGTCTTTAGACATAGCCATAGCTTCCATTCCGCATCCTTCGCCCATCATCATTGCTTCATCTTTAGCCATTTTGCCGAACTCAGCGTCCATAGCTTCTTTTTCAGTCTCTTTGTCGCTCTTACCAAGCATCTTGTCAGCAATTTTGGCAGCAGGAATTTTGTAGGTACCTGAGTCGATCTTGCCTTGAAGTTCTTTGATCTTTACTTCTTTGGGTGCAAGCTTAGGGTTAGCTGCATCTTTCTCTAATTCTTCTTCAGACTTGATCATATGACCTTTGGCTTCATAGTGAGCCTTAGCTGCATCATGAGTGTCGAACTCTTCTGGGTGCATAGCTACTTGGCCTGCCTTCCAGTTATAAGCTTTAAACTTGCCATTGGAGTGCTTACCGATGCTAACGGCTTGTGGCTTAGGTGCTGCAGGAGCAGATTCAGCCTTGATGATTACCTTACCGTAGGGTTTCTGTGGGTCAGCAGGTTTCTGCGACTTCGGAGTATTATCCTTGATTGTAATCTTTCCGTATCCGGTGTCTGGCTTCACGACATCAGCTTTAGACAGCTCTTCTTTAGCTTCTTGGAGTTTCTTTATGAGTGCGTCGATTTTATCCATTATGACCTCGTTCTCACTCTATTATATCTTTATGTTCGGTTAGATAATTTGCCGCAGAAATGCAAAACTCTGGATTATCTTTAAAGTAACCAAGTCCTCTATTGCATCTATTACACAATAAGGCCCTTACTTTGCCCGTTCTATGACTATGATCCACAGAGAGCATTAAAGTTTCTTTGCTTTTTGAATTAACTTTTGTCTCATATTGTTTGCAAATTGCACACTTACCGTCTTGATTTTTCAGCATTAACTTATATTGCTCGAGAGTAATTCCATAAACTGACTTAAGATCCCTATCCTTTTGTATTGCCTTAGATACAGACCTTTGATATGCTTTTCTTTCTTCTGATTTAACCACGTAGTGGCCTTTAACTTTACGAGAATTGCATTCTTTACAATAAGAGTATAGACCATCTTTATTGGTTTTGCATTTTGGAAAATCACCGACAGATTTTGACTCATTACATCTACGACATTGTTTTACCATATTAGCTATTTTACTATGTCAACTCTATTAGTTATGAATTATGGCCAAGTACAATTCTTTTACTGGAAAGGTGGTTCTAATGGAAGACGATACTCTTAAGCTCCCAGAAATCTGGGTTACCAAATTCGACGAGGAACACGCGCAAAAGTTCAGAGCATCAGTTATAGCTATCGCTGCAACTGACCCCAGCCGACCTATTACTATTCACATCGACTCTTATGGTGGCTATGTAGACGCCTTGGCCAAGATGATTGAGACCATTGATGAAGTCCCGAACCCCATTGTTACTGTCTGTATGGGTAAGGCAATGAGCTGCGGAGCTGTCCTATTGTCACACGGGGACGTCCGTTTCTTGGGCCGACACTCACGTGTCATGGTCCACGAAGTCTCATCTGGGACCGGCGGGAACGTACACGACATGAAGGCAGACGTTAATGAGACTACTCGCTTAAACGAGTATTTCATGGGTCTGTTGGCACGCAACTGCGGCTTCAAGAACTATGATGAATTCCGCTCAGTTATCAAGCAACAAGACGGAACTGATCGTTACTTAGTCGGCCAAGAAGCTGTTAAGTTCGGCATCGTAGACACTATCGGTACACCTAAGGTCTTTGGTAAAGTTCAATACGAAGTTACTAAACAACCCATTAAGGCTCCGTTTGCTTCACGTCAGAAGCAGTCAATTACGACAGGTAAAAAGACTGCTGGAAAACGCAAATCGTCTCCTAAAAAGAAAACCGATACTAAGAAACGTTAATGGGAGGTCCTATGTCGGATCAAAACGAGCAAAAAGCAACAAACGAAGTAGATCAAAAGGTCGCAATCTCCCCTGAAGATTGCAATGCCGCTCTTGATTTTTGGAGACACTTTAATATCCCAATTCCTGCTAACTTACAGGCTGCCATGGATGTATTCGCTAAGGATCCAACTTGGCAGAACCAAGAAGTAGTGAAGTTGGAGATCTGCAAAGCTATCTCTGAGACTGATCATCAGGCCTTCAAGGATGAGATGTTCAATAAGATTGTTGAAGAGACTGCAGCTGTATCATTCGACTTACAATTCGACCAAGACTTGGAGAAGACGCTCGACGTTAATAACAAGTAAGAGTGCCCGTTAGTTAGACACCGTCATCTGGGTCCTAGTGGCCCGGGTGATATAATGTTCTTAACGAGGAGTCTTCTTGAGTAAAAAATTGAAGCGTCGAATTCAGCAGCTCTGTGGCCTTGATAAACTAAGTCGCGAGGAAAAAGTACTCCGCGCTAACGAGATTCTCAACTCTGTTGAACTTAAACAGGCTATTTGCCATGAGATACTTGGAACTAAGTTCAAAGATATCGAAAAGGCTATGCTCGATGCTCTCAAAGAAAGACAGCTTACCCCTGAGCAAGAAGAAGAGTTTGAACTCCGCGAGTCTCATCCTGAGAAGTATGAAGAACCTGAGTTTGATCCTGAGTTAGAGTTTAAGATCAATAAGAAAGCCGCCGACAAGCCTAAGAACGGCCCAAGCGCTTATGGAACTTATACTCGTGAGCAGGTTGCAGAGCTTCTTGCTGCTTCTAATGCTCCGTATGAACAGCCTCCAATGATGACGATGCCTAAGAACTATCCGACCTATTCACGCGAACAGGTAGAAGAATTAATGCGTGAGCATTACGCGTATGAGATCGAAGAGAAGAAACGGAAAGAAGAGCGTGACAAATGGGATTCTCAGAAGACGACAGGATTAGGGCCAAAAACCGGACATCGAACGAAGCCTACGAACTCTTCGAAGGATTAAAGTCGATGAACTATGATTCGGCATATATCAAACGATATGCCGAATTTGCTAGGCACGAGACTAAATGTAGTTTCCGAAATGAGATACTTACACGAGTAATAAGACTTGCGGAAGGTGTTTCGAATGAAAAGCCTAAAGGTTCTAATACCTAGTATAGCTATAATCGCTGGCTGTTCGGCCAGTGAGGCAAATACCACGCCTCCGGCTAAAGAAGTGGTTACTCAGGCTAGCAAGCTACATCATCTTATTAAGATCGCAGTTATCGACACAGGTATCGCCGATTCTTTACGCTATTCCCCAATGATCTGCGAGACCGGAAGCAAGGACTTCACTGATACTGGTCTGACAGATCATCATGGCCATGGCACTCATATCGCTGGTCTCATCGATCAATATGCCAAGAACAAATTCCTAGGTTATGGCGTCTATCCTAAGACAATTGCAAACATGAAAGCTAATTTCTGCATCGTGGTTCTGAAGTATTATGACCCCACTAAACCTTACAATAATAACCTCGAATCAATGAAAAAGGCTATTAGGGCTGCTATAGACGAGAAGGTAGACTTTATCAACATCTCTGGTGGCGGTACTGACTCAAGTTCAGAAGAGAAAGCTCTTGTTGAGGAAGCCTTGAACAAGGGTATCACTCTGGTATTTGCTGCAGGCAATGAGAAGTCTGACATCGATCAGGCTGGCAAGCATTACTATCCTGCTTACTACGACAAGCGCATCGTTGTTGTCGGCAATAAGGAAGAGAGTGGCAAGAGAGCACCAACTTCTAACTATGGTTCGACTGTAAAAGTGTGGGAGTTTGGTACAAACGCACGCTCGTATTCATCTGCTGAAGGTCAAGCATTCATGACTGGAACATCGCAAGCAACAGCGATTAAGACTGGCAAAATGGTGCGAGAACTACTCGGTAACCAATAGTGTCTAATCCTTATCCAGGGTATCATTAGAAGATGAACCTGGAGTTAATTATGATCGTCAGACAGATCCTTAAAAGAATGTCAATTCTTTTCTTGTCATTGTTCTTCACCCTAGTGGTTGTCGCAGCCGTAACTCCTAATAAGCCAATTGAAACAGTCACCATGACAGCTCAAAATACGATGGTGCTCGAGGGTGAGTTCACCGCGGTATCCGTCAACACTTGGTTCAATGCCATCATTGGTAAGCGCGTGATGGTTCCACAAGACCAGAATATCTACCTTATTATTAACTCTGGTGGCGGACAATACGACCAAGCAGTCGTACTCAGAAAGCTAATAGCTCAACTCCCCAATGTCGTAGTTATCTGTAAGTACTGTGGCTCTGCTGCAGGATACATCCAAGCAACCAGTCTACATCGCCTTGTCGTAGCAAACTCTAGAATGATTATGCACGAGATGTTCTGGCAACACGCAACTGCTAAACTAGTTCACAATACTCGTGCCATCGAGGGCTTACAGAGATCATCTGATGAGTTCGACGAAGCCATCTACTCTGTGATTGGTATGTCTAAGGCTGATTACGAAAAAAAGATCACCGATACCGAATGGTCTGTTGACTCTGAAGAGATGGTGAAGTTACACCTCGCTCAGAAGATCGTTAAGCTCGATTGCGACGTGTATATCTCTTACCTTGCTCCTCATACATGCTCGGGCACTGACGAATAATCTGATCGTATAATCCTCTATAAGGAGGGTCTATGATCATCGCATACATGTTTATTCTGCATTTTGTGGCAGATTTTATATTTCAATCGCGTGAGATGGGTCAAAAGAAGAGTTCAGAGTTTATCTGGCTCGCAAAGCACCTGGCTATTCAAACCGCATTCTTCTTATTTGGACTTATGATCGTTGTCAATCCGTTGATAGCACTTAAGATTGCCCTACTAAATTCCCTTATTCATGGCGTGATTGATTGGAACATCTGGCGCTTATATAAGGCAAGCGCCTACTATCGAATCAAGAAAGAAGCTGATGCCTTCACAATTTCTCAAGAAGAGAAAAATAAGTGGATGGCTGAGAGTGGTAAGAACTGGCAGTACTGGAATGATCACCTGTTTTACACCACAATCGGGTTTGATCAGCTCTTGCATGGTCTAACCATTCTTGCTATGGCTGGGCTGTTCTTATGAGAGTAGCAATATATCCAGGAAGCTTTAACCCGTGGCATAAAGGTCACGAAGAAATACTAAATAAGTCATTGCTCTTGTTCGATAAGGTTATTATTGGCATTGGTAATAACCCAGAAAAGAACTTCAATAACCCTCACAATAACAATCCAATCTTTAGGATTCCAGAACACGTTAGATATAACGATCAGTATGTTGATGTGCAAACTTATGACGGACTACTTCCTGACTTTGCAAAACATGTTGACGCAGTAGCAATCATTCGTGGCCTACGTGACGGCAAAGATCTAGATGCAGAGAAGACTCAGCAGTACTGGTGTGAGGACCTTGGACTTACGATTCCGATCGTATATTTCATCTGTGATCGCACTTTGGTTCATATTTCTAGCTCTGCAATCAGAGCAGTGGAGAAGTTTAAATGATTATTTATTTTTACTAACGTAATCTGCAGCTGCCAACAGTATATGTTGTTCATCGTTTGCAAGACCAAGCATTCTATTATGTTTTTGACACAATAGGCCTCTAATTTTACCTGTTTTATGACAGTGATCGACTGCTAAATATCTCAACTTCCCTCTATGATCTTTAGAAGTTTCTGGCTGTTTACATATAGCACAAGTGTGATTCTGACTTGCAGACATTTTCCTATATTGTTCTAATGTTATGCCAAAACTAGTTCGCAACTTATAGTCTTTAACTTTATCTGGATTATTGTCATAATATTCTTTGCATTTCTTGTTGGTTTTTTCTTTATTGCGTCTACACCACTCTCTTGCAGTTTTGTTGACACTTTCTCTATTTTGTACTTGATATTCAGCTTGTCGCCTTTTACAACATAATTTGCACCATGGTTGTAGTTTATCTTTGCTCTTTTGATTTTTAGCAAAGTTAATTAATGGTTGAGGATTTACTTGTGTACAACTAGAATTGGAACAATTTTTCATATTCTGATTATATCATATAACTGGATAAATTTGATCTTATGGTGGTGAAATACATGAAAACTTTGCCGGTTTTGTATAAAAAAGCTAGTTCTGGTAAGACTCAAATGTGGTCAATTGGTGTTGATGGCAATAACATTATTGTTAACTTTGGGCAACAAGACGGTAAGATTCAACGCACTGAAGAAGTAATCAAAGAGGGCAAGAATGCCGGTCGTGCGAACGCTACTACTCCTGAACAACAAGCATTAGCCGAAGCCACTGCAAAGTGGGAAGGCAAGATCAAGAAGGGATACGTTGAAGACGTTTCCCGTGCTGAAGCTGGCGAAAAAGACATCGACGGTGGATATGACTGCATGCTTGCTCACAAGTTCGCAGACCACGGCCATAAGATCAAGTATCCAGCGTACACTCAACCTAAGTTGAACGGTCACCGTTGTCTTGCTACCATTAAAGACGGTGTTGCTAAGCTCTGGTCTCGTACTCGCAAGCCCATCACAAGCTGTCCTCATATCGTAGAGGAGCTTCAAAAGATCTTCACTACTGGATACCACGAGATCGACGGAGAGCTTTACAATCACGCCTACAAAGATAACTTCGAAGAGCTTGCTTCATTGATTCGTCAAGAAGTGCCTGCGAAGAACTGTACTGAGGTTCAATACCACGTGTACGACAAGCCATCTAAGGATGGTTTTGCTACTAGATTTGAAAACCTTCGCACTAGCGTTCATTGCTACGAGATGGTCAACGGTATGTGCAACTACATATTCGTTACTGAGACTGTATCTGTTAAGACTGAAGACGACATGATGAATGCGTTTGAGTCTTTCTTGAAGCGTGGATATGAAGGCGGAATGGCTCGCAATATCGAGGGCGAGTACCAAGGTAAGCGTAGCTATGGACTACAGAAGATTAAAGAGTTTCAAGACGCAGACTTCCAAATCGTCGGTATTAAAGAGGGTCGTGGCGGCTATGCTGGCTGCGCCATCTTCGTATGTCATTCGCCTACTGCACCCAAAGGTGAGGACACGTTTGATGTTAAGATGCGCGGTCCTAAAGAACGCCTAATGGACTTCTTCAACGACCATTCATTGTGGCAGGGTAAAACCCTTGTTGTTAAGTACCAGTATATCTCTAAGTACGGTATCCCAATCTTCCCCGTCGGCGAGCGGTTTAAGGATGAGTTATGATGTTTGCAACCTACTTCCTGTATCTTTACCTTGAACCAACTCTATTGGTACTCTTTGTATTGGTGAACTAATGATCTCAATCGCAGAGTTAGAGAAGCTTAAAGCAATCGCTGCTGCGTCCACTAAAGTTAATGAGTGGTATGCCAATGGCGGTACAGTACGTGGACCATTCAATAGATGGTTCAATGTTACAGATGTGCCAGAACAGTATAAGCAACATGTTGCATGGTGCGGCGATGACGCTCAGTTTGCTGCAGCTGCAATGAACAACATGGTAAAGCTTATCGAGTGCATTGAGGACCTACGCAAGCAGAGAGACGAGCTAGAGCTGCAGCTAGGTATCGAGAATATGGTTATTGACGGCAAAGAGCCTGGGGAGATCTAATGGAGTTCTTATTCTTACCGATGGACAATGAGACAGGTGGATTGAGCAAGGGTGTTTCCCTGCTCTCTACCTATCTTGAAGTAGTGAACACTAAGCTGGAAGTAGTAGACTGTCTGTCTATGTTCGTCAAGCCTAACGATGGAGTCTACCACGTTGAAGCTGGTGGTCTTGAGATCAACAAGATCAATCTTGTGAACCACGACAAAGTCTCTATCACTTACTCTGAGGCAGGACAGAAGTTGTTCCGGTTCTTACAGAAGAACTCTAATGACGGCAAGATCCAGTTAATTCCTGTCGGTAAGCAGGTCCATCGCGATGTAGCCTGGTTGCAGGAGCATTTGCTGGGCAAGAAAACGATGGATAAGTTCGTGTCTTATCGCACAGTTGATATCACTGGCATTGCATTCAGTCTTCTGATTAAGGGTAAGCTTCCGCCAGACCTTGGTCTGTCTTTAGGCTCATTGGTAGAATACTTCAAGATCGTAATACCTGGTGAAGTACACGAGGCGAAGTACGACACGCAAGCCACTATGGCTGTGTGGATGAAGCTGATGGAGATGATGTGAGCGTACACGGGAAAGTATCTAGAGAGATTCAGTGCTTACAGAGGTTGCAGGAAACGACTCAGCAGCTAGATGAAATCATTTACTTTCTGAAACAAGAACTTCTCATCGATGATGGTGTTATTCGTACAGTAAAGCAGCAGCCAGACCATGCTAAAGAGGTGCAGAAGCTACTCTCTGGTCTCAAAGCTGCAGGTAAACTTCAGCTCTGTCAATACGAGTGGACAGTGCTTCCTGTAGAGAACATTAGAGTCTTTATTATTACTGATAGGAATCAAAAAGAATTTACGTTTGGAGGCTGATATGCTGAGACTTTTATTTCTTGCTTTTGTTATTTACATTTGCCTAGTGGGCTTTTCATTTAATACGCTCGGAATCCACGTACACTTGAACGGGTTCATTGGGAGTTTAAAATGAGCTTAGGTCAAAAAGAAGCGGTTATTGCTGAGATTTTACTTCAGGTGCCGCAGTTTAATAAGTATGTTGATAACGCTCTTATTGCTCTTAGTTCTGCTCAACTTGAGACGGTGAAAGCTAACGTGATGAATGGTATCATCAATGGTCTCATCGACTACTCTAAAGATAGAAACAACCACGGCGAAGTCCGTAGCTATGCACGAAGCATGGTGATGAACCACATTAAGAAAGCCAAGGAATTAAACGGTGGAAACAGCTTTACTAGTACTCCTGTTAGCATCAGCGATCCAGTTCCTCGCACGATCCGAGTCAAAGCGAAAATCGTGCCCAAAGGTGTGAACCCTGACCTATTGCCACAAGAGTTAGCTGACTACGCTAGGACTCTAGTGTGACAGGATCAGAGTATCTTAAGTCTATTCGAATGCAAGCCGTGGATGAGAAGCTAGAAGAGATAAAGGCACATATAATGAACCTGCGTCTATTCCTTCACAAGCTAAATGCTGTCAACTTAGGTGACTCAGTTTTTAGTTCGCACAGTTTCATAATGAAACATTCCCCTTTGGGGAAACCACCAACACGTGTATAATATGTCTTCGCGGGGTGACTGGAAGAAGTGCCAGCTTGGCCTCATAAGCCAAAATGATGTGAGTGCAAGTCTCACCCCCGCAACCATCTTTCTATGAAACCTATTCATCCTGCAGAATATCTTAAGAAAGAAAATGCCACTAGCGCTATGATGCCTCTACTCCGCCAACTCAAAGTTATTAAAGGCGATCGCTACCTAACAATGGATAATGTCAGACTTTTCATTTACAGACAAAAGTATAAGTAATCTGAATATATAAACATTCAGAGGTGCTAATGGGATTTTTAACTGTTGCTGTTCTGGTCTGTACTATGACCCAGCATGGAAACAAACAAGTTCTTTCATGCACTGATCACGGTACATCTAATCTTCGTACCGAGCAGATCGTATCTAAGAAAGATATTAAATACACTAAGTGTTCTAATGTTACCTGCGATCTAACTGAGTGGGATGGATGCAAGTACACTCTTAATGACAAGACTGTAGTTTACTCCAGCGAAACATGCGAATAGAGGAGACTAGACATGAAGCAGTTTTTAGTAAGACTTAATTCATTACTTTTAATTATGTTCTTTATTGGTGGCCTATTCCTGTTTTTAACAGATGGATACAAAGCTGTTACTATAGATGATACGCATTACGTTACTGGCGACTTTGGTAAAGATATGATTGAACAGTTCGCAAAATACTCTGACTGGGAATGTCGCTACTATCCTGACAAAGGTGAACCTCAGTACAACATTGAGAAAAATTGCATAGATTCAGCCTATAAAGGAGCGATGAGATCGAAAGCTGATGCAGAGGTTGGCGTAATCTGCTCCATCTTGTATCACACTCTCGGTGTGAGCGGAACAACTATGGCTCTAGGCACTGCTGTCGGCATGGCAGTAGTTGGATTCATCCTGATGTGGATCACTGAGTACGAAAGAGAGATCGACTAATGTTTAATAATGAAGTTACTTACCACGATAAGTGGAAGACACCTGAGAACGAGAAGGCTCTTGCAGAGCTAGAGCGTAAGTACTTCAGTAAATCTGAGTGCTCACCTGATTGTCCACTAGCTTGGGCACCAGAAGTACTTGAGATGATGGATCTGCTCCAGAAGGAATTAGGCTTCAAGCGCAATGAATCTACTATGCGCGGTTACTATATCCGAAGCGGAGCCGGAGCTTGGTTTATCGTTGAACCCTGGAAGAACATGTTCCACGCTATTAAGACTCAATTGGGTTTTGGTAAGCACGGCAAGTACCGAGAGAAAAACCCCATTAAGGCGATTGGCAAAGTTATCAGTAGCTTCTTCCATAGCTATTTCTATGGCGCAAAAGCTCTTAAGATTAAGTATGTTAACCCTATACTCAATAAGATTGATAAGCCCAAGATCACTCTTGGTCAGCTGAAAGAGAAGTACGGAACGCTTCACTGCTACTTTCATACTCCTGATGCATACGAGGAATATGTAGAGAAGCAGGTTCGCATCTGTGAGATCAAGATTGCTATGAAAGGTGCTTACACACCCCTTGAGTCATTCTGGGATGCAGGTGTCTCTTATAACATTGAGAATGAATACAATCCCGACTCTGTTTCAGTTACGTATGGTGAGTATAACGGTAAGAGAACAGTAACTCTAAAGAAAACGACTTACCGCAAGGTCATGAAAGAGATGGGGATTGATCTACAAGCTCTGCAACAAAAGATCTTCGAAGATACAGTTCTAAAGAATAAGGATCAAGATGAAAATGGCAAATCGGGTAGTTGATTACAAGCGTAGATATGGCGACAAGTGGGAAGGACATCGTCCTAATAAAGCTAATTGGATGTCTAATGACTATAGTGTGTCACCTAACTCGTTAATGTTTCATTCTGATCATGCTTATGTAGGATATGTTGATGGAACTTCTGGTAGCTATGGCATCAATAAGAAAACATGGTTAATATCTTCGCAAGGGATTAACTTTGATGGTAACCATGTAGGTAAGAATGAAGAAGCATGAGCAGTTTACTTGGGCTACTCAATAAGTTTAAGAAGGCTCTAGCTGAGGGCAAGAGAGTGTTCCGCTGGGGTGACCCAGGATATGGATTAGAGTATAACACATTAAAGGAAACACATAAGGTATCGAGAAGATTATGGAATGCAGACATCGCGAGAAACCCTCGAGTTGTTGGTTCCGGTCCTAACGATGAGTTTCTTCGTAAAGATGTAATGAAAAAGAAGAACAGAGCCCACGGCAAGAGTGGTTATGTTCACTACAAACAAGAAAAAGTGAATGGCAGAGGGAGCTCATAATGATTGACGAAGGCAAGTTCGTACTGAAGAAGAAAACATCCTTTAACGACATGAACGCTGGTCTAGAGAACGAGCTCCCTGAGTCGGATCTCTGCTTCCAGGATGGTCAGTTCATCTATCAGTATAAGTTTGAGAAGCCTGAAGACGAGCGCCAGTACGAGATCAAGCCTGGCACTTTCGTCTTCACTAAGACGATGGCTGGTCTTGGACTTCGTCCAATCGAGTTTAAGAAGCGTAACCTCCTTGAGACGGTTACGAACACCACTAAGATCATGGCTGAAGCCAACAAGTTCTTCTCGCGTCTCCACGTGTACGAGAAGCTTGGTCGCCTTAAGAAGCGTGGCGTATTGCTCTACTCTGCCCCAGGTATGGGTAAGAGCTCTGCTATCGAGAAGTTCTGTTCTGACCTCATCGCTGAAGATCCAGGTACAGTAGTTATCATGTGGCCGACCTCAGAGATCGAGGCTGATGATATCGCCAAGCTCCTGTCTACTAACAGCAAGTACACTGCGGATTGCACCCGCATGATCCTCGTCATCGAGGACATCGGTGGAGGCGACAGCGAGCGTCATCGCTCTAACTCGGGTGTTGACTCGGGAATGTTGAACCTCCTTGATGGCGTTGGGGTTGTATTCAGCCTCCCTACGTTCATTGTAGCTACTACTAACCATCCACAGAGCCTGTTGGCATCTCTCGCAGATCGCCCAGGTCGCTTTGACCTCATGTTGAAGCTCGCTCCTCCGAGTCATGACGAGAAGATCAGCCTGATGACATTCATCAGCAAGCGTGATCTCACTGAAGACGAGAAGGAATGCCTTGGCACAAAGGGAACTGAAGAGTTCTCGGTTGCCCACTTGGAAGAGATCGCTGTCCGTGCAGAGCTCGATGACAAGACCTATATGCAGGTTGTGAAAGAGATCGTCGAACACTCTAAGCTCTTCAAGCGTGACTTCGAAGAGAAAGCAAAAGGCCGCTTGGGTCTTGGCTTCGGCGGAGACGATGACTAGAAATTTCTGGCACTACGGTCCTAACAATGACTTCTGGGCGGAGCATAACCCTCCGCAGGGAAGTACTTGGATGTATACGTTTGATGACCATGAAATTATTAGAGAGACTCGAAACCTTCTATATCTGCTACACCTTTTAAAGGTTGTTGAGTGCGACTATGTATATGAAGGTCTGGATGGAATAAGGATATGTGGCAACCGATAGAAGGCTTTGACGGTAACCTTTATTATCGTTACTTCCATCATTTAGGCGACCTCGATCCGTCAGATAAAGTCTTAGAGGATGTATTTAAGCGACATCTTCTTTTAGAGATGCTTGATTACCTTAAAGTCCTGACCTATGTTAAAGACTACGACGGTTGTTACGAGATCATTCTCAAGGCGAGACTATGAAGTGGTCAGACTACTACAAGATAGTTCAGATAGATATTCCACAAGAAGAGTGGAATGATGATATATTCAGTGATGACTATGCTTGGTGGAAGTTTGAGCTACATGATCCAGATGGAAGAGTAGTCGGCACATACAGAGACTATAAATACGCTAAGAAACAAGCAAAGTATAAATTCAAGACAATTATGGCAAAAGTTGAAAGACTTTTATTAGCCTAAAATACAGGGATGAAGCGCGTCCACCCGCTTCCTGTACTAAATTTACGGTGGAATGGCCTACACGAGTAGCATGCTGTAGAGTAGGACCAAACCATATAGGCATGTCGGGAAACCACCGGTAAACTAGCTGGAGCAGTCTGAACGGCTGGGGAATTATGGCGTACTTGTTAAAAGATGAATGGGTTGACTGGTGCGGGGGCGATGACATCAAACCCGCTATTCCTTAACCCTCTAAAGATGATTCGTATAATGATATTTCAAATGTCCGCTAAATTAAAACAGGAGTAATGAATGGCTAATTTCTCGACTAAAAAGTACACTCGTCCGGTGCTTGCTAAAGAACTTCGCAAATTGGGTGCGAACAACTTCTCTAGCTTTAACACACTGGCAACTGCACTTAGCCCGCGCGTAGGATTGCGCAGTGCTAAAGTTGCTGCATTGAAGTCCGTGGTTGGTGTTAGCAATCTTCGTGACGTATTCAAATACGCTGAAGGTTCGGATGCAAAAAGCATCCTCATCTCTCTGGTTCGTAACGCTTAATCAATTTTTAGACAGAAGCTTAATAATGGCGGCAAAAGCTTTGGAGGACCGCACTGTCTAATCTTTCTTTACATCTAGCTGAACGATGGGCGCCTGAGCATCCAAGACGGATTTCTCAGGCGTTTTGCTTTCATCTACGAACAGATGTGGATCAGCTACTTCTTTCTTGATCTCGTTGAATTCTAGCTTAGGAATACGAGTGCGGCTCGTACGCTCATACAAGCTCTTCACTAAGTCCTTCATCTCTTTAACATCTACTTCTTTACGCATAGCTACTTGGCGAGCCTTACGTAAGTTACCACGTTTCTTAGGTTCTAAGATGCGATCGGCGAGACCTAATGACACTGCTTCGCCGGCCGTCAGGTACACGTCCCGTTGACAGATGTCTAACCAGAACTCCTTGGGCATACGAGAGTTGGCTTCATAGATACCACAGAGTTGGTCCATGAGTCGCATGTTCTCAGCAGCGTCGATCTTAATGTCAGTGTGTTTTCCACCGCCACCAGAAGTAAGTTCATGAACCATTACAACGGTGTTAGCATGCAGATTACGCTCGTCACAGACAGACATTATAAAAGTGGCCGAGGACATGATAGGACCGCTTCCGAAGAAGCGAACCTGACAAGGGCATGCCAAGATCTCGTCGTGCAACCGGAGCATCGCGTACGTGTCTCCACCATACGAAGACATGTGTAGTTCAATAGGTTTATTAGGTGCATCCGAAGCCATTCTATGCATGGCTCTAACAGCCATCTCTACCGAGGCTAAAGTAAAGTCGGTGGCTTCAGTGGACTCTGCTGTATCTAAGTTAACACCAAAGTAGATTCGGCGATTTTTTACATCGACTCCGTATGCCAGATTATCTGTTAGCTCAGTGATTGCAGCCATAAATAACTAGTTCCTCTGATAAGATAGACTTAGGTATTTACATTATACCTGACAAGGGATTGCATGACAAAAGAGGAATTGGTCCATATCACACTGAAGTCACTCTGCGAGTCACTCAAGACTACTCCAGAGAACTTTCGTCTTGAGGATCCTAGCACTGGCAGTAACGGATTTCCCGGACCAACTGTGATCTGGCAATTCAAGGTCGAAGTCGAAGCGAATAAGTTCATATCTGATCCGCTTAATTCAACTAAGACTATCATAGTGAGCTATAACTCTATTGCGCGACAGCTAACCTGTCAGATTTATAATAAAGAAATCAACACTATGAGCTACTCCGGCCACGCTGATACGTCTGCCGTCGTACAATATCACCAGCATCTTCCCCTGTCTTTCAATAGATCCTATCGCATGTTCATGCGCTTGCGAAGAGATTTAATCGCTCGCAAGAACGAAAAAGAATACCTCGACTACATGAAGAAGCTAAACGCTATCTTCCCCACGACTGGTACCGACGAACTGTTCAAATAGAGCTACAGTTTTGGTACGTATAATCCGATATTAGATGGTCCTGTAAACGGAGGATTTAGATGTCGGATAACACCAAAGTGAAATCTCGTAAGAAGGTAGAAACCGTAGCAGAATATCTTGCTCGCGGCGGATCTATCCAGTTTGTTCCGGCGTCCTCTAAAGAGAAGCAACCAGATGTTACACGTAAGACAACCAATGGTGGTCCTGCTGTATTTCTGACTCTTGAGGAAGCAGATCTGTTCTTCGGTGAAACGAAGAAGCTGAAAACGAAGAAAGCCAAGTCGTCGTTCAGCATTGATCTCAATGCGCTTCCTCCTGCTTTACGGGAGAAGATACTGGCGAAAATTAGAGAGGAAACTGATGGCGAAGATTACGAAGAAGAACTTGAAGAAACCGAAGACGAATCCACCAGCGGCGGAGGTTCCACCCGCAAAGGTTGAGGAAGTCCTTCCCAAGCCGCGGCAACAACTTGATCCTGGCATGGTGAGTATCGCTATTAGCGAGTCTGACCTGCTTACGTTTGCTAACCTTATGTCGATCGTGACTAAGACATTTGAGAGTCTTGCTATGGAAGCTGCAACTAAAGATGATGCACCGACATTCAAGATCTTGCAAGCACGCTGGCAACTTAGTAATGCTTTTGCGACTAAGCTAGCGGATTGTGTAAAAATGCCTGAACCGCTGTCGAGAGACGTGCACTAATTCTGAAATTATATTAAAATAACGAAACATCTCTTTGGAGGAGATTAGATGAAACCTAGTAACATTTTCGCAGTATTGGATCTGGCATATAAGTCACGCCTTATGGGCAAAACAATCAACCCTATCTTCACCGGCGAAGCTGGTCTCGGTAAATCTGAGATCACCCAAGCATGGGTGAAAAAAGAGCAGAAGCGTAATCCGAACTTCGGATTCATCGATCTTCGTATCGCATACATGGAGGCACCGGATTTGATCGGGTTCCCTTCAGAAGGCGTTGACGTGAACGGTCTTGCTCGTACGAAGCATTTGCTCCCTGAATTCTGGCCAACTGAAGGTGAAGGCTTGATCCTTCTTGAAGAACCGAATCGTGGAACAACTGGCGTCATGAATTGTTTAATGCAGCTGTTGACCGATTTCAAAGTCCACAACTACACAGTTCCCGCAGGTTGGATGATTGCTTCATGTATCAACCCTGACTCGTCTGAGTACGATGTCAACACAATGGATGCTGCTCTTAAAGATCGTTTCGTTGAGTTCGAAGTTGAATTCGACCACGTTGCGTTCATCGATTTCATGGACGCTGCCAACTGGCATGATTCTGTCCAAATGTTCGTGTCTTCTGGTATCTGGACTTACAAGTCCACGAAAGAGATCGGTAAAGACGGCAAGTACATCTCTTCACGTACTTGGTCGAAAGTTAACGCTGCTGAGCTTGCTGGTGTCAATCAGAACCGCGCTCTTCACCGTTTGACTGTCTGCTCGATCCTCGGTAAAGACATCGGTAACGAATACCACAAGTTCTGCTACGACTCGGCTCCGGTTACTGCTCAGGATTTGTTGAAAGATCGTTCTGCAGCAATGAAGCGTCTCGTCTCTATGTCGGATCCACAGACATACCAAGGCGATATGATCGCTGCAACTGTTGAGTCCATCGAGAAATACTACGGTGGTTTGAAGAAAGATTGTAAGGCTGACCAGATCGACGAGGATATAATGGCAGAAGTTGCCAAGATCATCCCTGCCGATCACGCTGTAAACCTCATCAAACAATGTGGTTACAAGCAGTCGAAAGGTCAGATCACGAACTTCTTCAAAGAGTTCACTGGCCGCCATCCTGAACTGGTTAAAGTCCTTAAAGACAATATCAAAATCAGTCGTGCTACTGGCGTCGATAAAAAGACTAAGTAATAGCGACTATACCAACCTGGGTGTGACTCCTCCCTAGCACCCAGGTTGGTTCCTTTTCTTTAACCGGGGGCGACTCGTGCTGATACAATAGTAGTGTAACGAGGGAGACAATTATATGTCATCAAGAATTAGAGATCCTAAAGAGATTAAAAAGCAGATGGACAAAGAGTTCGTGCCAGTTGAGGAGAAATCCCAATGCTTGGCCACTACCATCTATGAGACTTCAAAAACGCACCCGTTCTTAGGATCGGTTCTGCAGTGCTTGACAATCTCCTATTCCCACCAACTTCCTACAGCCGGTATCATGTTCAATACAGATGCTAAGCGCTGGGATATGTTGGTAAATCCGTACTTCTTCTGTAAGAAATTGAACGCAGCTCAGCGTAAAGCCGTGTTTATTCATGAACTTTCTCACATCACACATAAGCATCCATTGCGCGTTCCGTTCATGAAGATCAGCGCTCGTAAGCGCATGCTCATGAACATCGCAGCTGATATGGCGATCAATCAATTCATTAAGGATCTTCCTGCTGGTTGCCCACAGTGTACTAAAGACGGTCAGCCTTGCCCCAATGAGCTTTGCCCAGGCCAGTGTATCGATGTAGCTCATTACCATGACGTAGATGAAAAGACTGGCACCAAGACTCCTTGGCAGACTGTTCAGACCATGGAACATTACTACGAGAAATTGATCAAGCGCTTTGAAGATCCAGAAGATGGCGATGGCGATGGCGAAGGTCAGGGCAATGCTGGTGGCGGAGCTGAGACTGGTGACCTTCCACAGACGATCGACGAACACATGTGGGATGGCGCTGGCGACGAAAAAGAGATGCTCGATGCTACTGAAGAGCTCGTAAAACGTGCAATGGTTAAAGCTCGTCTGTCATACGACGATCTCCCTGGTCACGTCAAAGATCTTCTTGAGGACATCAAGACTCGCCGTGCTGAGTTGAACTACAAAGCGTTGATCTTGATGGCGATGAAGAAACACGCCAACGGTCACAACCGCAAAGGCACGTGGATGCGCAAGAACAAGCGTCTGGGCTTCAAAGCTCCAGGCACTAAAGTAGGCGATCTGCCTAAGCTTGAGCTTCACCTCGATACGTCTGGTTCTATCAGCACTGAGGAGTTGAATGAATTCCTTGAGATCGTGGATCAGTTCTTGAAGGTTGGCGCACGAAAGTGTAACCTCTCGTTCTTCCACACTGATCTCTACGGACGTCAGCAGTACAAGATGGGCACGAAGATTGACAAATCTATGATTCAGTCTGGTGGTACAGATCTCACTAAGTCGCTTGAGGATGTATTTAAGCGCAAAGGTGATCTTAATATTTTTATTACCGATGGATGTTACAGTAAGGTTGACTGGGAGTCATGGCTTAGACCAGGTCAAAATCCTCCTCAAATACTATGGATTATCTCTAAGGGCGGAACAGAAGACCACCCAATGAAAAATTTGGGTGACACAGTAAAATGTCCTGATGGTAGTACAAGCCATAGAAAATAAACTGTTAATTTAATCGCCATATCTAGTATAATAGTTATATGAAAAATGGAGCTAAAGATCATACAGGTAAAAGATTTGGGCGTTTACTTACAATTAAGCGTCTTACAGGAAAAGAAAGTGGTTTGGACAAAACTGCTTATGAATGTAAATGCGATTGTGGTAATTCTCTTATTGTAAGAAGTTATGGACTAGTAACCGGTAATACCAAATCTTGTGGTTGTCTAAACTTAGAGAAGATACGTATAACACGCAATAAAAATCTCACTGGTCAAAAGCTTAATAGGCTTTTAGCATTAGAACGAATTCAACTCCCTAAAAGGGGAGTTGTTTATAGATGTTTGTGTGACTGTGGCAAAGAAACCACAATCAGAGCAGGTTCACTTACTTCAGGTAATGCTAAATCCTGTGGTTGTCTCAACTTAGAAAAAATCATAGCTCGTAACCATGACCCAGAACTTATCTTAAAAAGGGTCACTAACTGTTCTAATATCTATGAAGTTGAACATTGGAAGACACTAGATATTCTTAAATGTAAAGGAAAATGGGAGCGCAATGTAGTTAACTACTTAAATACTAATAAGGTAGATTTTGACTGGCAAGTTCCTTTTAATCTTTCTGATGGTCGAACTTATATAATTGACTTCTATGATAGAAGTAGAGACCACTACGTTGAGATAAAAGGTTGGTGGCAAGATGACGCCAAAGTTAAGTATGAATTACTTAAGCAAGACTATCCTTCTATCAATGTAGAAGTTTGGAGTTTAGAAGAACTAAAGGGTCGCAATATACCGATTCGATAATTTTCTAATCTTGGGAGTGAATATGCTGAAAATACAGGAATTCAAAGTTAATAAGAGTCTAGCATATCTTATTCAACAGGTTACAAAAGATTCAACTCAAGAGATTCTTGGGTACTTCTACGGCATATCATCTTTTGTTATCGATGATGTCTACAAGAAATCTAAAGCTAACTACGTCAACAAAGATATAGTTCTGTTCTATAAAGATACTGCAATCTCATTTAGGTTGAGAATCTACTGTGGTGGTATTCCGGCTGGTGCCTCACACGAGAGAAAGCGGCAGACAATAGCTGTTAGCTTCCCTAACTCTGAAGAGAACCAAAACATCACAGACCTTATGACTAAGGTAGTAGAGAGTGGTCTTGGGTTAATTGAAGAAGAAATGCCTCTCTTTCAAAAACCAGAATTAAAAACCCCGGCATGTTTACGTAAGATAAGGATCGCACAAAATGAGCAGCGAGACAAAAAGTCCAGCACTTAATCTATATGGAATCCTTGACAACGAGCTGGAGCGCATGCACGCGCTGATGCATGTCTATATGCAGAAGCCTAAAGAAGATCACTATGCTCGTAGCTCTACTATGTCTCCATACAAGCCTACTGGAGAGATGAGTACTATATTCGCCCGCATCGTTGAGATGCAAGATGTCCTGATCGCTGCACTGAAAGCTCATGATACACTGATTCAAGAGAAGGTCGCTGAACTAGCTCTAACTGGTACAAAAGAGAACTAAGATGGCTATCGGTGACCGAGATTTACGCAAACTTGTAGAAGGTCTTAGAGATGCTGCCGATGAGTTTACCTCAGAGATAGAAAATCTAGAAGACCAAGTCACTAAGCTTGAAGCTGAAAACAAAGAGCTTACTGACGAATGCGATGGACTCATTGACCAAGTTAAGGTCTATGAAGATCGCATTAAAGAACTAGAAGAAGCTTTAGCCGAAGCCTATTTGACAAGCGAGCGCGTAGATGAATTTCAACGAGAAACAACTGTCATTCCGACCGGACACCGGCCTGATGTACTTGATACAACAGGTAACAAAGCAGCCGACTGACGAGATCATCGGTTTCTTCTATGACTTCTGTAAGGAAGTATTCTTAGTTGGTGCTAAGAATATGATTGGGCAGAGCATGCGGAAAGAGATTAAGTTTCTTTACCCAGGTACAGCTATTCCCGTTAAGATCCTAGTGAAGGGTCAGAAGACTCAGCACACCTGGAATCCACAGACACGTCAGTATGTTACTGCGCCCTCTATCTCAGGTATCGCTGAAGCCACATTCCCTGAGAACTCCTCGTTCATGGACACAGACAAGATCGTAGAGATGATCGTTGAGAAGCAGCTTCTCGGTGGATCCACTTTGCCTGACTTTGAAGCTCCACCAACTCGCACACCTAAGATGTATAAAGACCTCATCAAACAAGTTTTGAAAGGTCCAAAGAAAGATGAATAGACTATTCGCTATTGCAGACATCCATGGACGCCTAGATCTCCTGAAGAAACTCTGGAACGATCTTCTTACTAACCACGCATTAGACCTCACATCGGATAAGGTCATCTTCACTGGTGACTATGTTGACCGAGGACCTGAGTCTTATGGAGTTGTAGCTTTCCTTAAAGACTTACAAGAGACACATCCAAACAACGTTATCTGCTTGGCGGGCAACCACGAGTGGATCGCCATCATGTACTATGCTAGAGGTAAGAATGCTAGCGATACTGACCTGTGGTTTAGGAATGGTGGGATTCAGACTATCGAGTCTTATCAGTACATGGGCTACAGCGACATGATCAACGACCATGTAGTGTGGCTCTCTAAGCTCCCACTAAAACATGAAGAGCGAAACTACTTTATAAGTCATGCACCAGCACCAGCTGAGTGGGCTCGCAACATCTTAGATAGAGGTCAGCCAGAATTTAGCCCAGATGAACTTATGTGGACCTATCACTCAGATGAAAAAGGTGTTGCACGCAACCATGGCAACGGAATCATAGGTGTATCAGGACACATACACCAACTACGTAAAGGCATTATGGCACCTAGATTCTACGATCATCATTACTATTTGGACTCAGGATGCGGATGCTCACCTAAGGCGCCACTTTGTGCTGTCAATTTAGATACAAAAGAAGTTATTTATGCTTGGCCATAAAATTTGTAATAAATGCAAGTTAAGCAAACCAAACAACGAATTCTCTAAAAGAGGTAAGAATTCAAATTTGCTGCAATCTTCATGTAAAATCTGTGTTGCAGCTAGAGTGAGAAAAAACTATAAAGACTATTATTCTGTAAGAGCAAAAGAGTTATATAAGCAGAATCCGAGAAAAGGAGATAACGCTCGATTCAAGAGATTGTATGGGATCTCTTTATCTCAATATAATGAAATGCTAATAAAGCAAAATTATGTATGCGCTGTGTGTTTAAGACCAGAGACTTCTACTCATAAAAATGGAACCGTTAAACAATTAGCCGTTGACCATTGCCATAAGACTAATAAAATTAGAGGCTTACTGTGTGATGCGTGTAATAGGGCAGAAGGTTATCTTAGAAGTGATCCTGAAGTTATTAGACGCCTAGCCGAATATGTTGAGAAGCATAGTGCGGTAGAATAGTATCATGAGTGAATTCACTGAAGTTCTCGAAAAGAAATGTCCTCGCTGTGGTGGCGCCTCTGCCTCTAAGGGAAACCCTAGTGGCCGCTGCTCAGCTTGCTTAAAGAAACTTGCCGCTGCTAAGAAGAAGCCAGGTTCTTCACAACGTGCTCAGACTAAAGCTGATGACGCTCTTCGCCGCCAAAAGGGCAAGAACGGTACGGCTTCTAAGAAGTCATCAGGACTTGGTTCACGTAAGAGCATCGTGAAGCAGATTCAAACTGCTGAGAAGAAGACCGGCGAGAAACTCTCTCCAGATCGTAAAGATAACAGCAAGGGCTACGCAGCATCTAACACCCGTGCAGTCCCTGAGAAGCTTAACCGTGGTCGTCATCATGTTGACCCTAAGAAGCTTCGCGCCTGGAAGAAACGCCTCAAGAAGAACGACATCACTGTAGATGAACTCTACACTCTGATGAAGGCGAAGTTCCAAGATGACGCTCAGCTCTCTGACCTCATCAAGTCCCTATCTCCTCAAGGTCTCTCTGACTTTATTGAGCTGTTTGATCGCGACCAGGAGAGTGAAGACCCAAAGTCTGATGGCTTGGAAAAAGGTGCTATGCGTCGCCTTGCCCCCAAGCCTGTAAACCCAATCAAGAATGAAGATGACTTTTTTCCTAGAAGTGCTAGTACATTAGAGCATAATCCTCGTACTAATGATCCATCAGAGGAAAAGCGAACACAGTTAGCGGCAGTTAAATATTTTAATGGCCAACCAGACGCTAAGAGCCATTTTCAGACACGCACCAACTCTGCTACTGGTAAGCCAGAGCTTCATTTGAAGCTTCATCGCGGCATGAACTATGATGAAGCGGCCTCTGAAGAAAACTACGGTCCTGACTGGAAAGATTCTCTCTTTGAAGTTAAAGATGGAAAAGTAGGTCACAAAGGCGAAGGCTGGTGGACTAACGAGGATGCAGCTAAGACGTACGGCGATCTTCACTCTGCATGGGTTCCAGTATCTCACATTCAGACTATAGGATCTAGACTCCCAGGTCAGAGTAATAATTCAGGCTCAAATAAACAAATGCGCGAACTGGCTTCGCACCACGCAGCACCTGATCACATGCATTTTACTGTTAAGCCTGGAATGTATGATTACGCAAACCCAGTTAAGCCTCAAGAAGCACCTAAAATAGAACCAGAAGAGACATAGAATAATCTGATTGTAGAATGCCTTCAACAGGAGGCATTCAATGGAATTAGTACTTATTTTGGCCGGTGCATTCGGCTTTATTTCGATCGTCGCTTACTTCAAAGAACGTGCAGTTAAGATTCAGAATGCTCGCGAAGCAGAATTTCAAGCTCAGCAGCAAGCTCAGCAGCAAGCTCAGCAGCCTTTAACGACTCCTGTACTTCCAGTCGGCGCAGACGTATATCAGATCCGTAAAGACGCATCAGTCAATAACGCAAACAACCAACAAGAACTTCACGACCACGATAGTGGTGGAAGCTTCGCTACATCAGCTGTTATCGGTGCTCTTACCGGTTCTCCTGTAGCAGGCGGACTTATCGGTGGAGACTTTTTAGGCGCTCTTGTAGGTTCTGAGCTTGCTGAGTCAAGCCACACAGAACACAACATCGACCCTACTCCAGATACAACTGATTCAAACGACAGCGACGATTCATCGGATGATAGCTCTGACGACAGCTCTTCTAGCGATGATTCATCTTCATCAGACGATAGTTCGAGCTATGACAGTGGATCGTCTGACTCTTCTGGTGGGAGTGACTGGTAATGTTAACCCTAATCATCCTCGGATTCGTACTGTTTATCGTAGGTGTCGCAGTAACGATGTTTCACGACGCCTTGAAGGTAGCAAAACAGAAACAGGCTGATCAGCGTGCGGCATTGAGAAACTCACGTCCGCCTAAGTCTGTACCAGCTCCTCCGCAAACGGCTCGTCAGAAGGCTCAGTCTCTTGCTGAGTTATTCGAACAGTCGAAAACGACCACTAAAACTACAACAAAGAAAGCTAATTCAAAAGCAACCTTTAAAATCGACGCTAATGATGCAGTCGATATGTCCCTTGAAGATCTGATCAAGCAGGTCGAGAGTATGAAGAAGAACAGATGAAAGTAATCAGAGCTACACGATCAGTATTCTTTGACGTTGACGACACACTAGTGATCTGGGACTGGAAAGCAGTAAACCCAAGCGGTGTCGGTCTTATATCAATAGTCAACCCTGATGGCGCCTGCTCTGAGCTCGTTCTTCCTCACCTTAGACACATAGAGTTGATGAGACGGTTTAAAGCCCGCGGACATACGGTTGTAGTCTGGAGTCAGGGTGGACACGAGTGGGCTGAGTCTGTAGTTAAGACGCTCGGCATTGAGAATCTGGTTGATCTAGTTATGGATAAGCCTAATTGGTATGTTGACGACTTACATGCAACGGCCTGGATGAAAGCTCCTATCTTTCTAGACATCAATGATCCTGCTAAAGATAGCAGATGGGGTATTCCAAGTGATATCAAACCTGAAGGTAAGTGACGGAGATTTCTTAGTGATGACGCTTACTGCACCAGAAGGCGGAGCAGTAAGTCAAAGCTATATAGAGAACATGCGCCGTAAATTAGAAATATGGCTTAAGACTAAGGGTTTACAAAATGTCGAGATCATGATTACTTCTGGTGTTGATATAAACATTACGAAGATGACAGTAAACGACGTGTTTGAAGAAACCGTATTAAAAGGAGATAACAATGGATAAGTTAATAGCTGCAATGTTCGCGATTCTTGGTATCATGGTGGTATTCACCCTTATCAGCCTCATCATGATTAAGATTGGCTGGGCACTATTTATGGTTCCAGTGTTTCACCTTGCAGACCTTAGCTGGTTGGAAGCATTTGGGTTTGCATTGTTAGCTTCTGCATTTAGGGGCACTGGTTCTGTAAGTAAGAAGGATTAAATGAAAACAGTTCAAGAAGTACAAGCGATGCTTGACGAGAGTGTAAATACTCTACTTGGTCAACATCGTGGTCGTGTTGAGATCACAGAGATAAATCGTGGCGACAATGCTGAACATTACTTCGTTATCGCTTATGTAAAGATGATCGGCGGATGTCGAGGTTGTGCTGGCGCTAAGTACACGCTCAACATGCTGGTGAAGAACCACATCATGAACTTTGATCCATCTATCAATCATGTGGTTGATATCACGGATCACACAGATAAGACGAACGCTTACTATAAGGAATAATATGTCGGCACCAAAGCAGGTCATCATCTTACGTAAAGATCTAAACATGCGCAAGGGCAAGATGGTTGCTCAAGGTGCTCATGCATCAATGGCAGTTATTGTTAATCTTTTGGAGTCGCGTTCTATTCCTAGTGATCCAGATACAGATTTCGCAGATGAGGGTGGCTTATTCCTAAGTGCAGATACTCTTGGTTTCAAGCGCATTCAAGAGTGGCTTGACGGCAAGTTCACAAAGATCTGCGTATCAGTAGATTCTGAAGAAGAGCTTCGCGACATCTTTAATAAGGCGCAAGCTGCTGGGATTCTCTGCTCTCTAATTCAAGATGCAGGACTTACAGAGTTCGATGGTGTTCCAACATATACTGCTGTAGCTATTGGACCTGACTATCCCGAAGTCATCGATCCTCTTACAAAACACTTAAAGTTGTTATGAGCTTCGGTCCTCGTAATGACGACGCGTTTCGTGATTTCTTTATGAAGAAACAACTGTTACATTTCTTAATGCGGTCTGGATTCTTAAAGGGTGACACTGCTTGGCGGACACTCAAAGCAATCAATCGCGCTAATCCTGAATTGAGAGCAAGACAGAAATACTAGGGAGTTTTATGAACATCTTTGTTGTAAGTGAAGACACAATGGAATGTGCAAAAGCACTTGACGATCTACGTCTCAACAAGATGATTATCGAGACCGCACAGTTGCTTAGCACAGCGATGCGTGTTCAAGGATACACTGGAAATGATATCTATAAGTCTACGCATGTAAATCATCCTTGCGCTGTGTGGGTTCGCGAGTCTAGTGAGAATTATCGATGGACACTTCTCTACATGTCTGATCTCGTAGAGGAACGTCATAATCGTACTGGCAAAGGACATAAATCATACGACATCTTCAACACTCTCTGTGGTGGTACAAAGCTCATGCCTCCAGGTCAAATTACCCCGTTTGCAAACTGCAGTACCTACAAAAACACAGGTATATTCGATGCTTATAAGCTAACTCTTCGAGACAAGTGGAACCACGACAAGCGTCCTCCCAAGTGGACTAACCGGCAGAAACCGAGCTGGGCATGAGGGGTGGAATAGTTAACTCTCAAAAAATTATTGCCTATAAAGCCCTCATGTACACACTGTTCAAACTCAAGGTTATATCCTGGGATGACTTTGTGACCTATTGCGACATTACCGTCCATATAAATCCACTAATAAGCGCAAACAAATTATTTGTTGATAAATTCACTTCTTAATCTAAATCTTGTGGTATGCTAGACCTTATGAAAGCATTCGCTCATACATCATATTTGAGATCAAATTTATCGCGTTCTGCGATTAATGATTTTTCGTATTTTAGTTGCTTTAATAGCTAAACTAATACGTAAGTCCGCGAGACGTTAAATCCAAACATTCATTATAATTCATTGACGTGTAGCTCAGTTGGTAGAGCAAACCGCTGTTAACGGTTAGGTCACAGGTTCGAACCCTGTCTCGTCAGCCATCCCATTTAAGCCAATCTAGTGAAAGTGTCGCTCTGAAGAAGCGAAGAGGTCCGGGCGGAACGGACAGGTGGGACCAAACTTTACTTAGGGGATTCTGAAACTAAAATTTTATGATCTAAAGAGGAGCGACAGGTTATCGCTCGACCAATGCAATGTTGGAGAGAAGAACGTCGGAGCTACATAGAGTAACATAGTGGTTAACGGCCACCTACCGTAAGGTAAGTCACGGCATCAGAGACGAGTCGTTGGGTAAATCTAACGGGTGAAACGGGCGACAGGGTATGTGTAGCAACTATAAATAGGACTGCGATGAGGCTACTCGCTTAGCAGTCGGGTTATGGGCAAAGAATGTTATGGCAACATAACATCAAGACAGATGATAACACAAAGATAGAACTCCGCGTATAGTCGCTCCTCTTTAGATCGCTTTATGGGAATTTATGAAGAAGTGTAGTATTGAAGGCTGTGAGAGAAAACATAAGGGTAAAGGGTTTTGTCAAAACCATTATATTAAGTGGAAGTATGACTCAGATCCTGTTTATAGACAAAAGAGAATTTTGAGTTCAGCCAAACGCAAAACTGAATCTTTAAAAGATCCGAATGTTAAAGCTAGACATAATGCTCAAAATCTAAAAAACATGAAAAAGCGTTATAACAATAACGAAGAATATAGAGCAGCAGAGCAAGAAAGAACTAAACTCTTCAGAAGAGAGAAATACAGAACCAACGAAGAATTTAGACAGAAAGAGTCCATCGATGCTACACAGAGAAGAAAGTTGATTAAGTTGCAAACTCCAAAATGGGTCAATATGGACGACATTAAGCAGATTTATAAAGATCGTCCTGAAGGGCACCATGTGGACCATATAGTCCCATTACAGGGTGATAACGTAAGTGGACTACATGTGCCCTGGAATTTACAACATTTACCTAGGGAAGAGAACTTAAAGAAGTCGAATAAATTTTAACGGAAGGTTGGCAGAGATAGATTATTGCGCCAGGCTTGAACCCTGGTAAACCCACTAACACTGGGTTTCATCCGTGCGAATCGGATACCTTCCTCCAAGAGTGATGTCCCCGCAAGCTGTCTGTAAAACAGTTGTCATAAAACATGTGGGAAGGCGACGAATGGTGCGATTCCTTCATCACTCACCATGCTTGACTACCCCAACTGGCAGAGGCAGCAGACTTAAACCCTGCACAGTGTGAGTTCAAGTCTCACCTCGAGTACCAGTTTTATGGACCTACCAAAGGAAGGTCGCTGGACTTCTAATCTAGCTAACGAGGTTCGACTCCTCATAGGTCTACCATGGAGAGTAAACCGGCGAAGCGCTGGGTTTGCCTGCTAAGCAACACGGACCTTTCGAGGTTTACGGTGCAAGTCCGTTGCTCTCCTCCACTCTTGTCCCTCTAACATAAAATTAATGTTCTGGCTTGCAAACCCAGATAACGCGGAGAATTACCGCGGTGGGACTCCATTCTTTTAATCTGTAAAATCCAATCACACAACTCATCACAAAGGATTTTATATGGCTATCTGTCAAGTAAAAGTTAATATCGTTCAGGCCTACCTTAAAGGCATCATTAGTAAGCACGGGAAAGCTAAACCAGGAATGAACAAGATTGCATCTTCTTGCAACATGACTATTCAAGAGGCGTCTGATTGCTGTGACTATATTGCCGCTCAAGGTCTATTATCTAGAACATACGAATCTATGGTCGCCTTCTATACTGAACATCTTCCACCTGCTGAACAGAAGCGAGTGACATGGACTGTTTGGAGATAGTAGAACCTGTCCTGATTGTAATTAAATTTGAACGCTAACGCCTTTTCATACAAAGGAGTTTTATAGATGGACGCACGAGTTAAATTGATTGGTCTCGCCGTAGGCGGATTGGTCGCAGTTCTTATCCTGGCAACGGTCGGACGTGAAGTGTTCACGACGAATGACCAAGGCTATTATCAGATTAAACAGGCAGCTGTTACTGGTGATGTAACTGTTCACAATGAGTCAGGTACGTATCTGAAGCTCTTCGGTAACGTAACAACTTACCACGTGTCGGACATGTACTACTTCTCGAAGTCAGATCTTGACGGCGGCAAAGGTGCTGAGTCAGACACGATCGACATTCGCTTCAACGACGGCGGTACTGCGAAGGTGTCTGGCGGCATCAAATTCCGTCTACCTTCTGACCCTGAGACTCAGAAGCTCCTGCATAAAGACTTCAAGTCTTACGAGCGCGTCAAGCACGATCTGATTCGTCAGACTGTTGCTGAAGCCTTGATGCAGACGGCTACTCTGATGCGCGCTGAAGAGTCGTACTCTACTCGTCGCTCTGAGTTCACTTCACTTGTGGAAGATCAAGTAAAGAACGGGATCTACGAGACTGAAGCTAAGGAATTCAAAGAGAAAGATGCAGACGGCAATGAGTTCGTGACTCGTGAAGTCAACATCAAGCTTGACAAAGCTGGACAGCCAGTTGTTCGCAAGATCTCTCCGCTCAAAGCTTATAACGTAACCATCATCCAGTTCGTTATCAAAGACATCGACTTCGACCAGACTATCGATGCTCTGATCCAGAAGAAAAAAGAAGCTGAGCAGATGAAAGTTGTCGCTAAAGCTAACGCTGAAAAAGCTAAGCAAGATGCGATCACTGCACGCGAACAAGGTAATGCTCAGATCGCGATTGAGAAAGCTAAGCAAGAAGTTGAGAAGATCAAAGAAGTCACTATCGCTCAGAAAGAGTTCGAAGTATCTCAGCTGAAACGCAAACAAGCTGAACAAGATGCTGCGGCTGAAGTAACGAACGGTAAAGCTCTTGCTGAAGTTAACCGCCTCAAAGTTCAAGCAGGTCTTACTCCCCTTGAGCGTGCGACGATCGACAAAGAGACTCGCATCGGTGTAGCACATGAGCTTGCTGGTGTTCAGTTCCCAGGCATGATGGTAATCGGCGGTGGATCTAACGGTCAATCGGCAATGAACCCCTTCGACGCAATCGGTCTTAAGTCCTTCATGGATTTGAACGATCGCATGAACAAAGATCAACCTGCTAAAGCTCCACGCACTAAAGTGCCTGCTGCAGCAAACAAGTCTGAAGACAACTAAGTATATCTTTGAAGGCATCACCTCCGGGTGGTGCCTTTTCTAGATAGACTTATTTAAGGAGAAAATATGATCGCATTAGTTGATATCGGTATCGGAGTATTGATCCTTGGCGTAGCTTCTCTCGTACTATACGTTGGTATCAAGTTGATTAAAGAAGCGGCAACACAGAAGAAAGACTAATATGAGCCTCGCTATTCAAGCAGCAGCGGCATTTGCAGCAGCAAAGCACAAAGACCAGAAATACGGGGAGAATTCTCCCTACACAGAGCATCTCGCTGCCGTAGCTGAAGTCTTGCGCCGCTTCAAGTTTGATAGCGAGGACCTTCAGGTCGCAGCCTGGTTGCATGATGTAGTCGAAGACACAGATGCAACAGTGTTCCAGATCGAGATTACATTCGGTAGGCATGTAGCAGATCTAGTTCACCGAGTAACAAACGAGCCTGGTAAGAACCGCAAAGAGCGTCACGAAAAGACCTACCCTAAGATTCAAGCCTCTAGAGAGGCTACGACCCTGAAGCTGGCTGACCGTATAGCAAACGTAGAACGGTCTGTACTAGATCAAGCGAAACAGCTTGACATGTACAAGAAAGAGTATCCGCACTTCAAGCTGATGCTCAAGAAAGACGGCGAGCACGATGCTATGTGGCGCCACTTAGATTTCTTACTGGGAGAGAACACATGATTAAGCTCATCAGCGACGGCGAAGAAGTAAGTTTTACGATAACCATCTTTCCAGATGGAACTTCCCAGGTCTGGAAGATTGATGAGTCAAAGATGGATCCGAACAGCGTCACATATATACTATGGCTGTTTGAGAATGAAGCTGAGTTAATCCAAGTATGCCAAGTGGCGCAGTTATGCTATGACGTTTTCGATACCAGTGTTGATCTTGTATGTCCTTATCTTCCTTACGCTCGTCAAGATAAGGAAGTAAACAATAAGTTGAGCTTCGCGCTCAAGACATTCACAGAGATCCTATATAACGCAGGTATCACGCGCATCGAGGCTTTTGACCCACACTCCAAGTCTGATCTCGTCTTTCCAATGGAGTCTACAACTCCCAAAGAGTTTCATCAGACTCTGTTTAACACCATCGGTTATGACTTTGTATGTTACCCAGACAAAGGCGCAGCTGAGCGCTACGCTAAGACCACTGGTAAGCAGTTCATCTGGTGCGAGAAGGTTCGCAACCAGCAGACGGGCGAGATCACTGGACTTAAAGTTAATACATCTCACCAGGATCTCTACGGCAAGAGTGTCCTAATCATCGACGACATCTGCGACGGCGGGATGACCTTCATCAAAGTAGCTGAAGCACTTAAAGAATATAAGACAGGACCAATCGACCTAGCAGTCTCACACGGACTATTCTCAAAAGGGAAGCAGGTATTATTTGATGCAGGGATCCGTGATATTCACACCACGAACTCTCTGCTCAGGAACCCGGAAGGATATAAAGTATGGTAACCCACAAGAAGATGAGTCTCTTTGACGCTCCTCGTGAGAGTGTAATCATTCATGCCTGCAACTCGCAGGGTGTCTGGGGTTCTGGCATTGCCAAGCCTTTCAAAGAGAAGTATCTTCAGAGCTTTCTCGACTACAAGATGTTCTGCGAGTCTGCTAACATGCAGCGTGGAACGGCTGTAGGTCTTGCTGGTCTATCATCGTTCCCTGAATCCGAAGCTCACTGGGTCGGCTGGATCGTTACATCTCATGACTACGGACCTAAGAAAGACGGCGTAGAAGAGATCAAGATCAATACAACTCTAGCTCTCCGTGATCTCTTACGTAAGATCTATCTCGCCCACCCAAGCGACACGTACCCACAGATCGACGTCTACTCTAATAAGTTTAACTCTGGTCTGTTCGCTGTACCTTGGAAAGACTCAGAACTTATCCTTGAAATCCTCTTAAAAGATTATCCAAGAATCAATTGGATCGTCTGCGATCCAGATATGGTGGAAGCGTGAGCGATACCATCGACCCTAAGAAGAAGAAACCAATTCACGTTGTGAAGAAGATCCCAGGGGTTGATATGTCTGTGGAGCACACTCTTGCGCAGGCTAAGGTTGATGCTCTCGCAGAACATTTTGATGATGGTACAACGTTCGACTACTCAGTAGAAGAAGACGAGGGCGAAGTCCGCTTCTACGTAACAGCTACATTTAACTTTTAAGGAGAAACATGATTAACGATAACGTATTACTTTGCACTGACGTATATAAGATGGGGCACATGGAGCAGTTCCCAGAGGGGATCACTAAGGCCTACGCCTATCTCGTTGCTCGCTCCGACAAGAAGATTCCGTTCACGCTCTTCAATGGGCTTCAGCCTATCTTGAAGAACTACTTGGCACAGAAGATCACTCACCCAATGGTGAACGAGTTCTTGCAGGTACGTGAATCGATTCTCGGACCTACCCCGCGCCACATCTTTGAAAAGATGCACGCATTGGCAGACCTTGGTTATATCCCCTTGGAGATCAAAGCTGTTCCAGAAGGAACTGTTCTGCCCGTTAAGAACGTTCTTCTCACGATGACCAATACTCATCCTGACTTCGCTTGGACAGTTGGCTTCTTTGAGTCGCTCGTTCTTAAAGTATGGAACCCGACAACTGTTGGTTCGTACTCTATGAAGTTGCGTAACCTTGTAGACACATACGCGGATGAAACTGTAGGCAACCGTCTCCACTGCGATTGGGCTGTCCATGACTTCGGATACCGTGGTTGCTCGTCTGAGGAGACTGCGGCTATCTCTGGTGCTGCTCACTTGATCAACTTCCGTGGAACAGATACCGTTCCGGCTGTTAAGTTCTTGATGGAGAACTACGCTGCGACTGGCCTTATCGGTGCTTCTGTCCCTGCATCTGAGCACTCAGTTATGTGTTCGTACGGTCAGGAACATGAGTTGAAGGCGTTTGAGCACATGCTCAACACTTACCCTACCGGCATCGTCTCTATCGTGTCTGATACCTATAACCTGTGGAATGTTCTTGAGAACTTCACTCAGGTACTTTACAAGCGCATCATGGCTCGTGACGGCAAAGTGGTATTCCGCCCGGACTCTGGTGACCCAGAGCTCATCATCTGTGGAAACCCGTCTGCTCCTGCTGGTTCTGCTGAGAACCTCGGTGCTATGCGTCTGTTGGCTCGCCAGTTCGGTACGACAACGAACGCATTAGGCTTCCAAGAATTGAATCCTAAAGTAGGCCTGATCTACGGCGACGGAATGTATTTTGACCGTTACGAGTGCATCCTCGCGCGTCTAAAGGGCATGGGATTTGCGTCTTCTAATCTCGTTATCGGTGTTGGTGGATTGCTGTTGCAATCGCACAGCCGTGACGACCAAGGCTTCGCTGTTAAGACCACTTACGTAGAAGTTAATGGAGAAGAGCGCGACATCGTTAAGGACCCTATTACTGACTCGGGCAAGAAATCGCACAAGGGTAGAATGCGTCTTGATTTCATCAACGGTCGTTACGTCACAACAGATCAAGTATCTGCTGCTGACGAAAAAGGTGGACTGCTTGAGCAGGTCTTCTTGAACGGTGTGTTGACTAACCAATCAACTCTGGATCAAGTGCGTGCTCGTGCTTATCCTGTAAAGGTGTAATATGGCGACCATCGTATATAAGACCCGTTCAAGCTCTCGTTATCTGGCAACCCGCACTGTCTGTTTGCCGGTGCCCTTGGTTGAGAACCTAGCTAAAGCAGATCTTGTTGATATTGAGATCGTTGCAAAGGAAGGGTACAGCATTCACATTACAGCTGAAGCCCCCATGATCACACAGTATGCCGTTAAAAAGACAGCAGCAAGCGATAACGAGTTCTACGTATTCAAGTACTAAGTTCCCGACCCCGGTTCCAAGCCGGGGCCTTTCTCACTGTATAATGCTTAGATGAGCTGGCGCAGTGATCGAACAGATAAATACAATAGATCAGAGCACAATGAGTACTGGCTACAGATTGTAGAGCAGGAGACTGATTGTTGGTATCCCTATTACTGGGATGACGAAGATCATAGTTGGTGGTCTTACTACGGTGAGCGCCCAGGCTATGTCGGTTCTATGGACGAATACCATCAAATGAAAGTGTTGACACTGCTTCGCAAGCTTAACATCAGAACAGCAAGTGGTCTTGCATACGAAAGAGGCTGGTAATGAAGAAACTACTTCTAGATCTAAAACCTACCCAGTTCTCTCTAGGATTCAAAGATGTTGATGACAAGATCGCCAAGGTAAAACGCGGAGAACATAACTCTGAGAAGAAAGTTCCAGTCATCGTAGGACCTGGTGGATTGATGTATCTAATCGACCACCATCACTATGTTAGAGCTATGTGGGAATGTGGCCACCGTCATGTAGTGGTTGAAGTAAAAGCCGACTACTCTAAGATGGGCAAGAAGAAATTCTGGGCAAAGATGAAGAAGATGAAGTATGTCTTCTTATATGACGCCTTCGGTAAAGGTCCCCATAGTCCGTATGATCTGCCTGCTGACATCCGCTGTATGTCTGATAACCCTTACCGTTCACTCGCTTGGATGGTACGTGAGTTGGGTGGCTTCGACAAGTCTACTATTCCTTTCGCAGAGTTCTACTGGGCACAGATGCTCAGGAAGAACATGAAATCCGTCGCTAATCCATTCTCTAGTGCCAGCATCGAAAAGGCACTCAAACTCTGCCGTGTAAAAGGCAAGAAACTTCCGGGATACAAGAAAGTATAAACACCCCATGAGCGATGCAATGTCTGACTACTGGAAAGAGAAGCGAGCTTACGAGAAGCAGAATCGCATCAAAATTCAACTATTGCGCTTACTATATAAACTCAACGTGCGCACTCGTGAAACCGACATGCGCATAGCTCTTGAGGAACTAAGATGATTATGGTCGATGAAGTATTTAACATTGTTGAAGAGAAAGATAACCACATTCCGCTGGTGTAACGGTAGCACAAGAGATTCCAAACCTCTTAGACCGGGTTCGATTCCTGGGCGGTTTGCCACACAAGTATAATCTCATTTTAAGAGAGGTTCCATGGTGTGGGCAGAAGATAAAATCATTATTGTTCTAGGTGAAGTGTTATCTGACTTAGCTAAAGGAGCAGATAACTTAGGTTTCTACGGAGGATATCGCGAATATAAGGTCCGCAAAGGTTCTTACTATGACGTGAAGATAGACTTTGAGCGTAACTCCATTGCTATGGAAATAGCTAACCTTAGTGGCGACAACTTTCACACCTCCATCTTCCCGTGGAAACACCGAAAAATCAAAAGATTAAGAAATGCTATTCGCTACTTAATAGACAACGCTGAAGCGATCACAATAGAACGAAAACAGAATGAGGCCATCATGAAGGCTTTTCCTAATAGAGTCAATGAGGCTTTCGAGGACGCTTTGTTAAAGAAATAAGTATAAGTTTCTATATTGGAGAAAAGCATGGCAAAGAAAAGCAAGAAAGAATCCGTTGCTCCCGCACAAGCTGCAGAGCAAGAAAATATCCCTACATCCCCAAAATCTGGACTCTCAGTCTCTGTTAACCTAGAGAAGGTTAAAGAGCACGGCTCAGATCGTCTTCGTGTAACTGTTAAGCTGTTGCAAGATGGCGAAGTTATCTCTGAAGATAGCAGCTACGTGAGGGTCTAATGCCCAAGAAAAAGAAGCTTCGTCCAATGGGTGACATCACCCTAGACCTTGAAGACATCATCATGGAGATGTGCTGCGACCACGATTTACAGTGGGGTGAAGTTCTTAACATTGTCCGCGGATACATGGAGATCCATCTTCCTGGAGCTCAGGAGAAGTATATTGCTGGTGGAAGCCCGATCTTCTACTATGGTCCTGCCCTGCCTGATGATAAACATAAACAGGAGGCTTGCGATGAAGATAGCAATGATGACTGACCCTGTTCTACGCAAGGTCACAGAGCCTGTTACTCGTGAAGAGTTAGATTACGTTAAGTCCCTAGTCCCAGAAATGATCACCACAATGAATGAGGCTGAAGGCGCAGGTCTTGCAGCAAATCAAGTAGGCATCTCTAAGCGATTCTTTATCTTGAAGAACTTAGAGACTGATGAATCTAAACTCTATATCAACCCTGAGATAACTGCGATAGGTGAGATGCTTCCATTCCAAGAAGGTTGCCTATCTATTCCTGGAACCTTCTCTGATACAGAGCGAGCTCAAGTCCTCACACTCAAGTATCTTGATGAGAACTTTGAAGAGCAAACGCAGGAGTATAAAGGGTTTACGGCTGCAGCGGTTCAACACGAGGTCGATCACCTCAACGGTAAACTATACATCGACCAACTGGGACCGGTGAAGAAGAACCTAGTTGTCAGCAAGCATAAGAAGTATCTAAAATTGCGCGGGAGAAGCAAATGACTATGGTGACTGCATTAACTTTCTATTTCCTTGGATTATTAACTGGTGCAGCTGGCGTAGTTGCGGCCATCATGTATATCGGCAGTCGCCCAGTTAAAAATAAGAGCGGTAAGCCAGCTGAGCCAAAGAAAGTTACTCGCTCTGAGATCGAGAAACGAATGAAGCGTGTCAAAGATTTGACCAATGAGCAGTTAGACCTTATCGGTCAACTGGATCAACCGCAGAAGAACGGTCTTGACGGTAAATACAAGAACTCTCTTAATTCTGCGATAAAAGAGATCGAACAAGAGAAGAGCGATCTTCTCAAAAGCATTCTTGCAGACGGACATGATCCTAAGATTACCACTATGGATCCAGCTGGCGTAGTCACTGAGATGTTCCTGTCTGACTTCATGGCTGAAATGGTACTTGTTGCACCTAAGCCTTCAGTACCTACTCCGCCTTCTAAATCTAGCGTCGTGGGTAAGTTTACTGTTCATAAGGGTGGCAAAGACGACGGTAGCGGAACCACTCACTAAGGAGTAAGCATGACAATTGTCATCAACGAGACCACCATGCTCCAGATGGACAAGATGCAATCTTGCATGATCATTACAGCTACAGAGAAAGAAAAGGTCCTAAAGACTTCTGACTTTCTTGGCTTATTTCCTCAGTACAAGACTATAGAAAAGCCTTACTACGAATTACAAATTAAGTATAGGACTACTGAGGATCGCGGGGCTCGGCTATGGAAATGTAGCCACAGTGATCACGCTACACTCGCCAAGCTTGCAAAGTCTGTGATCGCTCAGGTACAAAAGTATGACGATAAATATATCGATACTGCATTCGAAGATGTAGTCTTGAAAGGTAAGTAAATGGTAATCGTTACTCAGAACCAATATATCCTGGCCCACAAGATCAGCCATATCACTATGGATGAACAAGTTCAACACCATGAAGTACGTTCGACTAGCGGTCGCTATCGCACCGTCGTTGATAAGTACTTCCAGATCACTGTTATCTATATCCCTGAGCAGACTCAGGCTAACTCGTCAAATGGACGTGAGCCTGAACAAAAAGAATGCTCAGTTATTATCCGTGGCGCGGCTAGCGCACACAAAGTCTTTGCAAATCTGATTCAACAGATTCGTGAACAAATGCCCGATCAGTTGTATCTGGATACAGCACTCGAGCGTATGCTCGCTGGCGTTAACATGGAAGAACTTGTTGAGAAGCAAGAAAAAGACGAAGACTGCTGGGAAGAAGACATTAAGGCAGTTCAGTTGAAAGCTACTTCGGTCGGCAAGGCCAAGAAGAAGCGCCTGCCGATTAAGAAAGTAAAACGTTTGCGTAAGTAACATTTAGTGGAGGCACTATGACCGAAGCACAAAAGAAGTTCGTTGCTCTTGAGAAACAAAAGGCTGAAGTTAAGAAGTTCTATGAGAACTTAAAGTTGGCTATTGAAGAAGTCAAAGCTGAAGTTGGCATTGACGGATTCTTCCAAGACGAAGAAGGAACAGTTTACAAGATCGTCGTTCCTGACGGCAAGTTTGTTACCTTCGACCATATCTCTTACGTTCGCACTCGTCGCACAGACGAGGCGCGCGGCGATCTATCCATTAAAGCCGCTGAAGCGGCTGGCTTCAATGTCCCAACTAAGTGATAGATACCCTCCCGGGTACGCCGAAGATGACGGCGTTCAGTATGAAGAAGCACTCGACGAGGCAGCGTTTATGCTACTCGTCGAGTTTCTATTTGATCTAGGTTGCATCTCCTCTAAAACTTGGGGTGCAGCAGAATACACGGACGATCCCAACTACTGTAAGTAAATCCGATCCAATAATTGATTGTAGGGAGAACTTATATGGGTGTATTTGACGATAAGAAGTTCGAAGAGTTAGATTGGATCTCGCAAGCGACCGAGCCAATGGATTCGCAGCTTAACGATGTTCTAGCTGCTTTACCAGATCAAGTAGAGATTACATTCGATCTCTTTTGTAAGTTCCTGGAAAGCTCATGCAGCCTCAATCTTACTGTTGACCGTGTAGTTAACATTCTCGCACACGAAGCTAAGATCTACATGAGCTATAGCAATCGTTCTGCGATAACCAACCTATTCAATTTCGAAATAGAAACTTACGGCGAAGGAATTGAGTTGGATTTCGAGAAAAAAGAGATCCGTGGCGGTAAGATCACACTCGTTAAGTTGGCAACAACTATGGACGAGAAGGTGCTCGAGGGTCTGCTGGGGAAAGAGGGATGCGACATGGTCTCCAACATGAGCCTATATACTGACAGCATTAACCGCTGCAACGACATCATGGAGTTGCTCGGCAACTGTAAAGACGGAATGAAGACTCGCTCTACATATAAGAAGCGCACATATTTATCTCGCCGTCTGAAACAACTCTTCAAAGACAATGAGTGGAAGATCAAGGATACAGAGTTAGCAAATAAAGTGGGTAGCTGGATCCGCGGTTACATCCAAGACGGAGACGCACGTGCCTATGCAAACTTCTGCCGCCTTAAAGTTATGACTCACAAAGGTGACCCAATCTATTCTATGGAGGAGATTAAGTGAAAGAGTTATTAGAAGTTGCAGAAACATTTGATCGTTCTCGTCCAGTATTTAGATTGACATTCTCATCGGATGGAGATAGTATTGATCTTAACGTCCATGAACCTGTTCATCCGTGGCGTCCGGTTGCCGAAGAAGGCAATGTAATCAATGAGATAGTCACGGACCGTTTCGCAGAGGTATTCGATCTGGGCACGAAAGAATTTCTCGTAGATGCCGACAAAATCGCTCAAGAGGCCATGGAAGTCGTCCGATCTTCTATCGGTCGGTTCATTGAGAAGAACATTGGAATGAAGAACCCGCGTCAATCTAAACTATACCGCTGGACCTACAGAGGTATGCCAAACACAACAGAGTTCAACGATACTCTGGTACTTGTGTATAAATACTTGCGTTCGTTCTCAGACGACGACATGCGTGCCGATATCGGTAGCAAAGCACACGTGGACAATGCAATCGCGCTACTAACAGCTATGGAGGAGAAATATAGTGAACAACGATAATTCTGATACCGAAGAGACGCTCATTGACCTCGGGGTAGAAGTCGAAGAGTCTGAAGAAGAAAATGACGAGAAGCCGGTTAAGAACTTTAACAAGTATGACCGCACCTTGACAAACGAAGACATTCTTAAGTACGAGCCTATGGTCGAAAAGTATATCCGCGATAACGTTGCTAAGAACTGGAACGAGGCGAACACCAAGAAAGGTCAAGGGGATAATTCCCTTGGAAACACTGGTATGTCCTTGAATGATATTCGCCAGCATCTTCGCACGGAAGTTTGTATTGCACTCTACAATTACAATCCTAACTACCGTACTAAAGAAGGTCGCTCTGTCAAGGAATCCACGTTTGTGTTCCAACACTTGTTTAATCGCACTGGTCAGATGATGAAGCGTCTCACCAAGAAGCGTTATGGATACGGTGTGTGGCACGCGAACATTGAGGAGACTTTGTGGGAGCATGATAGTGAAAAATAAAGTTTGTACAAAGTGCAAAACACCTAAACCTTTAAAGCTTTTTAATAAAAAGAAAAAAGCAAAAGATGGTTTAGAGCCTTCATGTCGCGAATGCACTTGTCAAACTTCGAAAAACTATCGTGAAAATAATCCAGAGTTTATTTCTAAGTTAAAAGCAAATTGGAAATCTTTAAATACCGTACAAGAAAAAAAGAAACAATAAAGGTCACCACTTAACTAAGTATTGGCCAGAATTATCTCCTAAAGAAGCTATCATGGCCTATGAACTATTGCTTCATTCTCAAGACAACAAATGCGGAGTCTGTGAAAGATATGCATCAGAGTTTAGTTCTAGGTTCCATGTTGATCATTGTCATACGACAGGTAAAGTGAGAGGGCTTTTATGTTTCAATTGCAACGTGATGATTGGCAACTCTAAAGAGAATATAAACACTCTTATCAGAGCTATTCAATATCTGGAGAAAGCATGAGCGATTTCTTAATCAACCCTAAGTTCTTTATTCCTCTTGTTCAAGATATCAAAAAGGGTGAAGCTCTATATAAAGAGCAACTGTCACATCTCGGCAGCGCTCTTCTGATGGATGACTACGATGCTAACGTAGAAGTGCGCAAAGGTTCTATAAACATAAACACCGGAGTTAAGTTTCCGTTTGGCACACTTATCTCTGGTTCATACGTAATGAGCATCGTTGCTAAACAGCTAGCTGGACTCATACTCACGTACGACGATATCGATCTATACTTCCAGACCAAAGAACTTGCTCAGGAGTTTGCTAAACTTAATGCCGCACACTTTGACTTTACTAATCCTATGTGCGCATACGGTCATCTAGGTTCACAGAAAGTAAACTTGATCTACGGAGTAGAGCACACTTCGCCTGCCCACCTTATCTCTCGTTTTGACATTCGCGCTTGCTCCATGGCGATCGATCCCAATCTAGGTGTTCTTTATGTAGTTGCAGGCTCTATGGAAGACTGCACTCAGAAGAAGATCTGCTTCAATCCCGTTCCACGTGGGGTTAGCATTCGTCGCCTCACTAAATACATCAAGAAGGGTTTTGAGATTGAGTCACACCAGAGTGTATTCTTCGTCGAGCTTCTTCGCTCAAACATTTACTCGGCTGAATTAGAACTAATGACCAAAGAGTATTAGTACAATCGCCTCCGTAAGGAGATCGCATGAAAGTATATAAAAATGTCTCGGAAGCCTATCTCGGTACCCTCGCGGATGTCTACTACAACCCTGACGTCAAGAGCGCGCCACGCGGGCAACCTTGCAGAGAAGTACTCGACTACTCATTCCGGGTTTTGGGACCTACTGATGATCCTATCGTTACTCGAGATCCAAAGCGCAACGAAACTATTGCTTCATACACCCGGAAAGAAGTGGAGCTATATGATTCCTGCACGAATTCTGCAGAGGATTTCGGACGAGCCTCAAAATTTTGGCTCAGTCTCGCTAACCCTGACGGCACTGTTAACAGCGCGTACGGCCATCTTATCTGGTCTAAAAAGTCAAGCGGATCTCATTTTGAGCGCCAAACAGTTGTCCACGAAGGTGTCTACGAAAACGGAGAAACTGCGCACTTCCTAGTAGAAGAAAACGTTATGCGCACTCCTTGGGAGTGGGCGAAGCAGTCTCTTCTTGCTGATAAAGATACTCGTCAGGCTATCCTACGTTTCTCTCTTCCAGAACATCAGTGGGTCGGCAATAAGGATCAGACTTGCACGATGCATGGCAACTTCTTGATCCGCAACGACCAGTTACATCTATCTGTCGTCATGCGCTCGAACGATCTCACTCTGGGTCTTGTATACGACCTTCCGTGGTTCTGCGGTCTCATGGATAAGATGGTTGCAGAACTTAAAGATGTGTATCCTAACCTCACTAAAGGACATTACACTCACACTGTGCACAGCTTACACATCTATGAGAAGAACGAAGAGATGGTAAAAAAGATGCTCGGTGAGGTGTGAGTATGTGGCCATTCGATAAAAAAGACGATCCAATAGATCAGCTTACAAAAGATCTAAACGATATGTTGAACCAGAATCAGCCGATTCCTGGCGGCAACAACAATAATATCGGTGGCCTTGGTATGCCGCAGCTTACAACTGGTACGAGTACTCTAACTGTGTCACAAATTACGACACTGCTTGGCCAGCTCATGCAGCCGTTGACTCCAGCAGAACAAGCTGAACTGGTTCAGCTAAGAGCCACTTCACTGTTTTAGAGATTAAGCCTGCACCTAGAGATAGAGCTAATCGACTTCAAGCTACAGATCCTTTCATTAAGATTCAAGACTCTAAGGGCAAGATCAAGACTTTATCGGTAGATAGCTTTCGCTATACTGCCCTGTATACTGTGCGTCCACGTACATACGGTGAGTTAAAAGATCCGAAATAATATATAATCCAGAGGTGATAAATGTCTGATCCAAATATGAACTTGCCAGTTAAGACCGGAGATGATTTCATTGGTGAATTAGAGACGATGGATCTCTCTTCCCTTAAATCAGAATCATTCCTCGTGGCTGTTAGCTCAGGCGATCGCTCTAAAGCTAAGTTCTTACCCTCTACGATCCGCGGCGTCTTCACATTTGAAGAGATGTGTGAGACTGTCGGCATCATGTGGAAAGATCACCAGCATCATGCTAAAGTTGTTATCTTGCAAAAAGATCTGGCTGCTGCTATGAAGATCTTGGACGAGAACACGGTTGATTATATCGAAGCTCACTTCCAAGACATCATTACTGAGTCGATGCTCGATGGCGTGTTTGACGACGTTAAGGATTACACTTGTCGTGCAGGTATTGCTGAAGACGACAACGAGAATAATCCTTTTGCTCAGAAAAAAGAAGAAGAAGAAGAAGAAGCTAAGGTCGAAGAGGAAGACGAGGACCTGTAATGCTACTCAATAAGATACCAGTTCTCGATAAGGGCTTCGTTGCCCTTATCGATAGCTGCAATACCACTCAGAAACTAAGAGATATAGATCAAGAGTTCTTCTTTGGTAAATACCCTACTGTTCTTGAAGACTTGGGGTCACTCACTGTAGTTATGAAGTGTCCACTGTTTGTTCAGCTAGACCTATCTAAGTTTGCATTTAAGATCATCAACACGGAGAATGCAGATGTCGAGTCAGAAGCATATATCCCTTCGGCAGCTCAGCTTGGAGGAAGCGACGTCGTTACAGCACAAGCGATCTCTAATGATATTTCTCGCACAACTGCTGCCCTTCTTATCAATCCCAGAGCCTATCAAGCAGATGGCGCAGATGCGTTTGTATCACAGGTCCTTACCCCCATTAACATATATACAACCTTGATTATTCAAGGATCGTACAAAGAATGGTGTTCGTACGCGTATACGCGCAAAGTACCAGGGCCCATCAAGGCATACACAATGGCATTGCAACAGATTATTGATACGGAGTGGAAATAATGGCTAGACCCAAGGGTGCTAAAAACAAAAAGAAGCATGTATTCGAAGACCCGACAATTGAAGAGATCGTGGAAGTTGAAGTAGAGTTTAATTGTCCTATCCGTGGAAAGATCAAGCAAAAAGTTAAAATGAAACGCCTTAAGAAGGTGACTCACGATCCACATCGTGTATTTGTTGGTGCACAGAGCATCATCGATGACTTAGAAGCTAAAGAAGATAGTATCTCGTCAACTGAACTCGATCCGGAGGAATAATGGACTTTGTATTTGTCTTAATCGTCATTTTTGCACTAGTAGTCATTGTTCCACGTCTAGCAGCATCTGCCGCTAAGCCTACAGATGGATCTGCTCATGGTAACCAGATTATCGTGGAGAAGAAAGAATGTCCTCCTCACCAGTGATTCTGGCAAGAAGTAGTTGACCAGCACGGCAATTCTCAGGGCACTCGTATTGTCTGCAAAGTTTGCGGACCTATGAAATCGGACACAGGAAGATAGTATGAAAGTTGAGCTTGACGATAAACAGAAACAGCAACTCGAAGGCGAGATGAATAGTAATCCTATCCGCAAGTGGATGGTGATTAAAGAATTCATGAAGTTCGAGATCGGCGACGTTCTCATTCGTAAACAGGCTCGATATAAGCCTCGTGATGAGACTGAGTGGATTACGGAAAATATAAATTCCGACAATAAGATGGCTCAGCGTTACGTCTACATCCATGAAGACGAGTTTGGTATCGGCTATATTAAGCAGCTTCGCGTTGCTAACGGCACTCTTGGTCAAGAGATCTGGTCGATGACTGATTTTGACTACAAATCCACAAGATTTGAAGTTGATCCTGAGTTTGCAGAAGCAACGTTCTTGGGTGGCGACTTTGACATCAAGAAGATCCACTCGCAGGCGTTAGAGCAACGCAAGATCATCACTAAGGTCAACCGCAAGAAGGGTCAGAAGTTTAAAACACTTCAGGGGTTTAATGACTTCTTCGATAAGCTTAAAGTTGGAGATAAATACTGGACCACTCAGGATTTCACAGGTAGATATAAAACAGAAGTTGTTATTAACGAGATCGTTAAGGTTCCTATGAGTGCCCAAGACATTCAGTCTGACTACATGGTTAGATGTATCATGGAATGCGAACGCGAGATGACTCGCAAAGGCGAAGCTTTCACTCCGTTCTTTAACTCTTCATATACCTATAAGGTTTCAACGTCAAGTCGTCATCGGGATAATAGATATGTCTTTGAATACAGAGATTACATATTATATACGCAAGAACCCGCAATCGAAGAGAAGAAAAAGTAATGCGTCGGTGTATCTATCCTACGTGTGAATCAAAGATAGAGAAATGCCTTTGTAGGCAGAGGTTAAATAAGAGTATGAAACGTCCATCTAAGACAGAGAATATTGCCTTAAATTCTGTCATAAATAAATGGACAATAATGTCTCTTCCTTACATTAAGATAAACTTAAAATCAAAAAAAACACGATATGTAGATGTAAAGTGTAAATGTGGTGTTCTTAAGTCAATAAAAGTTGCAAGTTTAATTAATGGCACCTCAAGTGGATGTGGCCACTGTGGCAATAGATATGCTCGAACAGACGAACAGCTAAAAACGACATCTATCAATAATATTTTTCTAGATTATAAGGGCAATGCTAAGGCTAGAAATTATGATTTTAATCTAACCTTAGATGAGTTTAAGGGGCTTATTTTTCAAAATTGTTTCTACTGTGACGCTTCCCCTGCCAACATTCAAAAAAATAAACACACAATAGTTAAATACAATGGAATCGATAGATTGGATAACTCTATTGGGTACCAAACATCAAACTGTGTCACAAGTTGTGCTACTTGCAACACTATGAAATTAGATTACTCTGCAACACATTTTTTAGAACAAATACAGAGAATAGTTAAAAATAACAAGTTTAACCAAACCAATAACCCGATCTCAGAGAAAAAACTTAAAATCTATCACGATAGAGCTGTAGTTATAGCGTCACAGTCACACGACATACATACTAAAGTTGCAGCCCTATTAATAGACCCTAAAACATTAGCGGTTACGGCAGAAGGTTTTAATGGGTTCGTTAGGGGTGGACCAGACAGTTCTCTACCCACATCTCGTCCAGAAAAATATAATTATATAATACACGCAGAAACAAACTTATTATGTAACGCAGTGCGATCAGGAGTTAAGACTGGTGATTGTATACTTTATTGCACCCTATCTCCTTGCACTAAGTGTATCAGAATGTTGTGGCAGGCAGGCATAAGTGAGTTTTATTTTAAAGAAAAATATAGTGACTTTGAAGATAGTTCAGCCATGCTAGACTTAGAAATCAATTGCTCTACGGTTGGTGATTTTTATCATTTACAGATTAAACCGAGGACATCGTGAAACCGCGCACAGCTTTATTCATTGGATCTAATCCATCGCAAGCGTCTAAGGGCAATGGAGCATTCGATATGTCCACCGGTAGTGGTAAAACGTTGCACGAATGGATTGAAAAGGCAGGGATAAACATATCTATTATGCACAATCTGGTCAATACACCAACACCAGGCAATAGACAACTGACGATGAAAGAGATCAAGGGTAGACTTAACCATCTTGCAATGATCATTGCACACCACAAAGATGTACCAATTATAGCTGTAGGAAAAACTGCCGCTACCGCATTGAAGATGCTAGGTGTGAACTTTTATGAATTGCCCCACCCCTCCGGATTGAATCGATTACTTAACGATCCGGAATACGTGGCTGAAAAAATAAAGGGTCTGGTGGAACACACCAGACCCAATAAGAGCTAGTTTAACGAGTTGAAATTAAACGAGCGCGGGAGCTGTACCGATGTTGCTGTCCAAGTTTACTGGACGGTGCACAAGGTACAAGTCACCAACAACTGCAGCTGCAGGAGCAGTTCCAGCAGTAGCAACAACGCCGAAAGACGTGTTACCAGCTGTCGCAGGAATATGGAGGACGATGTCGCCGACCATAAGAGCTGCGAAGTCAGTAGTAGCATCAGCATGGGTAGCGATGATAGCTGCTGGAGTTGAAAGACCGCTAAGAGCGGCGACAACTTGGTTAGCAACGCGAGTGTTTGCCAAAGCTTTTTGAATAACTTTAGCAGCAGGTGCACGGTTAGGAGCTGAAGAGCTGCCACCCATGTTGCCAGACTGATTGTCCGGAATTGGAGGAAGTAGGGCCATATTTATCTCCTTTGAAGATAATTGGGCGTGAGGTAAGTCTCACGGCCTATTTATAACATTATACCAGAGTTATGGGAGAAGCAACTTAAGCAGTAAAGGCTTAGCCCACATTAGAAGACCGCTAAATGCAACAAGTGCAGCAAGTATCTTGCCCCAACGGACTAAGGTCTCATGCTTGTGCTTGCGAACAGCGTCTTCTTCAATTTGTCTTTTTTCGATAGGTGATAGACGTCCGTCCATCTTGTTAGCCAGATCCTCGAGTAGTTCGGTTCTGTGCATGTGCTCTCTGAGAGAGTCTGTATTAGCTTTTAGGATATCGTTTGAGCGTTTAAGTTCTTGATATAGCAGCTCATGGTGGCGCGACAGTTCTACGAATGCAGCCTGTTGAAGTGCTAAATCCTTGTCCATCTTGTGGAGCTGTTCGCTAATAGCGTCTACTTTGTCTTCAAGCGACTTGCCGGTTTTCTTTTCCATCTCGACTCCACCCTATAGATACCTAGCCTTATCTTAACATGAACAGTAGTTAGTCAGTAGTCTATTGGAGGGGGCTGGTAACAATTCAATCTAATGGCCCTAGGACGTCCAAGAACACACGACAAGAACGAATGATATCTTTATCATTTGAACGATTTAAACGCGATAGGATTGAAATCTGAATCAAGGGATATGTATCGATGGCAATCATCGGTTACTCTCCCGAGGAGTAGATCGGGCCTATCCGATTAGGGTAGGTCCGGTCGTTTTTAGTCTGGATTATCGACCTTAACGTCGATCTTTGTGACAGTCTTCTCAGAGACCGGGGCCATAGCCTCATTAGGGCGTGTGGTCATCTCGGTATCAGACTTAGCACCGTTAGCTTCGATGCGTTTCTGCATAACCTTACCACCGAAGGCAGCACTCAAGAATACACCTGTCAACATAGTGATTCCACTATAATCGACTGGGAGTTTTGTCATTCCGTAGAATCCAATTCCGATTGCCGCAAATAGTGCTAGGAGAGACATGACTCGCATCATGCTCACACCTGAGTTTTCACTAAAAAGTTGGCGGAAGAAATTGCCCATAGTATAATCCTATCAGAAAAAGGAGCCTAAATGAAGTTATCTAGGTTGATCGACCCTAAATTTAAAGCGACTCTAACTCAGCTTAATTCGCAGAAACTGCCGCTTAAAGCTGCATTTAAACTCAAGACCATCATCAAAAAGATCGACGAAGAGTACAGCAAGTATGATGAAGTTCGTCTTGCGTCTTTGAACCGTTACGGCAAGAAGAAAGATGACGGTAGCCTAGATACCGACGATCAAGGCAATGTCCCTTTGGAAGGCGATAACGGTCAGTTGTTTGTTAACGAGTTGAACGAACTCTTAGATCTAGACATCGCTATCCCTACGCTTTCTGTCAGCGAGCTTGGTAACGATATCTCGATCTCGTCTGAGGAGCTTATGCTCTTAGACTTTCTTGTTGAGTGATTGCATTAAGTTCCATACATACTCCAAAGATTAAGATTTACCTTTAACTATATGATTTCACTAAAGAATGGGTACGTAATAAAATAATCTTGACTTATTATAAGACGTATGGTACGATATTTGAAACCTACATTCTCAAGGAGAGTCCATGAAATTATTGACTGTATCTACGACTGCTGCGAAAGAAGTTTTAGAAAAGATTGTCCAGTCGCCGCACATTCCCATCGCGACTGTATGGAAGCTTAAAAAGCTCGTATTGAAGTTTAATGAGCATGCTATCATGTATGAGCAGATGCGCAATGAATTGGTGAGGAAATACGCCGCGAAAGATGCAGAGGGTAATTTCGTTGAAGATGCAAATAAGAAAATCAACGTTGATCCGGTAAATTTAGAAGCTTATGCTGCTGAGCTTTCTGAGCTTCTTCAGATTGATGCTCCAGTTCCAGCCATTAGCGTTGCAGAACTTGGCACCAAAGTCGAAGGCATCACAGTGAGTGATGTTATGGCTTTGGGCGATTTACTTGTCGATTGATAATGTAGCGGGTAGAGTTGATACCAAAGCAAATACATCCTTTGGTATCATATTATTAATGTTTGTTGGCAACACAACATTTTCACATTCATTCAATATGGCCGCAACTAATTGATCGCAGATGTAGGTCTGGCCAGAATCCTTCACTGGATTCTGGATCTTTATTCCGATCAGGGCACATAGTTCAACTAGTGCAAGTCCACATATCTCAAGCACTCCATACGGCTTTCCAGCCTGATTTGCCGCAAACTGCATAGTTTTTAGAAAAGTGACATCTGAAACATTGAATGTGAATTCTTTAACCACAGTTTCTTGTGCTAAAAACACTGGCAAACTCATAGAATTTACAACACTATGCGATGCTTGAAAAATCATATCTTGCCCTAAATATTCATCGTGATATTTCAAATAGACATGCGAATAGTTAGTCTTTTGAACTAATTGGATCAGCCAACTGAAAATAGGAAAAGTTGTACAAGCCCGAGAAAAACCTATAGTAATTTGTTTCATTACGATCCTGGGTTTATGGTTAAGGGAAGGTTGAGATATCCCTGAATCTGATTCATATAAGAATATAGTATGCTATTTGTGATAAAAGGGGCAAGAGCAGTTTTTGCATCGCTTGTATCGGCAATCATTGTTTGAATTTCTGTGATGGCTACATAGAGTGATCCAGTAGAAAGGTAAGTATAAAGGTCTGAAGCGTAATCTAATACTGCTTGTGTTTTACCCGATTGAGTAATTCCTGACATAATATTTTGAGTTGCAAATTGAATTGTTAGATTTTGTCCAAAAATAATAGCATTTTGAACAAGTGTTGTATAAATTTGAACTGCACTTTGTGGTGGAGTAGTTGAGTTGGGAGGATTCCAACCAATATTATCAAAAATCCATCCAATCCCAGGTTGAGGAGACAAAGCGTCTATCTGTTGAACCGAGTCATAAGGAACTCCATTGGAGTCATTTTGGAATAAAGATACAAGACTTGAATCCTCAAGTTCTAATGTATTTACAATTGTATTATTTCTTATCTGCGCGTAAATCAAGATCCACCTCTCTGTAAAACTACATCACACAATAGGGGATTGTGCTCCATATTACTCTACCCACAATACGACAATTTGTCCAGAACTTCCCGCACTACCATTGCCACCCTTCCCTCCAGCGGCACCTGATCCGCCACCGCCTCCTCCTCCACCACCTAGTCCACCAGATCCAGCGGTGGAAGGTAAAGCATTTGCTCCCGCACTACCAGCAACTCCAGAGGTACCACCATTGCCACCAGCTGCTCCAATATTGGATGGTGCATCTCCAGCGCCGCCACTCGCACCAGCTCCACCACCTCCGCCTCCGTTAACACCACCGGCAGTTCCTCCCAACGCACCACTTCCAGCCAAGAAGAAAGGAGAAAGTGCTCCTACTAATGTTGTTGTATCAGTCGCATTGCCACCTGCAGTAGATGCTGCTCCTCCTGTACCACCTTCTCCACATGCATATAGTAAAGATAGACCAGATGATTGAAATGTTCCAAATGCTTTTGGAGAGGTGCTGTCATAATAAATAGCTCCCACTCCAGCAGCAGTTCCTCCTCCACCTACAGTAGAACCATCATATGCAGATCCTAAAAATGAAACCAAAGACCCAAAAGAACTACTGCCACCTGGTCCACCTTGACCTCCTGTACCACCTTGACCTGTTATTGTTCCAGCAGCGCCTCCGCTGCCTGCAGTTCCTGCTGCCCCGATAGTGATCGTATAAGTAGTTCCGGGAACGACAGTGACGGGATACGGTAAAGATATATTAGCGGGTCCAGAAGAACCAGCAGATCCACCACCACCTCCATTAGAACTTCCACCACCACCACCGCCTCCTCCTCCACCACTACCTCCGGCAGTGCCACCTCTCCCGATAACAGTTATATTCGTAATGCCAGCAGGGCAAGTCCAGGTTCCAGAAGACGTGAAAATTCGTTTTACATATTTAGACATTGACAACCGCCATTAATGTATATAATGTGTGAATTATGGATAGATTCTGGCCTACAGTCAAAGGTAAAACTTGAAAGTAATTGTATTTTTTCATTCAACCCACTGAACAATAATTTGACCGTTACTTCCAGCTGCTCCATTTGCTCCGATGCCGCCAGTGGATCCAGTCGTTGCAAGTGTACCACCACCTCCGCCACCTCCGCCACCTCCACCACCAGAGCCTGATATAGCAGATGAAGCTGCACCACCATTTCCTCCATTAGAACCAGAGGCACCACCATTTCCTCCAGCAGCGCTGCTGCTTGGGCCAGTCGCATCTCCTGCTGGAGCAGCTGAACTTCCACCACCGCCACCGCCTCCACCTGCACCACCTGAAGCCCCGCCCGCTCCTCCAGCTCCACTAACAAAAAATGGAGATTGAGAACCATATATAGTGCGACCAGCATTACCCGCCGTTCCTGCACCACCGCCACCGCCAACACCATACGGTTGAAACGGTAAGATGCCATAAGTTCCAAAACCACCAGCACCAGCAGTAGCACTAAGTCCACCACTTCCTCCGCCTCCACCGCCAGTTCCACCGCGACCTGGTTGGAAGGATAAAAGGACGTCAAAGGTAGTTGCAGTACCAGATGAACCTGCGCCACCAGCAGTTCCAATTGATCCACCAGCAGTTGCTACACCACCTGCACCACCTGCACCACCTGCACCACCAGTACCTATGGTTATAGTATAAGAGGTCCCTGGAACGACGATAAGTTCAAATGGAAGAGTTACCATACTTCCGCCTGGTCCACCAGAAGATCCACCGCCAGCTCCAGCAGTAGTAGATCCTCCGCCACCTCCTCCGCCACCGCCTCCGCCACCAGAGCCACCTCGCCCCCAGACAATAATATTCGTAATGCCAGCAGGACAAGTCCAGGTTCCAGATGTAGTGAATAATTCTCTAACCATTTTTGCCATTATTCCACCCACGTAACAATAATCTGACCGTTACTTCCAGTTGCTCCAGTTGCGCCGTTACCGCCAGTTGTTCCAGTAGTTGCTTTTAATCCACCTGCACCACCACCACCTCCACCGGGTCCACCTGATCCAGCAATTGCTGAAGAAGCTGTTGGAGCATTTCCGCCATTAGAACCAGAGGCACCACCATTTCCTCCAGTAGAGCCGTTTGGACCAGTCGCATCTCCTGCAACTGGTGCTGAACCACCGCCTCCACCGCCTCCACTCCCAATTCCCGAAGTGGCACTTCCGCCAGCGCCAGCAGTGCCGTAGGTAAAAAATGGATTCCATGCTCCAACTGGTACGTAACCAGCATAGCCCGCCGAACCACGGCCTCCACCATTGCCACTAGCAAAAGACAAAGATGGAGTTCCTTGAAATTCTCCAGGACCATATGTGCCTGCAACTCCATTCGCACCGCCTGTTACTCCTCCAGTACCACCAAAACCAGGAGCACTAGGTTGAAAAGATAAAATACCATCAAAAGATGATGGAGTTCCTACGATTCCATTACTTCCAGTGCCCCCAGCACCGCCTGCTACACCACCTGCACCACCGGCACCACCGGCTCCACCTTGTCCGATAGTTATTGTGTAAGCGGTTCCAGGAACAACTGTTAGTTGAAAAGATAGAGAAGTTAGAGATCCACCTGGTCCACCACTTCCACCGCCAGTTCCACCGCTAGTTGTGGAGCCGCCAGATCCGCCACCTCCGCCACCGCCTCCGCCAGTTCCACCGCGACCCCAAACTACTATGTTTGTAATACCGGCAGGACAAGTCCAGGTTCCAGATGTAGTGAATAATTGTTTTACATATTTAGACATAAATTAACCTACAAACCACGAAACGCCATCAGTTACCACATTGAACCAACCCCATGGTGTTTGAAGAACTTTACTTGCTGCCAACCCCTCAATTTTCTCTGAACCATTAGGAGCCAGAGTTAAGTTGTTAGCCTGAAAGAATCCAGTTGAATCAATGATTTTGAATGTTTTACCAGATAGACCAGTGGGAGAAGGTAGAGTGAGAGTAAACGCTCCTCCCGAAGTATCACAAAGAATTGCTCCATCGGTAGATAAAATATTGTAGTTTGCGGTTTTGGTCACGAGAGGGGTGATGCCATTGTTTACAATCGTGATCGCACCAGCAGTATTGGTAATGGAAATACCAGTACCTTGGGTCAATGTAGCTAGAGTATATCCAGTACCATTGCCTACCAATAATTGACCGTTGGTTGGCGCAGTCGAAAGGTCAGTGCCGCCGTTAGCAATGTTAACTATTCCTGTCACATTGGCAGCATTACCAGAGATGTTGCCTGTGATAGCGGTACCTGGGATAGTTGTTGAAGCAGTAACCTGACTAGCACCATTACCATATAGATAACCAGTCAAGCTAGAAGTAATAGGAGCAACGCTTAAAGTTGCAATACCAGCGAAGAGAGCACTTCCATTAACTTGTAATAGCTGACTTCCATCCGTAGTTGTTCCGAGTAGAAGATGTCCTGTTGGTGCGATCCTCATGGCTTCTGCGGAAGTTACTGAACCAACCGGCGTTACGCTAAAGCCGATGTACGTAGGCATAGATGTATCAGTGAAGGTAGCTCCTGCTACGATGTTCACAACGCCAGTACTAGCGACAGCGAATGCCGTAGCGCCATAACCTCCACCAGAGAAGAATGTCAAGTTTGTTCCACTCGTTGTAGCAGAAGGACTTGCAAGTGTACCACCTGCTTCTCTTCCGCTAAATCCTACGTTAGAGCCATACCCAGTAACCTGAATGGCCTTAGTAGTGCCGGAGTTGTTAACAATATCTAAAACTGCTGTTGTAGCTGGCTGCACACCAATGCCCAAAGCCAATGTAGTGTCGTTCCAGTAGAAATTAGCATTATCTTGAGTGAGAGTTCCAGTTGCGCTAGCGAAGATAACACTGCCTTGAGTAAATCCGCCGATTTGAGAACCTAAAAGGGCTAAGGATGTGGCAGATGTTAAACTAGGTAATGATGTCAATGTGCTATTAGTTGTTGCAGTAACGTTAGCAGCAGTACCTGAAGTATTTGCAGCATTATTAGGAATATCACCGGAAACTAGTGAACTCCATGATGGCGCATTTGCTAGAGTACCTGTACCTTGAGAAGTCAAAAACTCGCGAGCTGTCGTAGTGTTACCAGGAAGTCTAGCAGCAGTTGGTGTTGCATTTTCATAGATGATGTCACCCAGAGTAGTCATTGGCGACAGAGCATCAAATCCAGCGTTTGCTGTAGTTTGACCGGTGCCACCGTTAACTATAGCCACTACACCTGTAACATTAGCGGCGTTACCTGCGATGTTACCGGTGACCTGAGATCCAGGTAAACTCAATGCAGAAAGAGTTGTTAACGTAGAGTTAGTAGTAGCAATTAGGTGAGTAACCAGAGAACCAGCGGTATTCGTTACATCTCCGGTATGTGCAGGTTCTTGTGCGGCTTGTAGAGTACCAGTCAATTGAGTAGTTGGCAAAGCTAACGCTGTAAGAGTCGTCAATGTCGAATTCGTTGTAGCAACTAGACTTAATACTAGAGAACCAGCGGTATTCGTTACATCTCCGGTATGTGCAGGTTCTTGTGCGGCTTGTAGAGTACCAGTCAATTGAGTAGTTGGTAAACTCAATGCAGAAAGAGTTGTTAACGTAGAGTTAGTAGTAGCAACTAGATGGGTAACCAGAGAACCAGCAGTAGTCGTTACGTCGCCAGTCAACGCTGGGAATTGCGCTGCCTGAAGAGTACCAGTGAGTTGAGTAGTTGGCAAACTCAATGCTGTAAGAGTCGTCAATGTAGAGTTGGTTGTGGCCGTAATGTTTGCCGCATTTCCAGGAATATTTCCAGTAACCTGAGAACCAGGTAAAGACAATGCAGACAGGGTGGTAATTGTAGAGTTTGTTGTGGCAACTATACTTGTAACACCTAGATCTGTAATGTGAACATCGCCAGACATGCTCTCTGGAGTCCACGAGCTGGTGCCAGAGTTCCAGATCAAAATTTGGGCATCGGTAGGTGCAGTCGCAGAGACCGCATGTCCTTGAAGGGCAACAACAGTTGCAGTCGCAGCTCCAGGTCCAGTTGCAGTTACATCGCCAATTAGTGAAGTAATAGCAGCACCAACGGTAGCAACTATCTGAGCCTGTAAATTCTCAAAAGCCGTTAGTATTGAATTTGTTGCAGTGATAGGTGTATTAGAGCCTGTTGCATATCCTGTCAATAGTTGGCCGGTTACTGAAGTGTTAGTGAGCGTAACTACTCCAGTATCAGACATAGTGGCGGCACCAGACATGCTTACAGCTTTATAAGAAGTTATGCCGGTTTGATAAACTAAGAATTGAGCATCAGTTGGTGCAGTAGGGTTAACTGCAGTCCCTTGTATAGCACCAACGACAGTGGCACCTTGAGTACCGGTAACATCACCAGCTAAATTGCCGGTAAATGACGCGGCAGATCCACTTACGTTACCAGTTACGTTACCTACTAAATTACCAGTTACATTGCCTGTCAATGACGCAGTGATTACGTTAGCGGCAAAGTTACCAGATGCATCACGCTTTACTATAGTAGACGCAGTATTTAAAGCTGTCGCTGCATTCGCTGCCAATTCTGCACTGTGCACATTAGCAGCTGAAGAACCACCCACAAACGAAACAACAGTTGCACCTTGTGTTCCGGTGACATCGCCCAACAAACTACCAGTAAAGCTTATTGATGTTCTAGCAGTGTTGGCATTTCCATTTAAGGATGCAGTAATGATTCCAGCTGCAAAGTTACCAGAGCTATCTCTCTCAACTACGGTATTTGGAATATTAAGGGGCGTTGCAGTACCAATTGCAGTTGCAGCGGCTGCAATAGAAGCGGCACTAGCTCCACCCACAAAGTTAACAGTAGTGGCAGCAGAGCCAGGACCAGATCCTGTTACATCGCCAGTTAAAGAGGTGATAGCGCTAGCAGAGCCAAGGGCAACCTCAACTCCAGAAGAATCTTGTATATAGAGAACGTCATCTGTTTTAACGTAGATGAGATCATAACCCGACGGTGGCGGAGACGGTTTTGTCGCAACTTGCCCAAATCTAAGTGTTCCTGGTGATGACATCGTATCTCCTTAAATTATTATTAATTCGCCGTCTGGTTCTATCTCAATAGCTCCAGATAGTTCTATCTCTAATTCCGGTGAGATCATAGAGCACTCAGAAGGAATAGAAATAAGTGTAGTTATGCTTCTGTCAGTTAAAAAACCCGGTGATTGAATCGCTCCACCAGACTGAACAAAAGTGTTTGTATTTTGAATCGTAGTTGCACCTGTATCTACCCATGTGGCTATAGCATTGGGTGTTGTAGGAGAAATACCCGTAACACCGCTGCCGCTTCCACCAGATTGGTAATAATCTAAATTTGAAGTAAATGGGTTAAACTTATATGGCATGAGATTTCCCTATTGCCTTACTGAGATAATTGTCTGTTTCTGTGTGGCAAATATTACAAACACAAATCCATAAAGTATCTCTTTTAGGCACAGCATCAATTTGAGGTATTAACCATGTTGGGTAAGCCATTATGGACCCGTAGGCGTTCTGACAACACTCTGCATAACATTTTTGGTTGCATCAACATAAGTGACAGTTATCAACTGAACTGGAGTTCCTGACAGGCCGCCTAGATATGATTGATATGTTTCTACTGTTGAACTGGGATAAGCTGCCGCTATGCTGTCGTATGGTAGTGTAAAAAGTCCTACGCTATTTACCGTAACGTCAACGTCGGCCACTATTGGATTGTCTTCGCCTCCCATAGGGCGACCATATTGATCAACTAGGATAACTCTTTTAGCGACTACAGGTTCTTCTTCATATACTGCACGTTCGAAGTCATCCGCACCAATGGTTGGACGCTTCTGGGGAGCTGGGCAACCGACTGCGGCTGCGACTGCTGTAGTATATGCAGAGACGTCAGTTGTAGCTAGAATACTGCCGTTGACAGGGCCAACGGTCATCTCGTTGATACTAGCGACTTCTTTTACTTCTAGATTTAAAGTAAGAAGTCCAGTTCCGGTGATCTGGATGTGTTGCTTGACCTTGAATAGACGTGTGTCAGGAATAGTGATAACACCATTCGCTGTTCCGTTCGCTGTAAATAGCTGCGGTGAAACCGCGGGGAAACTCTTTTCTAACATACCTTACCAAGTTCCAAGCATCCGTGACCGTTCACAGACTCTTAAGCTTATTCTATCAGGTTAAAACCCTGACTGTCCGTCGTCTCTGTCACTAACTTTAATATTTGCCCAGTACACTTCTTCTTCAGCCTGGGATGCAAACCGCTGAGTGATAGGCTTTGCAGCCTCTTGCATCCAGTTGTTAAAGCTGTTATTCCACTTATGTTCTGCAGCCTTAGCCATGTCCTCAGTTACGACGCCACCGCCGAACATCTGTTCATCTGTAGGTTGCGGAGCAGGAGCTGCAAACATTGCTTTAACTTGCGGAGGTACGTTTTCACCTAGCATTGACTTACCGGCCATAAGATTAGCAAGTTGCTGCGCTGCAGCCTCTTCGCCGTCTTGTGGCTTGTTCTTAGCAAGGCGCATGATCTCTTCTTCTGCGCTAGGGAACGGATTATGGTTCGCCCAACCGCTCTTAGTGAGCTTGCTCTCATGTCTTGCTTTGATCTGTGCTACGACGTCCGGAGACATATCTTTCATTGTCTTAACCGGTCCTGGACGTTTCTGTGCAGGACTAGATTGCATGTCTTTGCCGGCAAACTTAGCAGATGTGTAGGCCTTGGTGTTTGTATTAGCACCGAAGCCAGTCTGATCGCCAGTGTTGTTAGCTTTACGACGAGCGTTGTCAGCAGGGTTATATTGGCTTGCGCCTTTAGGTCCATAACCAGACTTTGCCATATCAAGGCATTTGTCGCACTGACAGCCTTCTACATGCTCAGATTGGCTCACAGGGTCATTGATATACGCGTAGCGCTTACCAGTACCGCCTGCGGTCGGTTGTGCAGTAGGAGTGTGATCATACATCTTAGGCGATGTGTTAACGGTTGCTACTCCTGGTGCGACCGGAGCTGCTGGTGCAGCTGGCGTTGCGGGAGCTGGAACTACACCAGGCTCAGGAGCAGGTGACATGTTAGTTGGTTGCTTAATTCCAAGCTTAGCACGGCGCTCACCAATCTCAACGTCTTTGATTCGACGCTGGTTGGCCATCTGAGCTTTAGGATGCCAGTATGGAAGTTCATCATCTTTCGCAAGGCGAGAAAGAGACTTGATGAGCTCATCAGCCACTGTGTTTGCCTTATCGATAGGACGCTTGAAGTAGCGAACCGAAACTGTGCTCTTAGCTAAGTCTTCAATGAGGCCGCGAGCAGCCAGACCTTTAGTCAGCTGCTGCACCATCTCCATTGGAGTCTCAGGCGGAAGAACTACTTCAACTTCGTTTTCACTAATTTGTTCTAATTCAATCCTCGACATCGTATTCCTCATCTTCCGACTTCTTTAGCTTCTTTGCAGGAGCCTTAGGTGCTGGTTTCTCGGCGAGCTTTTCTTTAAGCTTCTTCTGAGCAAGCATCTCTGCATGCTTCAATTTAAGCTCGTGTTCCCGCTCTTTAAACTTCAATTCAAGTTCAGCTTCTTTTTTACGAAGCTCAAGTTGAACTCTGCGTTCTTCTACGTCCATCTGAGCCATTTGCTTAGCGATCTCAGGATCTGGAGATGAAGCCATTGCATTCTGGTATTCAACGTCCATCATACGCTTCTGGTGCTCTTTATCAGAGCCATCTGGCGATTGAGCTTTAGCGTTCTCGTACTCGAGATCGAGCATGCGCTTCTTATGGTTTTTCTCAGTCTCAGGGTCTGGAGACATCATCTGTGCGTGTTCGAACTCAAGGTCCTTCATACGCATAGCATGCTTGTGCTCAAGATCTGCCTGTTGCATCTTCAGTTTAAGATTAGCGTCGCCTTCAGCTTTAGCATTCTCAACATCGACACCAGACATGTCGCGCGTTGCTTGCGCTTTAGCTTCTGCGCTCTCATCATAAGTCGGTGAGTGGTGCCCACGGACAATGTATGCGATCTCAGGTTCAGAATACCCTTCATCTTGTAGGGCTTGGATAATCTTCTGTTCAGAGTCGTCATCGCCGTTCGGCTCCTGGTCGTCCTCTTGGAACTCTCCATCACCTTCGCCCTGGACAGCACTTTCCTCGTCGGAATCATCCGGTTGGATCTCATCATCACCGCCGTCGTCTTCATTACCTTCAACACCACCTACATCAGTAGCGTCTTGCTCTGATACTTCAGGTTGATCGTAGCTGTCAATCTCTTCGTCATCATCTTGCTCAGGAATATCGTCGCCAGACGGCTCTTCAACGTCGTCTTCTGGTTCGGTATTTTCTGGATCTTGATCTAGATCCCCTTGGACAGATTCATCACCCTCAGGTTGCTCCTCAAGTTCTTCATCGTCTTCTTGGTCGTCAGATTCTACGGGCTCTTCAGATTCTTCATCTTCGTCACCCTCTTCACCCTGTTGAGCTGCGGCCATTTGCGCCATCATCTCCGGGTCCATCTGCTCGTCTTGATCTTCGTCTTCTTCAGGTTGTGGATCGGCCTTAGAAGCTGCAGCAAGGTCCATGATTGAATTGAGGTTGTTTAAACCTTTCTTCAACTCATTCCACTTCTGCTTAAGCTTCTTAGGATCTTTCTTCAATGGCTCTTTGCCATCTACAAGTTCCTGCTTACCATCTGGAGTAACTTCTAACATCTTTTTGTCTGCCATATTACACCTTACAGATAGTCTATCAAGAATCGCTTCTGATAGTATCCCTTAGCTGCATCCATTTGCTTATCGATCAAAGTTTGTAAGTCCTTCAAACGATTCTGCAAGAACGCAGGTCCTAGAGTTGATGTGCTCTGCGAAGTTCCATCGATACTGATAGATACTCCGTTGTGCGGAAACAGGATCGGACCCATTACAGACAACATCTTAAACGCTGCCATGTTTTCGATCAGAGCCGAGAGTACAGCCGGAAGCTTCCCATCAGGGAAACCACAGCGGTACTTAATTTGAAGCGCACCAGGCCAGTTAGTTATACCGCCAGCGTTAAGCGCGCTGAATCCAACACCCGAATAAAGAGTGGTAACGAAACCTGCTATGGTTGTGCCAGTAGCCGGAACGAGCTGGACAGTCTGTTCTTGCGGTTGCACGAACACGAACTCTAGCGGAACATCGATGAGTGCGTTGTTGCCATATCCATTGTTGAAAGTCAGTTTGTAGCTTAGAACATCAAGAATAGGACCGTGTGCCATCTTGACATAGCCGAAGCTCCAAAACATTAAGTGAGCATTATAGTCACAGTTCTCTAAGAACTCTACAGGAGTAATGTAGAGGTCAAGCGTGTGCTCGATCTCTGAAATTGACTCAGTGATATAGCGCTGCAGAGCGTCGTCAGATACAGCTTGGCCAGTCAAAAATGACTGAAGCGGAATTCCAAACAGCGGGCCATCGCGCAGAGTCTGAGGAGTAGGAACTGGAAGATAACGCGTTGGCGTTCCTTCCTGCTCAATTCCTAGGTGCGGGAATGGTTGATTATAGGGTGTCTTACTTACTGGCATTAGATTCCTCCGCCTTGTCTGCCGCTTGTAGGCGGTTTGCGAACTTTAATTGCTTGTGCTTGACGTTGTGAACCCACACGTTGCAAGCGGTCAGCCATGTCCGGTGCTTTAGGGTGACCTGAACTCTGGATAACAGACTTCAAATCAACCTTAGGTGCTTGCGGAGACGCTTTACCAGATGCGAACTTCTTCTGTGCAGCGCGCACTTCAGTTGGAACAGCATCTTGATTCTTCAAAGCAGTCATTTGTAATCCGCGAATTTTGTTGCCCGCGTGAGTTGCAAACGAAGCCTTTGAAGGGTTGTCGTGATCATAATCATTCATCGCTTGGATAAGACCGTGCATTCCAGCTTCATGAAGCATAGAATGATCGATGTCTGGATGATTAGCATCCAATCCAAGAGTGTTTAAAGCTTTCTTAGCAGACATACCAATCATTGGATGATAGTGCTCGAAGAACTTCTCAAACTGAGGATTCTTGCTAGGACCTTCACCAAGGATACGTTTAACGTCGCGCTTAGCGCCTTCGTCATAGTTAGACATCTCATCGATGTTTCCAACCTTCTTGCCTTTATTCTTATAGTCTTCACCATACTGACGCAAGAAGTCTTGGTTGCCCATAGCAAACGACGTAGCAGGATCCTGCTTAACAGTTGCTTGAGTTCCTTCTTCGCCTTTAGTTCCGCCAGCGTGTTGCATACCTTCTTCAAGAGAGTAGCCTTCACCACCGTGTCCACCACCAGAGATGATGTTACGGATCTGAGCATCTTTCGCAGCAGCGTGAATATCTTTAGCGCCTTTCCCCTTTTCATGAGCCTCGTGGTGAGCGTTCAAAGCATTCTTTAAATGCTCAGGGTTCTGTTGCTTCCAGTTGTTTTCGAACTGATCGTCCATCTCCATCTGTTGGATAGGATCTGCATTCTTGTAGTCAGGTGAGTTAGTATACTCACGGTAAGCAGCGTTACGGTCTCCATGAGATGCGTTACGAGCTTCAACAATGTTTCCTTGACGAGCGAGTTGCGGATTCTTAGAAGGATCAGCTTTTAATTGCTGAGCCTCACGAGCGCGTTGTTCCCATGGACGAGTGTACTGACGCATCGACATGAGGTCTTCACGCGATGGTTGTTGCCAGCGAGACTTCTTGCCTTCACCTTGTGCCACTGCTTCGCGAGCGGCCGGAGCAGCTTGCTGTTGTGCAGCGGGAGATTCCATTGGAGATTGTGAATCCTCAGACCCCATATCTTCATCAATAGCAGCACGATGAGCTTCGTCGTCTTCATCTGGCTCATATTCAGAGTATTCGTCAGCAGGCTTTGCAGCAGCTGGATCGTTCTCTGCTAACCATTTGTCAGCGTCATCGCTCTCTTCATCAGGATCAAAGTCACGATCAGTGCCGTCATACTCAGTTTCACCTTCGTATGGGTCTTCATTTGGATCATACTCATCAGCCATCTTTTGGCGAGCTTTTTCAAGCTGCTCTTTCGCGGCTAACATTTTTTTATAGATCTTCTCTAATTTATCCATTACTTAACTCCCAATTTAGCGCGCAACGCAGGTGGAAGATTTGCAATGTGCTCAGGCGATAATGCTGGTGCTTGTTGTGGCGCTGGAGCAACTGGTGCAGGTGCGGCTTGTTCGGTAGGTGCAGCTGGAGCTGGAACCTTGTTAGCAAACTTAGCAGCAAGTTCTGGTGGCAACGAAGCCATATCAACCTTAGGTCCAGCTGCTTTGTGCGGCTGTTCACCAAGTGGAAGACCTTCGAAATGATGTCCAGGTTTTGTCTTGCCGCGAGCAGCGAATGCTTGCGGGTCTGCGGCATGAAGACGCTTAACGCCTTCAAGCCATTTCTTGTTGTGCTCTGATCCGCCCCAGTTTTGCATAGCATCAGCAAACTCCGCCATCTTGTCTGGCGTCAAGTCATCTTGCGATTGCTCTGCAATGTCATGGATAGGATGCTCATCGAATGGGTGCGGAACGAATGCATCTTGCTTGCCTACATCTTGTGAGTGTAAGTAAGCTTCTTTAGCATCGATTTTTGCAGGCGATCCGAGTTGTATCTCTTCGAACGGGTATCCACCTTTGTGTGGAGACTTTGCCGTATCTGCATGTCCTTCGTGAGGAGCCATTTCAAGATAGCGGTAATCCGGAACAGATCGAGGATTCTTATCTCTTGACGCAGAATTAAGTCGGCGACGGAGACCTTTGGTACCTTCTTTAAGTTTACCAGTCTCAGGGCGACGTTCAGTTGTAGTGTAGTTTGTTTCCCACGGCTCTGTTGGAGTATAGTCTAATCCCAACTGACCGTTAGAGTGAGTTGCTGCGCGACCTGCCAAGTGCATCATAGGAATGATCTTGTTCAAGTGTTGATCAGCGATCTCGCGTTGTCCGTTTTTCAGAGCAGCCTTATGATGGTTGATATGGTGCGACAATGCGTCTCGCATCATTTCTACATCTTTGTTCTTCATCTGATTGCCGAATGCAGTAACGCCTGCGTTCGCACCACGTCCCATGGACGCTTGCGGACGAGCCATCTTCTCGAGAGATTCGAGAACTTTCTCTGCAATGATCTCGTCTTTCATGACGTCGATCAATGTCTGTAATGTAGGGTCGTTAGCCGCTTTTTTAAGAAGTAACTCCCTGAAACCTTTCAGTTCCATAGATCACCTCTTACTGGTTAACTTTACGGACGTTGTCCCGCGCTACTTGAACGAAAGCCGTTCCAGTAATTACGATATTGGTTTGTGACGCACGGCTTGTTACGCCCATGGGTCCACCAGGAATTGCTCCAACATTAACAGGTTGGCCGCTTCCAGAATTGAAGAGAAGGATCTCGCCAGAAATCATTGTTGCTGCGAGTGTTCCGTCGATCGTCACGGTTACAGCACCTGCTGCACGGACACGGAACGTTCTGAATGTATCCATAACTAGGGTACCAGCTGCTCCTGAGAGCTGCTCTTCCCAAACTTGGCCTACTTCTGCTTGACGGACGGCCTCATTGGCCAGGTTACTTGTACGCATTGTATTGTCTCCTATAGACTATAGGGACATTATACCGCGTCTGGAACCTAGAACCTGACATTAAGTTTCAGGTGATTTGTCGGGTTCAACATCGGATACATGATATAATTAAAGCATGGAAACAGTATATTGCACTATTTGCGAACAGCATAAATCACAAGAAGACTTCTATAAGGGTAAATTTTCACCTAAACGAAAGGGACGCTGTAAAGAATGTACTAAGCGTATCGCTAGAGAATGGAAAGCGGCTAACCCTGAAAAGAATAAAGCCACTAATAAAAAGTGGAATGACAATAATTATTCTAAAAAGAGATACCGCGATCTAAAGAGGGAGTATGGAATTACTCCTGAACTTTATGAGCAAATGTATATAGAACAAGAGGGCAATTGTAAGATCTGTAAAAGAAATAGGACAGAGTTTGCAAAGCGACTAGCTGTCGATCATTGCCACAAGACAGGTAAAATTAGAGGTCTCTTATGTCAAAACTGCAATACGCTTTTAGGTAACAGTTTTGATAATCCAGAGACCCTAAAGAGAGCTGTCGAGTATCTTATTTCTTGAACATCTCGTATAGTGACTTTTTAAGTCGATTCTTAGCTGAGATACCTAGCGGGGCCAGCATATCTTCATACTGTACAACCATGGCCCAGGCTTCTTCCTCAGAGGCCCAAGCGTAATCTTCCTTAGCCTCTACTTCGATAAACCGCTTCTTTTCATTGAGGTTTTCGTCGTAGACGATGTAATAGACTAGTACAGCCTTTTCAAGGAACGCAATCTTGCAGGTCTTAAAGATAGAGAAGTTCTTCTTATAGCCTAACAGACTTGCAAAAGCTTCAATAGCCGCACCAGATTTACCGTCAGTCGGGACGTTGACCTCGACACGGTTGTTATTATTAGCTCCGGTTGTCTTCCGTTTGATCGTAAGCTCACCCATGTGTTCATGGTAACGGTATCTGATGAATTCGTCCGAGTCGTTGACAAAGTAGTCATCATATGAAGATACCATCATCCATGTAGGGTTAAGAGGCTGCACGAGCTTGATGAAATCAGCCATGTCGATATCGTCAGCATAGTATTTTGTTTCAAGCTCTTTAAAGTGCATTAGAACTTCCTTAAGTAGGCTGCAAGGTTATCAGCAACTAAAGGGTTATCCTTCATATAGCCAACGGCCTTATTGCAGGCGTCACACAAAAGGCCGCGAATCTTACCTGTCCCATGACAGTGATCTACAGCCATATTAATCTTCAATTCAGACTGATGCTTGTTGCATCCCAAGCATCTTTCATTTTGCTGGGCCAACATCTGGTTATAAGTTTCCAGAGTGATGCCAAATTTTGCTTTCAGCTGTCCAGCTCTGTATCGATCTCTATTGTTGTTGCGCCAAGACACATCATCTATGTAACAGCAAGATCTACACTTAGCGTACAAAACACCTGACTTTCTTGTTTTGAAGTCAGATAATTCTTTAGTCTCTTTACAATCCGAACACGTTTTCATTACGTCTTAGGGGTCGCCATCTTGAGTGATTGGCGCTTTTCCTTACTGAACAGGTTTTCTTTATCGCGGTGTTCGGCTCCACAGCTGCGACACTTGTGTTTCTGGAACTTGCCTGCAGAAGTATAGTAGAAGCCGTTCTTAATGAATGTAGTGCTACCGCATTTGCACACGTGATCTACCTCATCATGATAAACGTTAAAGTTGATGCTGTTATCCCAAGGGATAAGCTTGTTGTAAAGCTCTTCAAGGGCAAGGACGTCATACTTATTGTAGACTTCCATTTCTTTCCAAGCCTCAAGATTACCAGCTAAACACTGGGCCCACATCTCGTGTCCCGGGAATTTAGTATGCTTAAGCTTCTTATAGGTCTTGTTCAATTTGTCGGTCATATACTCAAGCTTGTTCGACGTGAACTTGAAATGCTTAGAGGCAATGACTTTAGTGTCGATATGCTTGTATGAAGAAGGCGGTTGGAAGCCGTTCAGGATGAAGCGTGCATTCAACTTCTTCTGGTCGAACGATTTACCGTTCTGTGTGATAACGACATCACACTCGTCAAGCAAATTCCAGATACCTTCTAAAATCTTCTTGTCGTCTTCAATGTTCTTAGCGCCGCGTTGGTCCATATACATGACCTTATTAGGCGCGTCTCCGAGCCATTTAGCGCTCCAACTCAAGACGTGCCAATCGGACACGATCTGGTTGAGGGATACATTGTTTTCCCATAGGCTCCAAACGTGTGCAATGATAGGAGCGGTCTCGATATCAAAGATCAGCACTTTCGGGCCAGTCAACTGTTTCTTTTTACGCGCCTTGGACTTAGCCATCATTTCCCCAATCCGAGACCGGCAAGTATCTCGTTATGTACATCTTCAATTGACTTGCCGTCAACGTCTATTCTAACAGTGTTAAAGCGCTCGGACAGCTTATCCATGTAAAATGCGCACTTACTAATAAAATCGTTTCCACGAGATTCCATCGCGTCGCCAGCAGAAAATTCCTGCTTCGCCTGTTTGGCCGCAGCCAAACCTTTGACAGAATCCCCTCGAAGATATATTACAGTCTCATAGATCTGCTCTGCGGAAGGAGGGAAGATTCCGAGCTGATTATCGGCAGAATCAACGTTCTGATTAGCCATACTGATGAGATCTTCGGTAAGATTGCCGCATGCAGTACCGTAAGCATATCCACTGAGGATACCTCGGTCTTGAATGATGAAATCATATTCGTTTAGAGAAGGAACGATAAGTCGTTCGAGATGAATAGAACGGATCGCTTGAGAGATAAATTCTCTTGCAGGTTTCGTCAGAACAGCATCGTATTGATTGTCCAACATGATCCCTCGCAACGCCATTGTCAACGGAACGAGAGGTGTGCCCGGTTCTTTCGTTTGCAATACGGTGTATCCTCGCGCGCGAAGGGTATCTACCAACTTCTGCGTTTGAGTTGTTTTTCCTACGCCTTCAGTGCCTTCGAGACAGATATAACGTGCCTTTTTCATAGAGACATTATACAGACGACGATTAGAATCAACCGTTATAGCTGCTTCTTGAGTGTCTGGAATAGCGTATAGAGTGTTTCTACGCTCTTCTGCATCTTGTTCTGAAGTTGTTCTGCGTGCCATGCTTTCGTAGTTGCCAAATGCTCAGGAGTCATAGCATCGAAAGTGGCTTTAATAGCTTTAGGGTCTCCGCCGTGATGTCTCGCAAATTCCTCGTGGAATGGAACTTCGGCTGGAGTAGGAACATTTACTACAGGACCAGCTTGTGCTGCACCAGTAGGTGGATCAATCTTTGGTTCTGCTACGACTGGTGCTGGAGCAACAGGTGCTTCTAGCTCAGGAGTAAAGTCTGCGGCGAGTGCTTTAAGAGGCGGTTCTTTGGGGTTTGCTTTAGAGTGTGCAAGACCTAGACGGAAGACTTCTTCTGCAGCTTTAACACGCGCAGGCATCTTCGCATTCTTATCATTCATCACTTTCGAATGTGTAATGAACGCTTTGAGATCCTTAGGATCTACGGCTTTAGAGAGTATTTCAAGTTCATCGATAGTGATTCCGAACATATCTCTATTCTACTCTATAGTTTTGTTGGATTTCTTAAGGTTTTCTTCCGCCCACATTGGCTGAAGATTTATATAGCAACAGGCTTCTTTTAATTGGTCTGGATCCGTTAGATCAAATAGAGAAATCGGTTTAATGTGGTCGATATGCCAACCATTAACAGAATAATTATTCCAAGTCATACCTGGTTCAAACTTTGATTCTATATAGTCTTTGAGAAATTCAGTTGAGCAGCCGATTAGCTCTTGAGTAGTTTGGGATTTATTCTTTCCGTGAAGAGCCGCATGAATTCTCGCACGCTGGATTTTAATTAGTTTGTATTGAATATCAGTATTATAGCGATTATTAAAGTAATTGCTTCGTTTTACCCATTCATTATGAGTAGCATTAACTTGTTTTGAATTTTCTTTATTATATTGTTTCACTCTAGAAATAACATGATTTTTATTTTCTTCATAATACTTAGCACATAACTCCTCCATACGACCTGGATTACGCTCTCGAAAGTTAAGCGTATAGCACTTACCGCAGTAGTTATTTCTTGGTATCTCTTTATCGCATCTCTTACAGTTTTTCATGATTTCATTATACTACGTTCTTAAATAAGAGTTATATATTAAAAAACCGGAATTGCTTCCGGTTTTCTAACTAGTTGATTTTATTTAACAATTATTTTCCCACGTTTTCAAAAAGACAATTGAAGCGCGGAGTGTATACGAACAGAGCGCCGTACATCACGATAGCGAATTCAAGAGCAGTCGTAACGATTGCGAAGTTGATTTTCGACAAAGGTGCAAGTTGTTTAAACTTCATGCACTCAGCCGACATATCAAGCAAGAACGCTTCGCCAAGACCAGCTTGCAGAGCACCAGCCATCAGGTAAGTTGTGTTACCTTGGTTAGCGAAGTTACCGCAGAACTTTTCAGTTCCAACAGCGCCGCCTGGAGCAGAGATGTAAGCTTTCAAGTACTTCACGTTAGCAGGCATTCCCGAAACAGTCAGCGTGATGTTTTGACCTTGAGTCAAAGTAACAGCAGCACCTTGTGTAGGGATAGATTCGCCAGCGTCGTTAACCAAGGTAACCTTGATTTGGTAAGTACCAGCAACAAGCTGCGATCCAGTACCAGAAGCTGCCGAAGCGATCGCGAGAGCGCCAGGAGCAGGAGCGAGAGCACTTACAGCAAGAGCGCGAGCTCCGCTGCGAGGACGCAAGAACAAGTTCGGCTTGAAGTCAACCGTTCCTGCAGTAGTCGTCATCTTCGAAACATCATAACCAACTGTTTGGTTAGAAAGGCCCGGAGCTGAACGGAACTGAGGATAGAACTGCTTCACGAACGCTGACAAAGCAGCTGGTTCGATGTGGAGTTCCGAAGGAGAACCGAAGTTTTCCAACGCGATAACTGCGAGACGCTCGATATCATCTTGAGCAATAACGTTACCACCGAGGTTTTGAGCGATCGACTGAGCGTCGCCGTAACCTTCGAAGTCACCAGAACGCATCAGAACGTCTTGGTCACCTTTAAGCAACTGTTGAAGCAAACCACTCATTGCGATGCTGTTCTGTGGAAGATCAGCAGGCGAACCGTTAGCAGCACCAGTCAAGCGATTGAGGAAGTGGCCATGGCCCCAGTACATCTCACGCTCAACGTTTTTCAGAAGGTGCATAGTACCTTCTTTTGCCTGTTGTGCAACGATGTCGCCAACAGTAGTACGGACCAAAGTCATTTGGTGAGAGACTTTACGACGTGTACCGAAGAACACGATCTTTTGTCCGTCACGAACGTACGTCGAATCTTCTTCGATCGGCGCTCCACCTTCACCAATGTAAGGTGCTGAGTCTGAACCGTAGCTGATCAAGCGATTGTATTGCTCGAACAGATTGTATGCCTTATCAACGGAGATAGCAGGCCACATTTTCAGGTTCTTCATGTCGAAGGTTACGCTCTTAAGCGTAGCTTCCAACGATTCAGCCTGAAGGACACCACCATAAGTGAGGTCTGTAGGTTTACCAGCTCCACCGTATCCGGCGGTAATTGCTTTATTCAGGTTCTCGACGTCCTGTGTAGACACGAGACCTTGATCAAGCCCCTGTAGAATTTGATTAACTGCATCAGTCATCATTTTCGCATTCTCCTTTGATTACGAAATCTCGTATTTCTTAGCGATTTGTTTAAGGTCCTGTCCCATTTCAGCTTTAGTAATATCTAAAGAGTCAACGCGAGTACCCGATTTTTTCAATTCAAATAGCTTGGAAGCTACCTGAGCCTTTGTTAGTGGTTCAGAATCACCTTCATCTGCTGATTTCAACAGTGGGGTAGTTCTAGCAGTTGCACCGCGAGGAGCAACAGGCTGATCTGCAATCTTATTGACTAAGTCAAGGATCGTAGAAAGTTTAGCTTCGAGAGGAGCAACGCGCTCTTCAACATAGCTCTTCATAAGAGACTCAGAAGCGTCTAAAGATTTCTTCATATCAGCTAAGTCAGCAAGTTTTCCAATAGCCTTACGCTCTTCAGCTTCGTGCTCTTGTCCGCCTTTGGCGTCCTTGTCTTTCTTATCTTTTTTGTCTTCGTCTTTATCGTCTTTTTTGTCATCTTTGTCAGACTTAGCGGCTTCTTCGTTCTCGCCTTTTGCAGCAAGCTCGTTTTCGCCTTTGTCCATGTCTTTGTCTTTTTTATCTTCGTCTTTGTCTTCGTCTTTAGCGTCTTCACCTTTAGCGTGAAGGTCACCATTAGAAGGCTTTCCGTCGATACCAGCACCAGGACCTTCGATTTTGATCTCAGCTGGGGCGAAACGCGATTTACGCAATTCGTCAAGTTCCATCAGAGTCTCGTCGATTAGATCGGTGAGGCTTTTAGTAAGTTTGTTATCCATGATCGTCTCCTTTCATCAGTGTTCTGTTTAAGATTACTGACCAAGGCCGATGATGTCGCTTTGACCACGAATACGTGCGAGTTGCGTTACACCGTCATCAGACATGATGATGATGTCGTTAGCAAGAGCTGCCAACATGCAAAGAACTTGAGCTGCAATAGCTCCGTCGATTACAGTCGGAACAGTCGTTCCAGTTGCAGACTGGAGAACCAGCTGACCAGGGTTGCCAACACCAATACCAAGGTACGGGCTAACAGTAGGATCAACGCCACCAACAACAGCGGGGCTGAATACTGCATTAGCGTAGCTGATTGTGAGGTTGTTTGAACCGTTAGCGATTACAACTGCAGTTTGACTTTGTGACACAACAGTCTGACCGAGCATCGTCGCGTTACGAGCCATCTTGTTAAGAATAGCTACAGAATTTGCCATGAGGTTATCTCCTTTTACAATTTGAGTTTCAACTCAATTTCTTATTAAATATACCACGTGCCTAGACTTAAACACGTAGCCGTTACTTCTTGTTACCGCGCATGGCACCATAGAGCTTTTCAAAACTCATACCGTGACCACACTCCCTACATTTTACCTGGTGTTTCGAGTAGACTTGCTCTTTTCCACAATTATCGCAACTAATATATTTTAGTTTCGACCGTCCTTCGTCCAAGGCTTCGCTTTGGAGTACTCCACCACCTGATAAAGCGCCAGGGCTTCCACCACCGCCATACCCAGCAGTCATAGCCTTCTTAAGTGGCTTATCTTGCTTAGGTTTCTCGGCTTTCTTAGGCTTCAGTTTGCTATATTCCTTCATAACATTCTGAACATAAGGATGCTCATCGAGAGCTTGTTCGCCGCCCTCTTTATATTTGTCCCACGAACCCTTCAAACCGTTCAGCCAACTGTAAGTCAACTGTTGGTCGGACTTAGTCTTCCCTTTGTTTCTCTTATAAAAGGCGACTGCAAAGTCGGCTGCGGCTTGCGGATCGTTATTAAAGGCGTCTGTAAAATCTTTATGATGCTTGCTAACATCTTTTGCCGAAGCTAAAAGCTTAGGGTACTTTTTAGCAAGTTCTGGATCTTTTTGAAGGATAAATGCAGCAGAGTGCGGCATCATTCCGTAAGGTCCACCAGCAGTCATTCCCTTGTGAATACCTTCGTTCATTGTCTTATGCTGAAGGTTCTTTCCATTTGAGGATTCAACGTTAGCAATAGCACCAAGCAATGGATACTGCTTGCTGGTATTAGCTAACACATCGTTTAATTCAACCTTAGGATTAACTTGCTGCTGTACGACAGGTTGTTTTTGAACCTTTGGTTCACTCGAAGAAACCATCGATGGAGCTAGAGCCATTGCTGCGCCTATACCGGCAGCAGTCATAGCATTCTTCATCTTCGCTTTTTCTAGTTCTTCTTTTTTTAGAGAAGCCATCTTAGCGTGAATCTCTTCAAGATTCGACTGTATCTTTTGCTCTAAAGCTTTACGAAGAATAGATTCTTTTGAAGGTATGGTGATCTCGCCTTCAATTCCTAATTCCTTCATTAAATCAACTAGTTTGGCGAGATTGTTCTGTACCTTAGTAGCAGATGCATCTCTAGCAATATGACGGAACGATGGAACGTTTGTCTGAGCCAAGTGCATTACCGATTTGATTAGAAGCATATCGGCAATCTCATCATACTGAGACTTCTTAAGACTCATGGGTTCAATTAATGTGGCATTATTCGCGGGAGTAAAAGTTAAAGCGCAGGAATGGATTTTTGTTCTAGCTAAAAGAGATGGATCTTTAATGCCGCGCGCTACGACGCCACCCTCAACTGAAGCTTTCAACTGTAACGGTGTATCTGCTTTATGGATGTTACGTAAGATGGCAGCAGCGGCTTTGGCATTAGGATGGTCGTCATCATCATAAAGATATCCAGCCCCATAGATATATGGTGCTTTGATTTTATCCCAATAATATCTCTGCCTATCGTCTTCGCAATCTTCTTTTTTAAAGATTTTTTTAGCTTTTGTGATACGACCAATAGAATTAAAAAAGCCCTTACCATGATTATCATTCCAGCGACCACGACCAGCTTCTAATTCGGATATATCAGCACCCTCAACTGACAGCATTTCGCCTTGAGTATCTCTTAACTCAGAACCAAGAACACCATCAATTTCTAAAGGTTTACGTTTCTTCATGATTTACCCATTCAAATGAGATTCCACCATTTGACCTTCTTTTGCCATTAGCGCTATCTCTTATCTTAACAATAGAAACACCTAAGCTCTTAGCTGCCTGATTAATAGATAGATAGATAGATCTTGCCAGATTCTATATGGCGAACCATCTTTTTATGAGGTATTTGTTCTAACTTTTTCAATCGATTATTAGGATCACGAAAGTATTCTATATGACCATTAGACAGCTTAAATTTATGTTCAGCTGAAGAACATATAGTTTTCATGCGAACAGATTGTGCTTCTTTTTCACCCGGTTTTGCCCAGCGTTCACGCATTCTTTGTGGATCGATCTTAGATACTGTTTTTACAGCATTGTAGCCATAATCGCTTTTATATGACTGAAAATAGTCAACCCAATATTGTTCTCTTATTTCTAACTTAGATAAATCAGCAACATGCTCTAATATTTCATAAGAAAAACAATTATCAAGATTGTATGACTTTTGAAGATGATCTGAGTGATGCTTACGATGACGGAGATGACTTTTGTGAACACGCCAGCGGGCCTCTATATTTCTAGAAGAGCCTATATAACGCTTATCATTTGCTATATTTCTAATACAGTAAATTCCAATTGACATGGTTTTATTGTATCATGTTAACTGGCTTAAAAGTAAGTCATATCAACTCTTCTACTTCAAATTTACCAAGCACATCAATAGGTTTAATGGGCGGATATGCGATATCAGCCTGTAATTCAAGTTTCATTAATAATTCAATTAAAGATATTAGTGGATCTTTATATAACTTTATATGTTTGCTTCCCAAAAAAAGTTTAAATAATTTCATCTGTATATCTTATAGTCCGGACTATCGGAGTCTGAAACAACTTGTTCCCCACCCTTTTTAAGATCTGAAAAGGTGCTATGGTCTCGCATCTTGGTAAGAGCGCCCTTCTCAATCTTTTTAACAGTATCAACCGAGACATTAAGAAGTCCTGCCAGCTCGATATCAGAGATCGAGTTTTCTGTGGTAAACTTAGTAAGATATTCGAAGAAGCAATAGTGAGCTAACTGGTGGTCTACGGCCCAGGGACACCCGGGCAGTAACGCTTCTTCGTCTTCAGTTAGCTCACGACCTGCATTACGGATAGCTTTTAAACGTAGAACTGCAAGCGGACACCAGCTGTCCGGCATGTCTTCGAGACGTCTTGGACATCTCTTATCCATCTTTTGAGCTGGTGTATTAGACATTACTGTACGACCTCAAGCGAAGCTGAGGGCGAAGGATTACGAATAGAGAGAACTTCTACTTCATGGTCAAGACCATTCAATTTAGCAGTTACTTTATCGCCAACGCCTTTACCTTGCAAGTCTTGAATCAGAGCAGGAACGCCAGACTCGGACAATTTAAGGCGTGAGCGGAAGATGCCTTGATCCTCACCTTTGTCGTTTTTTGCAACAGAAGTGATAGTGATCGTTGAATCTTCACTGATAGCATCAGCTGCCACCAGGTTTTCACGAACGTCAGCGTTATCTGCTGCTTCGTTAAAATCAACCAGGCGCTGAGCGTTAGAGAGCTCATTCAACTCTGCTTCATTGAGGTTGAAATGCTTTTGAATAGCTTTCAACTTATATTGAACTTCCATCAACTGCTGAAGCGCTCCACCGAGGTCTTGCTTCATGTTCTTGACGTTTTCCATCAATTGCTGTGTCATCATCTGCGAGATGCGACTAGCCATTTGGATATTAGCCAACTCAGTTTGAACTGCTTGTTGTGCCTCTTTCTTGTTAGGCTGAGGCGGTACACGAAAACCCTTCATTAGTTTGCTCCTTTAGTCATAGCTCTTTTATACATCTCTTTATAGAACTTTACTTCTTCGTTAGTCAAAGAAGTCTCTTGCTGTCCACCAAGAAGCTTGCCTAGTTTGGTCGTGAGGAAGTTACGAACTTCATTCTCCAGATCAATATACACTGCAGCTTTGCTTTTGAGGATAGGCTTTGCAAGAATACCGTTAATTGCGTTAGCAACTTCAAGTTTGTGTTGCTCTGGGCTCTTGCCTGGATACTTAGCTACAGTAGATGAAACAACCTTAGTTGTATCTACTTCTGTAGTTACTTGCTGATCGCCAGAACCAGTAACCTGATAAGTTTTAGTTTCTAAAGCTGTTGCTTTCTGTGCGTCTACAATAGACTGTGCATCTGGGAACTGTTTCAGGAACGTCTGTAACGTTACTTTCTCAAATCCATACTGCTGTGCCATTGACGAGAACAGTCCACGTGCGCGAGTGAATTGGGCCTTGTCCAAAGGCTCCTTATTGTCGACGCAACGCTGCCAGTGACCCTTCAGATCATCATCTGTCAGCCAGAGGCGTTGAACGCCAACTGATTGCTCGATCTCACGGATCATTTCAATTGCCTCGTCGTCGAGAAGAGCTTTACGTCCATAAACCTGTGGCCATACCAACTCACCATAGTGAGAACGGTCAAGAACCATATCTTTGTTTGCAGCAGAAGAAACTAACTCAACGATGTCTTGCAGGTATTGGTCTGATGTCGTGCCTTTTGGAGGAGCAGACATGTGAAGCTTTTCAAAACCGAGGGTTTCGAAATAGTCGGCAATTGTAGATTTCCCGGTACGGTCTAATCCTTCAAGTATTACTAACGACATTGAAATCTCCTCATCAGAAGAGATTATACAAAGAACGGTATGAACTCCAGAACGGAATCAAGTACTACTTGTTCGTCTATAACCTCTAGACGAAATAATACCCGGAGTACTTGACAGTAGGCCGCATAGTCTCTATATGAAACCATGCGACCTCTATAAACATATAACTCACTCATCTAACTTATTGATCGGGTTGGCAGTAACTTTACCACCAATATTAGAACTTCCCGAAGCTCCGAATTGCTTTGCAGCGTCTGCGAGAGGGTTGCCGTGGTGAACGGCGTCAGCTGCGGCTTGCGCCTTCAGTTGTTCCATCTCCATTTCATGCTTCTCTTGATCACGCTTGTGTCCAGCTTCAGCATGACCATGCTGTTGCTCTTGCAACTTCATTTGCATTGCTTGTTGCTGTTGCTCAGCAGTCTGTTGTTGTGCAGCCTGTTCTTTTTGCTCTTTAGCAGAGTCAATAGCCAGGATAGTTTGCTGCCAAGACATGAATGCTGGATCTCCAGGGATATATTGCAACTCACGACGCTCTGCAGCACCTTTGTCTCCAAAGAAAATCTCACGGATTTCACCACGAGTGTAATTCTTTTCGACTAGGGCCCAGAAAGCCTGGTTCAATGGAAGATCGCCGGCCGGTGTTTTCAACCGCTCTTTTTGAGACTGGATAAGAAGATCGTTCATTGACTTCCAAACAGTCATCTCAGCTTGCATTTGTGCAATTTCAGTCTGAGGAGTCTCGTCTGTGTAGCCAGTAAATGTGAACTTGTACTTGTTAGCCAGGTCCTTGTCAACACCAGGAAGGATCTCACCGTTAATGAGATCTTCGATGTTCATCATGATCGGATAGAGACCGCGCTCACGAGAGTAGGTGATCTTGTATTCGTTGTTCGACTGCTGCGCAGGTGATTTACCATTAGCAGATACGAGATAATCTAAACCAAGCTCTACTGGATCAATCTGGAACTGAGCGCAAACGATACGCATTAAGTGGTTGTTGAAGTTGATGTATTCCATCTCCTTCGCCGAACCAGACATTGGTACCCATTGAACTTCATCAAGACCAGCAACGATCGGAGTACGCCAAGCGTGCTGCTGACCAGAGATGGTGTTATAGAACTGACGACGGAAGTTCATCAGCTGAGACTGAGTAACAGTTCCCTTTAAGTGGAGAACGCCTCGTGCAGCATAACCATGAGTAAAGAAGTTAGCATTGTAATTCTCTACGTTCAAGTGGTTAGTGATGTTGATGATCGCCAACTCCAAAGGAGAGTAGCAATAACCGTTTGAATCTGCAAAGTTTTGCGGATTAAAGTTCTTAAAAATAAGATCTTCCTCACCGAAGTGAGCAATAGGCTGCATGTTGTACGACATCTGTACGTACTTATAGAACTCAGGAATTACATCATTGATCTCTTGGTTCTGCTTAGGATCGTTATCGCTTACCGGTACGCGGTAAGTATTATTGGCAGCTTTGTCTTCTTGTTTTACTTGTTCCTTCGACATGCGACGGTTGATCAGGTAAAGGGACTCAGCTGGCAATGGACGGAAGCGGTGCAATCCACCCTTACGTGTCTTAACTTTTTCAATAGCAACGTGACCGAAAGTAAGAGCATCACGCACGATCAGCTTAAGGAATTCGCCGAACATCATGCGATCTTCGACAGGGGTTCCTTCTTTACGGCCGCAGTGGTAGATGAAGTCTTCTAATGCTGCAATTTCGCCAAGCTCATCTTGAGTGTACTCAGCGTTATGGTCTTTCTTAACAAAGCGGAAACCCATCTCATGGCGACGGTGCTCGGGACGCGAGAAGCGCAAAAGGGTATCAACACGGGCTTGGATGATCGATGAGACCAACCAGTCACGGATAGATACTTCTTTAAGCATCCGGTTAGTAAGACGCGACAGCTTGTGTTTATAGTTAACCTGAGTTGTCAGGTTGTCGAAGTACGGGTCATCGATCAGCGACTTACGACCGATGTCTTTAGAACCATCTGGAAGTGTGTTGCCATCCGGAAGAATGTCCGCAGTATAGGCACCTTGAACCATACCAGTAGGTGCAGTTGCAGGGGTTTCATTTTGAAGAGAAACGCCGTCTGCTTTAAGCAGCTCGTCAATTTCGCCCTTGATTTGTTTTTTGATCCAGTCGTCCCATAATGCCATGTAGCTATTCTACCTTATTACTCTTTGAAAGGTTGTCCTGCCACCAGAGCGGCTGAAGATTGCTATAATGACAAGCTTTCTTCACTTCTTCTTCATTCTGAAGATTAAATGCCGAAAGGGGCATTTTATGATCTATATGCCAGCCTCTTGACCCATAATTATCCCAAGTCATACCAGGTTGAAAATTTCTCTCAAGATGAAGTTTGAACTCTTCTAAAGAACAGCCTAGAAATGTTACAGCTATAGACGAAGATTGCTGTTTTAGTAGCTTACCCAACCTATGCCGCAAGTTTTTCTGTAATCGAAACTCTACATCGGTTTTTAATCTCTTAGAGCGATAATTAACTACTTTTTTAATTATTTCTTCTTTATTCTGCTGATAGTATTCAGCAGCATAAGCAAGAGCTTCTTCCTTATTCTCGACATACCAGTTTTTCTTTAATTGTGCTAATCTAGCCTCATTGTCGGCCCTATACTGTTTAGAATATGCGGACATACAAGACTTGCAGGTATAGCTGACACCATCAGGTGTTCTTTTATTTGTATAGAAATCTAACTTAGATTTTTCTTGATTGCAAGATGGGCAAAACTTCATAACTTAATAATACCATATAAACACTAAAAAGACCAAAGAAATCCTGAATTGCTTCCAGAGTCGTCGCCGCCATCATCGTCCAGTTCAGACTTCTTTCCTATCTTACCCATCTTAGAGGCGTCTTGCTCGTTCTGACTAAACGGGATTCCCTGTGTTGTGGCAAACTCTGCAGCAGTGGGTGTTCTGCTATATGTGCCATCATTGCCTCTAATGTCTGCGGATGTCTCTAGATCCATTCCGCCACCAAGAATAATTTGAGCTTTACCAAGGAGAACGCTGAGCGGATAACGCAAGGCATCTAACCAGTGATCGTTCTCAGTATCCGGTTGATCTGTAGGTTCGCCTGCAGCATCTAGCTTATAGTGATAAAGACTGAACTCAGATTGGATATGAGACGTAGTGTCTCGTGCCATAAAGAGTTTCGCTTCTTGTCCGCCTGGAACTTTTAAGAGCTTCTTAATGACTTGGATACCCGTCATGATTTCGGGTTTCTTCGCGTCATTATGTGCGGGCAGACCAGCTTTACGCATTTCCTGAATAGCGCCCTGATCCGCTTGGTCAGGAACATATAATTGGACGCGGTACTTATTGTGGTACTTAGTCTTAATATGGTGAATCCAAGTTGGAGACGAGATCTGGGTCATACCATCTGTCTTCACAATAAAGACGTTGTCGCGCTTATCCATAAAGAAAAATACGACGGTGTTAGGTGATGAATATCCCCAGTCAATCCCGGCGTAGCACGGAAGGTGCATCTCATGGCACTTTGCAACGAAGATATCGTGTGTGCACTCACCTGGGAACTCTTTACCAGTGAGAATCATCCACATCTGGTTCCAGTCCTTGATGTGAGTCTTCTCTTCGAATTCACGGTAGATGATGCCTTCAACTGAGGGCTTTAAATTCATGAGCTGAGCAAGTGCCCAGTCAGATCCACCGGTCTTAACCTTCTGGATCAAATCGACGTCCAGATTCTTAAGCATTGGTGATGTGGAAGTCTGTTTCTTAGCATCCGTCAAGCAGATAGAGAAGATAGGGCATGTGGCACAGCCAGTAAAGCCCTCATACATCGTGTAGTCTTTTTGTTTAACACGGTCCTTTTTCAAGAACTGTTCTTCAGTAAGGACCTCCATGACATCTTGGTTAACGAAGAGTGGAATTTTATCTGTTCCGGATCTTTCATCCGTGCAACGCTCTACGAACTCGAATGCAGTCCAGCGGCGGACAGTACGTCCTTCAGCTTCTGCGTTTTCAATCTGAGCATTCATCAAACCGTAACGAGTCTTACGAGTTGAGATACCTACGCGGAGCGCAGGCTTGCCCGGGCGTGAGTCAAGCATACCGTTGATCTCAGCGAAAGCTTTAACGCCCTCACCGGAAACGGTATCGATCTCATCGACAACAACTAGTGGAACGTGAGGTCCGTTACAAGCTTTAAGCGTACACGGAATAACCTCAAGCGTAATCTTCTCGCCCCCGATGTTGAAGAGACTCTTCGACATGTTGGCCTTCTCTAGGATCCGTTTGTCCTCGGGAATGTCATCTGGACAGACCAGGGGCTTCAGTTTGCGGTTGTAGAGGAAGTTCTTCTGGTACGCGTAACAACGTTCAGCCTGGTTAAGGATCGCACCTACGTGAACAACTTCACGCTGATTATGCATCAGCACCATGAGCTCGGCAATCGCCATACCGAGAGTCTTTCCAGATCCCCGACCAGCGACGAACAGTAATTCTTTAATCTTATTTGGGTTGTTGCCATTAACACAGATGTCGTACACTTCCCAGATAACCATAAAAGGATTGGTGTCGGAGTAACGAGAGACAGTGACATCTGGAAGTTCCAAGTTAAGAAAGTACTTAATCCACGCTTTTGCTTCTGCAGGTGTCTTGCAAGGCTTTAACAGAAGTTTTCTTTCCTGCTCTAGAGTTATCACCTTTTTAACTTTCTTTGCCATAACGTCTTCCTAAGTTTTGATCCCACCAAAGTGGTCTCAAATTCTTATAATGACAAACCTTTTTTAAGTCTGCTTCATTTTTTAGATCAACCTTAGATAAAGGGATTATGTGATCTATGTGCCAACCGTAAGTTGTATGATTGTTCCAACTCATTCCTGGCTCAAACATGTTCTCTAAATGTACTTTAAATTCTTCTACTGTACAACCTAAATGCTCAATAGATCCGCCGCCCTTAATCGCACTATTGAGTCTATGACGAAGACGATTTGCAAGCTTATAACAAACATCAGTTTGTTCTCGCTTGCGCTTTCTTTCAGCCATCTTCTCAGGAACTGATTTGTTATACTCAGACCTAGAAGTACTTTCTTTATCCCTATTGTTAACATAATATTCTTGCTTATAATGAGCAGAACATAAGCCTTTTGTCCAGGCCTGCTTCTCGCACTTACTGCAAATAATGTTAATTTTAGATCTTCCCATTATTCTTTACCGGAAGCCTTTGGAAGGGCGTCAGCCATCTTAGTGATGTCAAACTCCTCTTCAACTTCAACTTCTTCCCTATTTTGGGGAGCAGTTAGTGCCTCAAACATTGGAGATTTTTCTTTGCCCTTACCAGTTCCACCACCAGTTGCGCCAGCTACGATCTTATAAAGTGTCTCAGCGACATCCTTGTATTCTTTGATACTCGTAACTCGCATAGCAGGCTTGGGATTGTTAATAGGATCATGAACATAACGCATCATGGCCTCTAAGTGTTCCGTATTAGCTACGGCCATCATTGAGGTCAAGAAGTCAACCTGGTCTAGGACCGATTTAACCACTTTAGCGCGAACCCTGTCTTGGAGGGTGTGTTGCATCTTGTCGCGGTCTTTTGCCCAGCCACGAAGAGCTGCGGTAAGTGCAATTTGAGAAACTGGGTAATTTGGGTACTGTTGCGCGATCTTGGGGATCGAGTCACCCAAGAGGAACAGTTCATACAACTTGGCAGCCTCTAGATCGGCTAGGGCCCCAGCTGTTTTGTTCTTACGAAGATACTTTGTAGCGAGTTTGATCTCTTCTTCGCTTAAACCGTACTTTTCATCGTCTGTCAGGTTCTTCTTTAACGCCATTTTGAACCTTTAGACCAATTATCTTCAGCCCACATTGGCTGAAGATTGGTGTAATAACAAGCACTTTTTAGTTCTTCTGGGTTCGTTAAATCAAATGAACTTAAGGGCTTAATGTGATCAATATGCCATTTACCATAATTCGACCATGACATATCTGAAATAAATTGATTTTCTATATGCTTCTTCAGCTCTTCAATTGAACAACCTAAATCCGATATAGCAGAACCTACTTTTTGACCATTCTTAAGCGCATGACTTAATCTAGAACGAAGATTACTAGCTAATTTATATTGCGGATCTGACATACGTCTATTTTTAGAGCGTGCAGACTGTTTAACTCTAATTTTGACCCTATTATTATCTTTATAAGAAGACATAGCAGAAAGCAATAACTCTTTGTTATCTTCATAATATGAAGAGTAATAAGACTTTAAATAGTCTTTACGACAAGTTTTGCACTGATTTCGACCTTTATCAAAATCTGCACTACTTTTTAGTTGATTGCACTTTATGCACGGTTTGGCGGTATTCATTCCAAACCTTATTATACCTGATAGTTGCTATAGACTGCCTAATACGTACCTCACTGATACCTTTTATAACAGAAATTTGACCTGCGTCTAATCCGAGTGCTAAAAGACAAATTACTGAGCGTTCATAGTCTGTAAAGTTGGTGTGTAGGAAATTGGACATTTCGTCGGAGAGAGGGGTCTGGACCAAAGCCCATACTGCTTTGCGCAGCTCTAGATCATCGGAGTATTCCACTTGAGTTTCTGTCAAGCGGGCACTTAGCGATTCAACGGGGGTTCCACTGAGATAGTGGACCCATAAATCTTGACGCGCGTCTTCGTTGTTAGTCAGGCAATTGATTAGATTGCTGACTTCTGCCGTCGGTTTCACTTTTATCTCCGAGTCCTTCTACATAGCTGTTGAAGTCCACGGTTTGTACGGTAACGCTCCATTTTGGGCCGCAGTAGTCTTTAACAAAGGTGTTAAGGATCTGTCTGAAGTCTAGAGCTCCCTCTTTCTTGAGGAGTCTCTTAAAGCGCCACATCCCAAACAGGGTGGTGGACTTGGAGAGAACCTCGTATTGTGCAATCTTTTTAAGAAGTTTTGCTTCGACATAAATCTTATAATGAACGACCTTATTGTCGCCAGTTAGATCCAGATCAAGCTCAACAGCTTGCACTTCCTTGTGAACGATAGATCCACAAAGAAACAGTTGGTTTTTGATATCGTCAGTAATCAAGCCGTTGTTCAATAGCCAGCGACGCTGGTCGACATACTCCTCCAAGTTTACTTCTTTGTTATCCATACTAACTCCTAAGGGTGTTCTCCACCTGACTTCATTATACCAGAGCGGAGAAGCTTATATTTTGTTCTTCTTGCTCAGATTTATACTAGGATGAAGTAATTGAAGGTTCCAAGGCACATGTAAGCCAGAACAGTTAACACCTTGAAGTGGTATAATATGATCAACGTGAAATGGTTGACCGTCTTGGTTTAGCCACGCTAACTCTTGTGCCAAAATATAAAACTCTTCTATGTCTTTATTGTGTTGCTCGGTCAACCACAATGGGGTTGCATTTAATAAAGCTGCCCTTCTTTTAGCGGCAATAGCATTTATTTTAGTTCTATTATTAACCTTATAGAGCTTACTATAATTACTTTTATGATCGCGATTTTCGTCATACCATAAAGCATCTAACTTAACTTTCTCAGCTTTATTTTTATTGCGATATTTTCTTTTTATGACTTCAGATTTTTCTTTATTATTGTGCGCCCAGAGACTATTTTTCTCATTCAGTCTTTGCTTATTTCTTTGATAATAGGCAGCTTTATATTCCGAATAGTTGCCCATTATCACCTTGAACTTCTTTAGCTATTTTCTTTAATTCATCTTTGTCAATCGATCCACTGTAGACTTTATCTATATATTCGTTCACAATATGAGATAGTGACAAAGCTTCGATACGAATCTGACGCTTCTCTTTGTCTGTAAATACGGGCTTGACTTTCACGTCACGACCTGTTGTTAAACTTTTCCCTTTTTTAGATCCAAGATAACCAAGCAGTTCTGCTTTTGGTCCTGTAATCTCTACGACCCAATGATCAACGTCATTTAAGGTCTGCATTAAGTCTTCATGTACGTCGGCAACTGAGAATGAAGGAGAAAGTTCATATTTGACACCGCGCCACATCGGAAGCGGACACGCTATAAACTCTTCGCCATACGTGTCCGTATCGAAGATGCTTACACCTTTAATTTGATTAATGTCTGAAGCACTCTGAGAAAACGGGCTACCAATATAAATGACCTCTGGTCCTCCGCGTTTGCCACTGTCCAACCTCTGGCGCTTGTGGATGTGTCCTGAGATGATGATCTCTGCACCAGCAACGCTGCTCGCATCGACGCCATCTTTCGTGGTAATGTCTCCGAAATCTGCGCCTTTGAAGGTTTGGTGCGCGACACAGATCGGGAGTGTTTGTTTGGGGAATTCTTCGGGGTTGTGGACATAAGGTACGAAAGTCATCCCGTGTAAGTTAATAAGTTCATCCACTATGGTGAACTCCTTAATCTTACCTTTAAGATGCTTAAGTGCGTGGTACTTGTTGTCGTTGGGTTTATATGAGCAATGGTTGCCAACCACATATATATAGGGCGCAATTTTAATCGCTTTATCAACATGTAACATGAATTCTGTCATTACCTCAGATCGAACAACTGCGTGTGTATCGAAGGTATCACCTAAGTTAACAATTATGTCAGGTTTTTGATCAATTATTACCTGATTTATCCAAGTAAGAAATTGTTTGGCTAAATCAAAGCGATTAATTTTAAGATGCATGTCTCCAATAAAAAGAACTCTAGCCATTGTGTTCCTTTAAATATTCATGTAAGCGATTTGCAAAGTCAACATTATCATCTATAAACCCTAATGCAGAATTACATCTAGCACACAATAGTTTTCTTATTTTACCGGTTTTATGACAATGATCTACACATAGATCTCTAGGCAGTTCATCTTCGTTTTTAAAACAAATAGCACAGCAATTGTTTTGTTGAGATTTCATAAGATCATATTGATTTATATCAATGCCATAGTTAAATTTTAATCCACTGTTTTTAACAGATCTAGGATTGCTGGAAACATAGTTCTTCTTATTTAATCTCATCTGGTCTCGATTGGATTCTCTATAGCTCTTCTCATGCTCAGTATGACGTTCTGAATTTGCCTTATTCCAACGACTAGCTTTAGCTTTATCACAGGTCTTGCAAATTGATCTAAAACCACCAGAGGCGTTCTTATCCTTGTAAAATGATCCTGGCTGTTTACACTTAGAACACTTCTTCATCATTACCTTCTAATATTACTAGATCCTCAAATGCCTTGTCAACTCGCAAGCGCTCTTGGTCATTCCAGAAAATGGGGTCTACGCCATTGTTAATGAACGTATCAAAGTCCTCTTTGCGTCCAACAAGAATGAAATTCCTAAACTTATGAATACACTCGACGTGGAGACTTCCTGCATGGGTCATTATACTGACGATGGATTTTCCAGTGGGCATGGCTCCTGGAGTATGATATCGCTGACTTGACATCATTGACTTTTGCAACTCTGCATATAAGTCAATACTAAGATAAACCATCGTAGGAACTTTGCCAGCTTCCCATTCTTCATTTGCACGACGGTTGATTTCTTCTAGACTGATGTCGGAGGTTTCACACCACTCTTTAGAACTATTTCGCATACGTGGTCTAGCCTTTCTACGTGTTCGTAGGCAGACCAGGGATCGGTCGCTACAGCACATACGCCGTGACGATCTTATTCTCACAGTTCTAGATTGATATCGTCCAGTCCATCGCCTGCTTCAATAACTGTTCCTGAAGCATCAAGCTCTACAGGAGCATCTTTGTGGGAGTAGCAAGCAGCCAAGATCTCGTCTTGAAGAACCTTAGATCCTTGTACCAAGGCAAGTGCATTATCTTCACCTTTGATAGGTGGATGTTGACCAATAGCCCACATTGAGTTATTTGGCTTGCCAGTATTCTCACTGATTGGATGATAGATCACACCAAGCGACTTACCTAGTTCAAAGATCTCCGAAGCGGTGTCGACAACTCCGTTTTCGTAATGCCAAGTAAACTGTGCAGTGCGGGCCGGTGCACCTAGACGATTCTTTTTAACTTTGATACGAACCTTATGACCGGTCTGTTGAGCTCCACCATGAATGTTCTCGCCAGATTCAAGGACTCCAGCTTTGGTATCAAGCTTAACAATCTCTAACATGATGTCTGCAGCATGCTTCAGAGCACGACCTTCTGTGATGACATACGGGTTACGTAATGCCTTCATCGGATCGATCTCCATAGTTACCTGTTGGATAAAGAATGTAGCGAGATTAAACTCAGCAATGACCGGAATAACCAGTTTCAGAGTCGATGGAAGGTATGATGCACCAGTTCCACCCATCTTCTGATCTGTAGTCTGCTTCATGTTGGTCTCTTTAGGATATCTAATTGCCTTAATACTATCAATAACGATACCGCGGATTGGAGCTCCTTCTTGGAGAGCTTCGAGCATCTCGCCGCCAATGTAGTCAAAGATTTTAAGGGGGTCGTTTGATTTTCGTACCACAAGTCGCTTAGGATCGCCACCAATCTTGAGAAAGAGAGGGAGGTTAAATGAGAACTCAGCGTCAAACCAGATGAAGATTCCATCTTTATCCTTTGCTTGCTCGTCAGCGACCGCCATCATGGCAAGGAGTGATTTACCAGAAGATTCTGGTCCATATAGAACAGCCACTTTACCTGGCTGAAAGCCTCCGATTCCAGTGGCCCAGTTCAACGATGGCGAACGGGTTGGAATTACAGGAGGAAGCTTTGTATTTAGATTGGCTGCTACCACACCGAAATCGGCTGTCAGCTTACTCATCCATTTAGACATGTGTATTCTCCATTTTATTATATTTTACAATATTGTCTTTAGCCCATAAAGGCTGAAGGTTAGTATAGTGACAAGCCATCAGCAGTTCTTTTGTGTCGCTTAAATTAAACTTACTCAATGGCTTGATATGATCAATATGCCATTTTCCATAGTTATCCCAAGTCATGCCTAAAGTAAACTTAGATTCAAGAAAGCTTTTTAATTCTTCTATTGAGCAACCTAAATCCTTAACTGCAGATATATTACTTGTTATAGCTTTACCTAGTCTAGTTCTAAGATTATGAGCAATCTTGTTTTGAGGCAAAGATAGGTAGTTAGACATGTAATTAGTATCCTTGCGCCAAGAGCGTTGACGCTCTAATCTTTCATTTAATCTAGGTTTTTTGTATGCTTTGCCATAATCTAGAGTGCACTTTTTGCACCACGAACTATGGCCATCTGCATACTTAGCCCTAACATAAAAATGTATGTACTCTTTATTAAGAGCACACTTAGAACACACCTTCATCACATACCTTCGTATGCAGTCATGTGAGTATCCCCGTAAACAATCTTCTTCAGATCGTCGTGGGCTTGTCGCAGAACTGATAATTTGTTCTTCATTAATGCTACCAATGCCTCGGTCATAGCCTTCTTATCTTTCGCTTGAATAACGAGTTCGTCGATGTCGACGTAACGTTTACAGGCTTCAGATGAATACTTAATACCTTTGGATTCTAAATAGGCAGGAGCATGTTCCAGATATGCAACGGCTTCAGCATGTTCCAGCTTGGCCTTTGCTTTTGCGTCTTCGCGGACTGCACGAGCTAACAACTCACCTGCCAAGTCTTGTCCTTCGATAAAGTCCCTAAGATAAGTTGCCCCCATCATTTTATTGATGGAGGCGAGCTCTTTAACTTTAGCGAGGTAGCCGGCAAGCTGAGTGACGTCGATTGTCGCCACTTGCTTTTCAGTACTCATTGTGTCCCCTTACGAGTTTAGAAGCGCGTCAGCTTCAGCCAAGAAATCGTCATCTGCAGCAGCTGTTGCTTTTGCAGTAGCGCGAACTGGCTTCGCTTGAACTTCTTCCTCTTCGTCACCGTCATCAAGACGGATCGATACAGGCTTTGTACCTGCTGACTTAGCAGCCACTTTTGCAGGAGCTGGTGTTGGGGCGAGAACAACGCGTTCGAAAGCGTTAAGGTCTGCATCTGGGCAGAGATCAACGATAGTTTGCATGTTTGCCTCGAGGATCTCAGCTAATTCGTCATACGATTTAACTTGGTAAACTGAACCAAGATCGTAAGCCAAATCATCGTAGCTTTCAACAACTGAATCAGGGAGCGGCGAACGATCATCTTCGAAAGTGATCTTGCCTGTAGCAGATTTAGTTTTAGTTTGGAATTTCAAAACATCGTACTCAGTATCGCGGCCTTCGCCAGTACGAGTGATGTTGAACCATACACCAGAATCTGTGTCTTCAGAATTCAAAGACGTAGGATCTTGGTTGTAGTCTTTGATATACGTGGTCATCAAAGCTTTCATCTTTTTCTGAGCAGTTGATTTCAACTCCAACAGACCAACATCGCCAGCACGGTCAGCCGCGTTGTAGATATAGACAGTCTTAGGATTCATGTTAGAAATCAAGCTGTTAAGAGACTGGAGACGAGCCTTTTGGTCTTCTTCAGAAACACCAGCTGCTTGCAACTGAGATTTCAAGACTTCAGCTTTTTTCTTCAATTCACCAACGTACTCAGTGATCGGGCAACGCTTTTCGCTTGTCATTGACGAAGCAAAAGGACGTGAACGTCCAGACTCAGGGTCTTGTAATCCCCAGATGATCTGCCATTTGCGATATGGGTAGCCGTTAGATGATTCGCCGAAGGGCGGGAGAATGCGGAAAATGTTATTTCCGTCTTTTACTTTATGGCGCTTCCACTCACGACGAGTTTTAAGCGAATCCATATTAATTTTGATCTTGCCTGTAGACATAGATACTCCTTCAAGGGGTTACTGTTTTGTTATCGGCCATAATTGGCGTACTTATATTATACCAGAATGTTATACAGAACGAATAATTATTAGCTATCCGCCTGATTTTTCTTAGCTTCTGTCTTTTCTTTATGTTTGCCGTGATGTTTGTTTTCTTGTGGAACTTCAGCAGTTTCTTGGCTTAGACCATTGCGAGTAAAGATGTCAAATTGACCATCAATATTCGAGTCAACATAGATAACTCTGTCGGCATCAGTTGGACGCGAACGAACTTTCTCTTCTAAATATTTAGCAAGAAGATGTGAACAATCCGAGCGAATTGCACGAAGGATAATATCATTAACTTCTGAGTCAAGTGAAGCTTTGATTCCAGTATAGAGATGGTACTTAACTCGGTTACTATGTGGATTAGTATTTCCTGCATCATAAGCCTCACCAATAGAGTTCATGATTGCATCAAGATACATACGCTCTGTAAGACCTGAGCGCGGCTTCTTAGCTTTGTGAAATTCAATTTGGGGAATGAAAGAAGGGGTATCAATAAGATACTCACCTTTCTTTAACTCAGTCGGCACTTCTTTAACTACTACAAATTTTGCCATTCAGTTCTCCTTGAAGTTATCATTCTACTTTGTCAATTTCTACGATGTCGAAGCCCAAAGGCGTCTTCCATCCTGATTTAAGAGTTCCACGAACGTATACAATCGTATCTTTATCCCAGCCGAATGCTTTCTTCTGGTCCCAGATAGTAGCTTCGATCATATTGTAGCCATCAGAAAGCATGACGTTAACACGATGCCAAGGTCTGCCAGATTTCTTAGATACTCCCTGCTTGTAAGAGCTAGAGTCAAAGAGAAGAATCATTGCAACTTCTTTTTCATACTTCTTCTTTAAGAAACCTTCAGCTACCTTTACGGATCCCAATACATAGCAGTCTTGATCAGAACCCTGTGCTGACTTCATAAAGTATGGAATACCCTTGCGACCGGTCGACGTGAGTGCAGGCCAACGTCCCTCAAGGATCTGACCTATCTTTGGATCCCCCATCAGATAGCGGTTAAACGAGCTGTTATATTCCTTCTCTTGGAGGAAGACTTTAATTGGATCAAGCTTGTACATATCGTCTTTAAAAGTCGTCTTAGACTTACGATTGCGCAAGTAACGATCCATGAGCTCATAGCGTCTTTCGATATAGTCTTCGATTGTGCTATCCATTAGATCATCAGCTGCACGAGCCTTTATAAGTGCCGCGATCGACCCAATATTGACTTTCGTGTGGTTGATTCGAGCCGTGAAGTCTTCAATTGAGCTAAACGGACCTTTTGATACGATTTCATTGACGACTGCAGGCCCAACAGATTTAATAGCTGAAATAGGTGCAACAATCCTTCCGTTCTGGATCGTAAAGATACGCTCAGGGGTCTTGAGGCTTGGAGCTGTGACGATATCACCAAGGTAGGCGATATATCTCTTGATCTTGTCATTGTTTTCTTCATTGTTTAGAACCGCCGTCCACCATTCGAGCTTGTAATGGTGCTTCATGTAAAGTGTGATATAGCCCAATTCACCGTACGCATGGCTATGTGATTTATTGAACGAATAACGAGCAAATGCTTGAATCTGTTGACAGATTGTCTCAATAGCCTCTTGTGACCAGCCGCGAGCCGTACAGCTCTCACGAATCTTAGTAAAGGTTGCCATGATCACTTCATGCTTCTTCTTCGCAATCGCACCACGAATCAAATCTGACTCTTCCCAGCTATATCCAACGATATCCACTAGAAATTTCATGATCTCTTCTTGGTAAACAAATACACCATTCGAGGGCCCTAGAATTGATTCTAGGTCTTCATGTAAGTATTCAACCGAACGCTTTCCGTTACGAATATCCATGTAGTATTGAGCTGCTGTAGTATCGTAGAGTGGTGCATCCAAGGCACCTGGACGAAGAAGAGCAGTCATTGCAGAACAGTCAGCCCGATTAAGCGGTGCAAACTCTGGTGCAAACCCTTTGACCAATTCAGTATTGAACTGGAAGCTAGAATCTGTATCTTTATTAAAGAAGTCAGTGAAGACACCAGGATCTGAGTCTGGAAGACGATAGATCAATGGAATTCCTTGTTCTTTGACACGGAAATCTACCCCATGGTTCTTCATGATGAGGTCCATCGCATCGGATACCATGTTGAGGGTGTTAATACCCAAGATATCAGCTTTGACCATTCCGCATTTCTCAACCATAGTGGCATTGAACTGCGTGACCATGATCTCGCCCAATTCTTTATCGGAGAACATCATGGTAGGAACGCGACCGTCTGACAGATCCAGAGTGGAGATAACGAAAGCCGAAGCATGACGTCCCCAACCAGCGATGGCACCGATGAGCTTGTTTACGAGCTCTTGGACTTCCGGGCGCTGTTGGAAGAAGTTCTTTAAGATAGGCTTCTTGTCAACTTCACCTTCGTGATCCACATCTTCTTGATCAGTGTAACCGTATAGGAAGTCGTGCTCGTCGACACCCTGTGGAGAGTCATCAATTGCTTCGCAAACAGCTACAATCTCAGGATCCTTACCACCACGACCGTAGAGCGAGTACATCGCATCCTTGATGGCTTTTTTGGTCTTCATCTTAGAGAACGTAGACATCTGTGCAAAGCCCAGACCGTATTTATCTTGTAAATACTTCATGACCAGCGGACGAGCGCGTTTCGCGATATCTAAGTCGATATCTGGGAACGATCCTGCACGAATACGAGCATGACTTAAGAAACGTTCGAATGGGAGGTTGTAACGAACTGGATCAACGTGAATGATATTTAAGTAGTACGAAAGGAGCGATCCACCAGCCGAACCACGGGCAATACCTTGCATCAGGCCAGAAGAAGTAGCGTAGGCACAGATATCTTCATAAACTAAGAAGTACGGAATGAAGTTTAGCGTGGCGTTCTTCATAATGACGTCAACTTCACGTTTGAAACGCTCTACATACTCCGGAGTGTTGTTCCAACGTCCGTGTTTCTGGATCTTCTGCATCATTACATAGTAAGTCTGCATGTTGTAATCGTCAGTCTTTGCTACGATTTCAGCAGGGATCTCGATCTTAGGTAAATGAAACTCATGCTTGATATTAATAGAAGCGGCTGCTTCCATGATCTCATGGGTATTTTTAATCATTTCCGTGAAAGCGGCTTCCGTTAAATTATCACTGAGATGGCCCTTTAAGATTGAATACATCTCTTGAGAGCGAGTTACGTGACGCGATTCAAAGAAGTAACGACCATCCTCGTAGGCATTACGAGATACGCAGTCTTGCACGATCTTGTCAATAGGGTCTATAAAGTGAGCATCTGATACGGGAACCATCTTGATGCCAAATTTACGAGAGCACATCTCGTAGAACATGTTGATTTGCTTCTGGATGTTACCACCAGTGATGTTATAACCACTGAAACCGATCGATGAATCGAAGTTCTTATATACGTCTAGGGCAGCAAGTTCAAGACGGATATCGAGGTTAGCATGTAGGTATTGAATCAACTCTGCGGCCTGGGAGAGCTGCCTAGATACCAGGAAAGGAGTGATTGGTCCGTTGACACCTGGAATGCCGAAAACCAGACCATCTTTAAGACGAATAACTTCTTCCAAAGAGACGACCGGCATCTCTTGCGACGAGATATCGATACGATTGTTCCAGCCGATAGATGCAAGCTTGGTAAGGTGTTTGTATCCTTGGTTCGATACGGCCCAAGCTGACAGATAGAACATCTGTTCGCCATGTTTTACGTATAGGCCGGAACCAGGTATACCAACAGGCTTGTTAGTTAGAAGTGCTGTACCTTCCTTCTTTCTTGATTCGTTTTCTTTCTTAAAGATGCCTGAAATATCCATTGTGTCGAACAACGATGCAGCATTACCGTGATCTACGAATGCCAGACCGGGAACGTTGTTGTCGCTTGCCCAGATAGCCCAATCCTTTACGGAATTTAGCGAGTCTGTGTGAGAGAACATCGAGTGAATATGTAATTGTGCAGGCTCAGGAAACGATACATCGAGTAATTGATGTTCTTCCATCACGAAGACTTCGGTCTCGCCGAGCATATCAGAGAGTATTTTATCTACCTTAATCGTTGCTTGAATATCACTGAGAGCGTCATGGGCGTTGATTGCAATGCCAAAATGCGCTGCAAGGGTAGCTAATTTGATGTTCGGAGTAGGCAATTGTGCCTTAAGTTTCTTTGCCCGTTTCATCGTATCGCGGATATCGCCGGTGAACAACTCTAAGAAATCAGACTCGCGACCAACCTTCTTGAAGAGTGCAGCTATAAAGTCTTTATCAAAACCTACGTTGTAGCCAGCGATGATGAATCGGCAGTTGAACTGCTTGGCGAACAAGACGAGGTTGTTTACCATCACCTGGGCAGTCTGCTGTTTCTTTAAGAAATCAACGGTAAGGCCGTTGACAGCAAGTGCCCCCATATCAATCTCGTTATAGTCGAGAGGTTGGCAGTATTGGTTGAAAGTGACCGCTTGCTCTTCGCCGCCTACAACCGCTACACAAGCAAGCTGGACGATGTCGTTGCGTAAAGAGTCGAGACCCGTAGTCTCGCCGTCAAGCCACAAATAATTAACGGTATTGCGCAAAATTTTCATGACGCAATTATACAAAAGAAAAAGGCACCGCTTTCGCGATGCCTTCTAATGCTTTATTGTAATGTGAGTCTTATGTTGTCTGGAAGTTGAATACGAGATTGATGCTCGTAGTAATCGTGTCCGATACGTTCAGTTGTGCCGAAACTTCATAGTCATAAATTTCCTGATCGGCCATGCCAGCTTGAATTCCCGAGAGATAAGCTTGGAGCAATAAGTTTGTACTCTGTAAAGGAGTAGCACCACGTTGGTAGCTTTGATATCCTGAGGGAGTTGAACTGCCTTGCGGCTGTGACATATTGCTATTGCAGCTTGACATCGAGTTTCCACGAAGTGCAGACGGCTGATAGGTAGTTGGCAAAGTAAGGGTGAATTGGGTTTGTCCAACACCAGCTGCGGACAGCAAAGCTGCGCGGATAGCTGAGTAGTTACCAGTTGCAGCAGTACCAGCTTGAGCGACAGAAGCATTTGCAGTGCCCCAGCCAGAACTCAAAGTGATGTGCGTTCCTACAACCAAAGGAGCAGACGTCTCAAACTGCAGAGCGTTACCGATCTGAGTAATAACGAAAGGGGCTGTAGAGATGGCAGTTACAGCAGCTGCGATATCAGAAGCAGCCTGCATTGAACTATCACCAGGAGCAACAGGAACTTGGATAAGGGTACGGCCTGCACCAGTTGGTGCAATCTCGCCAGCAACCGAGATCCACATGCGGTATCCAATACCAGGTGCATCTAGATCAAAGTAGATTCCAGCTAAACCAGAACCTGCGCCCATGTTGGCACCAGAACGGTCGCCAAGGCTAAGTACCGAGATCTCCGTGTTACCGGATCCAACAAAAGCGACGCCTGCTTGAAAGGCGTCATTAAGGGTCTGCGTCAGACCCGTTTCACCATTAAAATAATCGGTTTTTAAACTCATAGAGCCTCCATGAAACTATGAGTTCATTCTATCAGGAGTTAGCACCTGAGCTAGGATTCACTTCGCCGTCCTGGATTTCACTGATCTTTTCCAAGAGGAAGTTGATCTTAGATTTCTCATACTTAATAGCTGAAGTATAGGCGCTATTGATATCCTTAACGATCTGCTTAGCAGCAGTGAGCTTTTCATCAGCCTCACGCTCTTGTTCGATCTCGCGGATCTTCTGGGTCGATTCTACGATCAACTGACCAGCTGCGTCTTCGTTGATGTCTTCGTGGTTATCCATGAACGATTTAGTGAGGCCTTTAGTTTCTGACATGTTAGCTCCTTTTGGGTTTCAAAACATCTTTCAATTTCATGGCTCTTTCTACAACGGATTCTAAACCGATAGTCTTCTTCTTGGCCGTGAATTTAGAGAGCTGCTTTAATAGGGCCTTAGGTTCTATGATGAGGATTGGCCAGCGAGCCTCGATGTTGTCCAGCTCTGCAGTATACTTTATAAGCAATCTAGTAATACGTTCTTCTTGGGTCTTCTTGTCGTGGCAAGGATCACAAATGCGCTGTAGATTGCTCTTGTCACACCATAGGCGAGCTATAAATTCGTCCCACGACTGCTTGCCATGATCTACAGAGATAACAGGAATCTTGTGGTCTACTGCCATCTTGGATGTAGAGACCCACTCATCACAGACTTGACATTGACGTTGTACCCAGTCTTTTTTATGGCGACTACCATCTTTGTTAAACCTTGGCACTTGTCTTCTTGAAGCAGCCATAACCTCTTGAACTATAGGCGAACGACTGAATGCTCTTCTTAGAGCACCTCGTATAGCGGCTTCCTGGTTATACGGCGGGCGTTTTTTCATAAAGCTCCAGGTATTCAACCAGTTTTAAAGCATTGGATTTACTGTCTTTTAGTAGACCAATAGCCATATTACACTTATAACAAAGAAGACCACGGACTTGTCCATTAGCATGATTATGATCTAATGCTAACATACGACCCTTTAAATTCTCATTCTGAGGCTTGCTGCAGATGGCACATTTACCGTCTTGCTTTTCAAACATGGTCTTATAGGTCTCAAGAGTTACGCCATACTTAGTTTCTAGACTATTATTTTTTACGTAATCGGGGTTACGTAACTTCCAAGCAGTTGTTTGAGCTTTACGCTTGGATCCAGTAGACTTATAGATCTCTAAATTATATGAACGAGTGCAAGTTTTGCACTTGTGTTTTAATCCACTAGGCAAACTTGAATCTTTATAGAATTGTGATTGGTCTTGCTCTATGTTACAAGTATTACATCTCTTCGCCATGCTAAGAATATTATACTTAAATGTCTGAGGGCTCTGTCGGCTCTAAATACCACTGACCAGTTTGTGAGTCAGCTTTAGCAACCAAGGTCTTTGCGCCTTTAGTTGACATAGATCCGTTCTTGATTTGCTCTGCAATCTTCTTTGGATCTTTCTTAGAATCTGGACCTTGACCGGCACCGATCTTAGGTGCAGTAGTAGAAGCAGGAGTCATGGATGGTTGGGGCGGAGCTTTGATAGAAGGCAGTTCGGGAAGCTTAGGTGCAACAGGCGGATTCAATTTCTTGACCGCTTTAATAGCCTTCTGAAGCTCTTCTAGTTTCTTGTACAGTTCATCCATGACTTAGATTATACTAGAATTCTAGGTTGATGACGGAGATTTCATTCCTTAGTTCAACCTTAAATGACTTAGTAAATTTGGCCTTTGCCTCTGCAGCGTGATCAATAACAAAGATCTGGCGAGTGCGTGCCAGGGTCTCTAACAGATCAATCACTATCTCGCGCCCTGCTTCATCCAGACCATCAAATGGCTCGTCGAGGATAATAGGGTTAAGGGTCATTCCAAACTGCGTCTCAAGGACCTCTAGGAGCGCGAAGTCGACACATAGAGATAGGCCCTTCTGTTCACCACCAGATAGTGATCCGACCGATACGTCTTTGCCATTCTTCATCAGGGTCTCTGAGAACTTAGCACTAATCTCGCCCTTACCGTTCTCTTTGAAGGAGTTAAGTACGTATGTCATTGTGGGAGACAGAATATCCACGTACTTCTGAATGATCTCGTTGAATGAATCGACAATAGAATCCAAGACATAGGCCTGAGCACCTGTGGGAGAATAGATGTTCGACAGCGTCTTGTAAACCTCTAATTGTCGCTTATTTGCACTAATATTAGTGACTAACTTTGATACACTTGCTTCCAAGGTCTCGATCTTGTTCTGTAAATCAGCGTTACTATTTAGTTTTAAACTCAGGTTTTCGACCTGTAAATTTTGTGTTCTTACAGACGCTTTAAGTTCTGAGAGGCGAAGTTGAGCAGCTTGATAGTCAGCACTATCTTGTTGCTTCTTCTCGCGCAGCCTACGAGCTAAGTCAGTTACACCCTGCTCCTTGAGCACAATGGCATCAGTCTCATCGATCTGCGTCTTTACAGATGCAGCCTTATCCTGTACCTTCTTTTGATGATCGGCATGTGCTAGACGTGCCTCTGCTGTGTCTAATGATGCGCCACATTCGCCGCAGGCAGCATCAGAATTATAATCGCCAATCGCAGAGCGAAGCTCACGATAACGATCATGTAGCATTCCACGCTTGGCTTTGGCCTGTGCAATCTCGGACTGTTGCGTGCGGATCTTATCTTCGACAGAAATGTATTTAGATAGGTCAGGTTTTGTAACCTGGGCCTGTTCTAAGATTTCCTTTTCAAGATCTGCAATCATGAGGATGTATTGATTGATCTTCGTTTGTAGCGAAGCAGTGTCAACTAAAGATTCCTCGTATGCCTGAATGCGGGAACGAGTAGATGCAAGCGAGCGGTCGTCTACTTCGACTGCTGCTGAAAACTTTTTAATAAGGTCATCGATGAGCTTTTTGCCGGACCCAAACTGGTCAAGATTGAGAAGCTGAAGGAGGAACTCTTTCTTAGCCGCATCAGGGGAACTAAGGAATCGGATAAGTTCTCCACTATTTGATTGAGGCGTATAGATTGTAAGAAGGAACTGTCCATAGCTGAGTCGAATAAAGGACTCAAATTCTGCTTGGGTGATGTCTTGTGGAATCCCATTTTTTGAGAAGATAGCTCCCTTAGGACGGCTTCGTCGAACGGTCCAGATATCCTCACCACATAAGACGCTAGCCTCCGCGAAGCCAGTCTTGCATCCTCTTCTAAGAATTTCACTTGCAGTAATTTTTCTAGGAAGTTTATCATACAGAGCAAATGACAGCCCATTGAATATAGCTGTCTTCCCGGCCCCGTTGGCTCTCTGAGTGTCATAATTCCAACCTTCAACGAGCACAAGACCCGTGTCTTCAAACTTTAGAGAAGCCTGCTGAATACTAAGAATGTCTTGGATCTCTAATGATAAAACACGCATCGCATGATTATACTAGCGCTTGGACGGAGCCTTAGGCACAACTAGCTCACCTTTGTCATTGTAAACAAGCCAGCCTTCTTCAAGGCAAGTCTGAGTTGAATATGTCTGAACAAGACGAGGTACTTCTACTTCCCAGAAGTGATCATCCTTACGTTTTTTCATTACGAGTTCATGGTCTTTTCCCCACTTACGATTAGTGTAGGAATCAACTACTTCACGGACTTCTGTTTCAGCTTGGATATTGGGCATGTTGCGAGACATCTCTTCCTTACATTCCGGACAAGGCAATACCTCAACCGTTGATGGAACATACCGATGTCCCGTGTACTCGCACTTAGGGCAGACGAACTGATACTTAGGCATTAGAACCTCAGACCGATACCAACACCAACACGGTTATCAGCGTTTTGATCGCTAGATGGACCTTTGACTTCGCCTTGGATACCCAAGAAGACTGGACCCCAAAGATCAGCAGTACCGTGAACATAATAATCTTTGTCGTTCATGATACCGATTTCAACTCCAAAATGCTTCTCGTTGACAGTAACCGTCTTACTCTTCTCAAGAGTTTGAATGGTCTGCTGATACTGTTGCTCTTTAGAAGCAAAGTCCTTCTGCATCTGAACAGTCTTCTCATCAGTGGTCGAAGAAGAACTGTCGGTGTTCTCAGTGGTGTTTTTCACTGTAGTTTGGTGAACCTCAATAGTGCCGTCAGGACGAGTAATCTTTTCGTAGACAACTTTAGAGTGACTGCTAAGATCAGTTACTTGTGAAGTCAAACTAGTGATCTTCTCTTCCGACAGACTCTTATATTGAGAGAACTCCGTCTTCATCTGAGAGATCTGTTGTTCGTACTTAGCAGACGTCTTCTCTTCAATCTTTTTAGTCGGATAGAAGATGGCGCCAACCGTGATTCCCACGAATAGAATTAAGATGTAGCGAACCCAGATATTCTGGAGTGCTGCAGCTGGATTTAAGGTTGGCAGTTCCATATTTATTCCTTCTTCAAATATTCAGCTGCTTTAATTAACAGCTCTGGTGAATCTCTAAAATGACCTAGCCCCTGATTACACCAGTTACAGAGTAGTCCTCTAACTTTACCTGTCACATGATTATGATCTATGCTAAGCATCTTAGTTCTAGCCACACCAGTATCAGTTCTCTTACAGATCGCACAAGCCGATCCTTGTTCTTTATACATAGTCTGAAAGGTTTCCTCAGTCAGACCGTATTTAGATTTCCTATAGCCTTTATCTCTATGCTTAGAACCACAAGGTTTACAACGATAAGACTTACCTAATGGCCTATTCTTATCGTTATGAAACTCCTCTAATGGTTTAGAAGTCTTGCAAACACCGCATGTCCTCATCACTCTTGTCCAACGTGACCTGTACTTGCAGACATCATTTCCTTAAAAGCACCTTTCGATAACTCAAGTTGTTGTTCTAAGCCAGCATTACGTGGAGAAACTACTATTCCGCCCAATGTAGTTAATAGTGCAGCTACTGACAGGGCGTTACCAATTGTTACGCGGCAGACCTTTGCAGGTTCGATAATTCCGGCTTCAATAGGGTCTACGATCGCATGAGCTTGAGCATCGAAGATCTTCTTTGGAAGACCGTTCTGTGCCAAGAAAGCATCTTGGATCATCGGCCAAATCTCTTCAACAGACTCACCGCAGTTGTCAAGCAACAGGTGAAAAGGCTGTTTTAATGCATTTGCCATGATTCCCCATGAAGGTTTCCGCTCTGGGTGATGTTCAATCATGTCTGCAAGTACAAGCTGAACTGCACAACCGCCAGGCAAGATGCCTTCAGCGATAGCAGATTTCACCGCTTCAACCGCGTCTTCAACGCGATCACGTTTTTCACGAGCTTCAAGATCAGAGCCACCGCCGACCCAAATAGTCGAAATACCGCCAGTAAGCTTACCGATAGCGGCCTTAATATGCATCTTATCAAAATCAGAGGGAGCCACATCCATAAGATGTTTAAGTTCAGCCAGGCGAGAGTCAATTCGCTCAGCGTCAGGTATTCCCTGAACGACAGATTCATACATGCCAACTTTAGCAGAATCAAATGCGCCAAAGCCAGACGCTCGGTCTTCCGTAATAAACTTTTCGAGGGATCCGGGGTCATAGACCGTAGCTCCAGTGTATGCTGACATGTCCAGCAAGAAAGAGGAACGTGAGTTTGCGACACCCGACATTGGAGTCTTTACTGGAACGACTGTGTAACCGCCCTTTGTAGTCTTGGCGAAAGCTTCCATAACAACATCAGCAAAGCTGTGTGCGAAGACCATAATAGGAAGACCATAGAGTTCGGTACCTTCGATAGTTGCTTGGATCGCTCCAGGTACTTTAAGATCATTGAGGGATCCGTCATATAAGAATGCTAATCCGTGGTCCATCTTGACCTGTTGCAAACCTTTATCATTGATGAAGACTCGACCAATAGCTCCGATATCTTTCAAACCAGAAGTGATAATGAATCCGTCCATGGTCTCAACTTTAAGTTGATTGCCCTGAGCTTCTTCAATCAGAACGTGACCATCATCTCCTGCAGCCATAACAGCAGTAACCGCAGCTTCAGCAATAGCTTTATCTCCGTTAGATGAAATCGTTGCAACAGAGATAAGTTGCTCTCGTCCTTTAACTGGAATTGCATTTGCTTTAATGTAGGGAGTGATAACAGTAGAATATAGGTGGTTAAGTTCACCGACCATCCGCTGAGGATTATACTTGGGGTTGTTTGCAAGGAAATTCAATCCATTCTTCGTGATGGCATTAGCAAGCACGATAGCGGTAGTCGTACCGTCACCAGCTTCTTTAGCAGTTTTTAAACAGATCTCTTTAGCAGCATCAACGATGACGTTAGCGGCTGCATTTTCGACACCATAAGATTTTGCGACAGTTACACCATCTTTAGTAATTAAAGGTGACAAGTTGTCGCGCTCAATAATAACTGGATTTCCACCAGGGCCAAGTGTTGTTCCAATAATTGCAGCCATATCATTAATGGTTGAATGAACGATGCTCTTTACATCATCTTTATTAACAACAACTTGCTTAGCTTTACTTCTCTCGTAAATCATCTATTACCTTGCTGCTTTCTTGCTGCTCTTATTTTACTTAAAGTTTCTTCTGAGTGTTTCTTACCAAAGAAAGGGTTATCTTCTCCGACAAACCTTATGTCCTTCATAAGGTGTGACTTTAATGCATGACAGTTACAACATAGTGTTTTCAAGTTAGACTTGTCATTATTAGTTCGATCACCATCAATATGATCAATTTCTAACTGAGAAGAAACTAACGCAATAAACACACACTCTTCACAAGAAGAACTCTTAACGATTCCATATCTTGTGCGACCTCTGCAGGTTCGACAAGTCTTTCCCCAAGAATTTGAACCGTCAACCTTAACAGCAGTCTTTTCTACTAAATTGCCACATGCGCATGTGGGTCTCATTCGAAGTCATCCTCTTCTTTAGCCTTCTTAGCTTGCTTGATTGTACCTGGATTGTCTAACTTACCTTGGTTATGATCAGCTACAACCTTCTCATACTTCTTTAACTGTTTCTTATCAGTCTCAAACCCAAAGAAACTATGTCCTAATTTAAGTGCAGCTCTGAGTGAGCCTGTTCCGCCCATATTAGGGTCGAACACAACAGAACCTGGAAGACAATTGGTCATACGGATAAGTAGCTCTGCTAAATCTACCGGATAACTCTCATCTAGGGAGCCCGTCTCGATTTCCCAAGTATTGCCTGGGCAGGATAAGTCATCGTGGACTTTCATGTACTGGCGCAGCGGAAGGCGGTCCAGTTTCCAGACATCGCCGTTGCAGAAGTGCATTACATATTCGTGGGAATTAACGAGATTCGTTTCTGAGCGCTTGCCAGGGAACCAGGTCTTTTTGATAACTATGTTATCAACGTGATTGAATCCTGCATCGTCCATCAACTTAGCAACTTCAAATGGGCGCCACTTAGCTTCAATAGGAGCATAGCAAATTAAGAACACGATCCCGTTAGGAACCATGTTGGCTTTTAAACGCTTTGCAAATTCTTCGAATTTCTTTGGATCCCAACCGTCACGCTTACGAATAGGGACGCGGGTAATGCAGATCTCCGTATTCGCCGGCCATACAGCATCAGCGTCTAGGGAGTCCAATTCTTGGATACGAACTGATGTGTTGAATAGGCTGGAGAGATTATCTAATTTCACTTGAAACCATTGCTTTTCTTAAAGTTTAAATCGCCAGGTAATAGCTGTAAGTTCCAAGGTACATGTAATCCACATACAATTTTTCCCCGTAAAGGTACAATATGGTCTACATGAAAAGCTTTTCCATCTTGATTAAGCCAAGCTAAGTCTTGAGCCAGATTATAAAACTCTTTAATATCCTCTAACTGTACTTGAGATAGCCACTGTGGAGTAGATTTTTTCTTTACTAATCTATAATGAGTCGTAGCTGCGTTACAAACACCTTTATTGTCTTTTCTATAAAGAGAGTTATAAGAGTTAACTTTAACTTTATTACTTAAGTAATAAGTATGTCTAAGTTCTTTATGATAATCTATATTATTAGTGTAATAGTTCTTCATTTTAGAAGAAATGATATGAGCATTCACTAACCTATAGTTTTTGCTATAAAGTTTTCTAGTTTCAGAGTTATTTTGATAATATTGATTACAACAAGTTTTACAATAGTGGTGAAAACCATCTTTTGATCTAGTTCTCTTATGGAACTCATCGAATGATTTAGTGATTTTACATTGCAAACAAAGCTTCATGCCTGACATTATACTATGTTGTTAAAGTTTCCTCAAGTACTTCTCTAAACTCTAGATCGAGTTGAGTCATAGCGTACTCATGAAGCTTAGTTGAGAAGGAATCATAATCCATAAGTTTGATCTTGTATTGGATTCTGTAGATTGGCTCTCCTCGAAAAGGAGAGATTTGGCGTTGCAGGAATACACCTTGAACATGGTGTAACATTGCGCTTATTCGCTCTTCTAGCTTTTGAAAGATATCTTCTTTCTTGAGAAGCGACATTTGATTAACATAGATGTCTAGGTCGAGATCGACGTCTGGTGCGCCCATATATTGGTGGACAGAACCTCTACCTATTGAGAACATAGTATCAACATTGTTGCGAGCATTAATAGTGTAGTAAACCTGGATATTATTTCCCAGACCCATAACATTAACTATGTCTCGCGTGAGCTGATCGTTACTTCCCTGTTGAACCGAAACCATTTTCGCCTCGTGACGTGTTAGTGTCGATTACTTCGACCTGTTCTACGAAGTATTGATTTGAGTAAGGGTGCAAGATTAACTGTGCAAGTTTCTCGCCCTTCTTGACAACAAGAGGTGAAGTGTTCATCAGCGGGATACCATCTTCATCTAAGCGATCAATGATGTTAACATTAGAGTGAATAACATTGATAACGCCGCGGTACTCTTCGTCGATGATGCCAGCGCGTACGGCATGACCTTTTGAACCAAGACCAGACTTAGTCGTGATCTCAGCGTAAGTATTCGGCGGAAGCTTAAGTTGAATGTTCAGTGGGGTCTTGCCCGACTGACCTGGAAACAACGTGATATCTTCTGTTGCGAAGAGATCAAAACCTGCGTCAGTGTGACGAACTTTATTGGGCAGTTTCCCGCCGTCGTTCACTTGAACTTCGATTTTGAAAGCTTTATCGCGCAGGGCTTTTAATTTGGCTTGTACATCATCATTCATGTTGCGATTATACTGTTAGGGGTTTCCAAAGTGGGGTTCATATTTATTTTTAAACCATAGTTAAAAAGCTGTTGCTCGCGGGTACCATAAGAGATAAGAATTTACCCCTTGCTAACCTATCTAACCAGAGAAAATTAGTCTTACTCTACGTGCGTGATTTCACGCACACGAGCGCGTAGACGCGCTCGGCAAGAGAAAGAAATACTGATTAAGGAAGAAAGTCAAGGGCCCTTCCAAACCCAATTAGGGTCTTAAGTAAGTCTTGACTTAAGTAAGTCTTGACTTTAGTAATTGATGGGCGAGGTTGAGAAGAATAAGACGGTCAACCCGCAGAGAATACTGGTGATAACCCGTCGGCATGCCCTGGGTCATAAGGCGTTGACATGTAAAGGTGATATCGCGAACATCTGCACCGACAAAGATTTCAATAGATCTGCCGTCTACCATATAGCTAGAATAATTATAATGGGTCATGTGAGTGACGGTATCGTATGTGACGTATTGTAATTGGATCTGATACAAACCCATTGGCAGAGAAACACCCGGGATGAGATTTAACTTAACTCTCTTACTAAAGTCATTACCGATGTGCTGTGGTGTACTCACATTAAGTGGTGCTCCATGAGGGGATCGAACCCACGACCAGGTCTTTTAGAGGGACTTGCTCTACCGCTGAGCTAATGGAGCGTAATTGGTACCCGAGGATGGATTCGAACCACCGACCTCTCAACTCCTTTTATACTCTTACTTACAATCATCGTCATGACTGCTTTCTTAGCCGAGATCCCGTATGTACCGTTGATCAAACGGCTGGTAACGGTTTCCCCAGGTTGAGCACTCTACCACTGAGCATACTCGGGCATGGATAAAAGAAAAGGTGCACGGGCTAGATTATTCCCACACTTTGTAACCGCCGTCTCTTGCGAGCGAGGCTGTGAGACCAACGACTCCGGCATAGGTACTAGCAGGTGGGCAACAAATCAAGGAAAGAACGCCGTAAAACTCTTTACAATCCTCTATCCGAAGTCACCCTCTGTTTACGCAGCCGTGCACTTACATTATACTAGATGCATTAACATGTTGTTATTACCTATCGGTGTTTTCTATTTAAAGTTTAGTATTTTCATAACAGCTCTAAATCCTTCAGCATTTCGTCCGCTCCGTGAACGGCGACTGCAGTGACGCGGTTATTCCAATAGCTCTCAATAAACGTTGCATACGGTAGGCCCGCAAAAACAAATTCAGCGGCTTTATCGATGAGCTCTATCTCTCCGTCGACCCCGAGTAAGATAACCGACTGGTGTTGCCATTCGGGAAACTTCTTCGCGAAGTCAATTCCAGCATGGCATGCTTGAACAGCTCGCTGCGCAGGAGTGAGTTTCTTATCGACGAGGATGTACAGTTTATGACTTTGGGGCTGCATTCTCTACCTCCAAAATAGATTGAACAATACGATTAGCTTCCTTACGAACACGGGCATGGTGCCAGCTGTCAGGATGTCTAAGTTTAGGTTCGATTTGTTCTAGTGTCTTACCGCGAAGAATGCAGTAAGCAATGTGGCCGGAACGGAATGCTTCTTGAGCGTTTTCAAGACCCGGGACGTATCCACGGAGTTCTTTGCGTTTCGATTTTAGGCTACGGATTTCGGTAGCGAGTGCTTTAAGATCGGTCTTTAATTTAAGTAAATGAGTTTTCATATAATCTCCAGTTAAGTTAGTGTTGGGGAAACAGCTGATTCTTAATGGAGTTTTAGGGTGGTTCGCGAATCTACTTCATAATATCGTCCTCTAAGGTTTGTAGTTTGCTATCAACATCTTCTGTCGACGGCTGTTCATCTGATTGTACCACGGGTTGCATGAAAAGAGCATGTTCAGCTTGACGACGGCGCGTTAAACCGGAAACAGCAACGCCACCAGCATGGTCCCATTTAAGGAACTGGTCAGCAACTGCTTGACTTGGACCGTTGGCATTTAATAGTTTAAGAAGAGTTGAACCGTGTAATGCACCAAGACCCAGGTTGTAAGCAAAGCTAACAAGAGCTGCATATTGATTGTCATTGATGGTTGCGGTTACATACTTCTCGATACCTGCGCACTTCTGATCGATCTCCCACATAAGAAGATCGGTAGCCTCTGCTTCAGTGATCGGTGGATCTTGAAGAGTAACCTTGCGACCGTCTTTGTACATGATAGTGCCATAGCCGATAGTCGGTACATGTACCGAATCCGGATATGGATGCAGCTTGAGTCCTTCAAAGGACTTAATCATATCGAGGCCAGCTTGGTTAATTTCGCGTTCCATAAGTTAATTATACTATGGATTCTAGCTTACTTTAAAACTATGATTGCCCAGGATTGTCACCTAGAACGCGTTTTATAGGGGCCGAATTACGGTCTTAAAGATAGATCGCGCTCAAAGTCTTCGTCCGTATACATCTCTTCTATGGCCCGCTTGATACCAGCTGTAACTGCTGCAGCAATGGCATCTGATACTGCTTGCGATACTGGACCCATCGCTTGGCCATATCCAAGAGACATATCCATCTGCAATTTTGCGGCAGCTTGATGATCCGCGCGAATCTTCCACTCAGACTCAGGGGATTTGAATCTTATCATAAGGTAATTACCTTTATCTTAGATGTGATCTCTTCATAGAATGCGAGACGGTTGTTTGCGTGACGGGATAACATAGTTGACCCAGTCGGAATATAGTCAAGAACTAAGCACTTAGTCTTAGTGCCCTGCATACGAAGACCACGTCCAACAGCTTGAATCACAGGTCCTTTAGAAGCTACGAAGTTAGCCAGGATGAGACAGTCGACATTCTTTGTGTCTGTGCCTTCCCCAACCTTCCCATCCGTCCCGACCAATCCTGGGATCTTTCCGGCATTGAGCTGGTCGACGTAATCTTGGGACTTCTTGTCTAGACCGGTAGCAAATGGAATACCTAAAGCTTTAGATAGTTCTTCTCCATGGGCAACTTCATCGACCAGGATGAGAACAGCCTTACCAGAATCCATCATGGCTTTTGCATCGCCCTGGATCCGGTCCTTCATTGCTTGGTTATTCAGGACGTGTTCTTTGTAGGATTTAAGCTTATCGTCTTTAAAATCCCTACCGCCGGTAGCAACTTCACGAACGATGAATACGGGTTCGGCCAGGTATTTATTGTCCACGCCCCACTTGATGTCTCGGCGGATGAGTACGTTTCCGCACCCAGCCGTAATCATTATGTCTTTACCATCAGACCGATAATCTGTGGCGGTAAGACCGAATATCTTCCCGACTCCACTAAGGCCTTTAGCAATCTCGTAGAAGGTGGAAGCTGGTGTGTGGTGGGTCTCATCGACGATAACAAGTCCAAGATCGGCTTGTCTAAACTCTTCAACATATTTAGAGACACTAGCAGCAATACCAACTGTAATGTCACAAATTTTCTTCTTTCCTCCGCCATAGAACCCCACTTTGTTCTGTCCGAACACGTCTACAAACTGGTTGTAGAACTGCTTGGCAACCGAGTCAGAAGGGCAAACGATTAGCGCCTTCTTCTTATATTGTTGCACAAGATGGGTTGCGACTAGGGTTTTGCCGAGACCAGTGGCGAAATTAATCACTCCCCGGTAGTTGTTCAGCATCAAATCGACGGCTTCTTGTTGGTATGGGCGCAATGGAAAAGGCTTGTTCTTCCAAGGCAGAGCGATCTTAGAACCAGTCTGCTTACGGTTATCTACGACGGTCGCTGCGTTAAACTCCTGAGCGAAATGTTCCTGAAAATATCCGTAGAAGGAAGAGGTACAAACAAGATCATTATTGGACATCTCGAAAAGGTGCCCATGAACTTCGTTCTGAAGTCTTTTATAGTCCGGTGACTGACGTCCCCAGATTGACTTAGATAGACGACGAAGTTGATACTGTTTTGCCTTGTCAGTATAGGTTAACTCAGACTGTAGGGTCTGAATAAACTGAGCACTGGCTCCAGAGATCGTCATAATATCGTTTGCTAGATCTACTTGCATTCGGCTATTGTACCCCTTGGTATAACGATCTTACTTTTGATTATCTGATCCGTAGAATGATTACGAATCGAATAAACGTTTTTGGAGGTCTTTATGGACTATGCGAATAAGCTCAAGGATTCACTCTACTGGTGGCTTGGTACAAAGCGCCCTTTCATTATCAATGACGAATATAAGTTAGAGCTTTTGTTTGTTGACAAGATCAACAACTCAGCGAAGATTCGTGTGACTAACCTTAAGACAGGTTTGGCTATGGAATCTTCGACTGGTGTCCAGTCTGAGGTATCCGATGGAAACGAATAAGCAATTAGAGCTTATCCTCGTTGAATGGATCGCTCTCTTAAAGAATAAAGACAGATCCCGCAAGGCTGTTCGTCCAAACTTCGAAGAACTCTTCGACAAGTGGAAACAGGCTAATGCTTCGTTTGATGATCTCTATGAGACCTATCTTCCCAAAGCTATTAAGGCTCACCAACCTCTTGCATCGGTTGCACGGTCGACCTATAAGAATCTTAAGATGAAGGTTCCAGGGTTTGAGAAGACTGAGAAGGAATTCACTGATGAGTGGATGTCCAGCATTGAAGGTACTGGCACTGAAGTATTTTTCGAATTCTTCCCTGCTACGACTGTAGATCACGATCCAGAACCAAAGGTATATGGTGGCATGTCCGCTACTGAATACCGAGCGCAACGCCGTTACGCCGACCAATTTCCTACGCTTGATACGCGTGAGCTTGTCAAACAATGGAAATCACAATCAGAGTACAATCTGGACGTCGAAGGTACTTTAGAAAACGTTTTGGGTAAAGAAGATGAATAAAAAATGCTCTACTTGTAAAATAGTTAAAACTTTAGATAATTTTACTAAAAAAACATCATCACCAGATGGCTTACAATATCGATGTAAATCTTGTTTTTCGCTTAGTTCGGGTGCTCACTATATTGAACGAAATAAAGACCCCGAATTTAGAAAAAAGCAATCAAAAAAGACAGCATCAATTCATAAGAAAAATCCAAATCATTATAAGAATTTACATCTTCTTAGATCTTATGGAATTTCACTAGATGAATTTAAAGACATGCTTATTAAGCAGCATAACAAGTGTGGGATTTGTAGGGACGAATTAATTAAGCCAGTTGTAGATCATTGTCATGAAACTGGAAAAGTTAGAAAACTTCTCTGTTACAAGTGCAACATTCTTTTAGGCCAAGCAAGGGATAATGTTAATATTCTTGCTAATGCAATCTCTTATTTGAAAGAGTATCAAAATGAAACTAACTAATGAGCAAATTGCACAGCAACTAAAACTCGCTGGCAAAGGGTCAGCAGCGGAAGTGAATATATCTCTGGGAGACATTGAGTCTTTCGGTGATAAAGACTCCATCCGCGAGATGCTCACAGACATCGGTAAATACAAGAAGATGCTCTCTCAGCGCATCACGCTTATTAATGATGCCCTATCTGCCACTATTCCTTTCACCCGTGAAAACCTTTACCTCTTCTGTGCTTACACCGGTTCTGGTAAATCTACTGTTGCAGCCAACATTACCTATCCTTTGTGGCAACAGGGCAAGAAGACACTGGTTATCTCAAACGAGGAATCGAAGCAGGACATCTTGTTTCGTGTTGCTTGTCTTCATTTAGGTCTTAACTTCAATGACTACAAAAAGGGTCTGATGCCCAATTACGATATGATGAAAGTTGTATCGCTATTCCCTCTGATCTCTGAATATGTCAAGGTCCTTGATGTCACATATCAAGATGGCATTACGACTAAAGTTGAGGGCATCAAGAAAGCCCTTGAAGCTGTTAAGAAAGAAGATAGTTACTCTTGCGTCCTTATCGATTACTTCCAGTTGATTAAGTATTCTATTAAGGATTCTAAGAAGACCGCGTACGAGAACCTCAACGACCTTCGCGTCTGGTTGGGTCAGTACATCAAAGGTTCTTCTATGCCAGTCGTTCTGTTTGCACAGCTCTACTCTGTATCAAAAAAGGGTGGTGCTAAAGACATCGATACACGCATCAAGGATTGTTCTGCGATCGTAGAACCTGCGACAGTCATCATTGAGATCGTTCCGAACTACGATAATCAGACTACGGATTTCATAGTTATGAAAGATAGGTTCGGGCGAGCTGGATCTAAGATAACATGTGGGTTTGAAAAAGGTCGATATACAGTCATCGATGAGGATGAGGTTCAACGAAGAACTTTAGAAGGAAAGTTAAGAGTTTCTTCTCAAAAACTTGATAAATTAGAATTAATGGTGAAGCATGAATCTCAAGATTGAGACCGGCATTTATAGTATCACTCATAAAGAAAGTGGTAAGCGTTACATCGGTTCAACTTACTGTAACTTCTATGATAGATTTTGTGCCCATAGATCGACTTTAAATCGTAAATGTCATAGTTCTATTCTTATGCAAAGAGCTTGGAATAAATATGGAGAAGAGGCATTTGAATTTGAAGTTATAGAAATAGGATCTGTTGATTTAGATAAGCGTGAACTTTACTTTATAAACCTCTATAACTCCTCTATTCCTAAGCATGGATATAACATTTCAAAAGAAACTAATAATGCAAGACTTGGTCATCAGCAATCTAAAAAGACGAAAAAAGCAATATCTAAAAAATTAAAAGGGATTAAGAGATCTGATAAAACAATTAAAAGAATGTCTAATTGTAAAATTGGAGAAAATAATCCAATGTATGGAAAGAAACATTCTCAAGAATATATAGAAAAAAGAGTTAAAAATAATAGAAAACAAGTCATTAGAAATGATGGTAAAGTTTATTCTTCTTTAAAAGAAGCCGCAATAGATCTTAACGCATCGCAGCAAAGCATCTCTGCTTCTGTTCGTCTTGGTTACAAAGTTAAAGGTTGGAGGCTTAACTATGTCAAAACGTGATAACCGTTGGTGTCTTATCTGTCAACCTAGAAATAGGACGGTCTATTGGCACCAAAATGAAAATGGCAAGATCTGGTGCTACTGCAACAAATGCGATCGTGGATACTCTTTAGAACAGTACTGCGAGATAGCAGACATCGACATGACTGACTTCCTTACCGGTGATTTCCACATGCAAGAAGCTAAGCCTGACGAAGTACAAGCGATGGCGTGGCCATCTTCATTTATTCCTCTCTCGGACCCTCGGGCAGAAAAGGGTGTTGAATACATTAAATCGCGCGGACTAAATCCTGACGGCGATATGTATTACGACATGAAAGAAGATGGTATTGTCTTCCCGTACTACGTTGAAAATCATTTCTGTGGTGCTCAAATAAGGTTCATTGATGCTAGAATAAATGAAGACGGAGAAACGTGGAAGATTACTACACTTCCTGGCACACGTCTGGGGTTGTTGTTTGGACTTTGGAATCAAGCTAAATTGCGCCCCAATATAAAGGCCGTAGTGGTTTGTGAAGGATATTTGAATGCGTTTTCATTACAACAAGCGTTTAATCTTAAGTATGGCGGTATTTCTCATAATCCCTGGAAGTTCATTTGCTCTTCTGGCTCTGGCGTCTCCGACCATCAGGCGCAAACTCTCAGAGATCTTAAAGAACAAGGATACAGAGTTTTCGGAGGATTTGACACAGACGAAGCCGGATTTAAAGGACTCAGAAAATTAGTAGATGCCGGTGCAGTTACTCATTTTTCTAGTACTGCAGAAATCAATGTTGATTGGAACGATATCTTAAAGAGAGATGGTCATGAAGAACTTGCACAACTATTTTTAAGGAATGTTCAGTCAGTATGAAACAATGTAGTCAATGTAAATTATTAAAAGATTTTACTTTTTTCAGTAAGGATAAGAGAAGATCTGATAACTATCAGAGTAGATGTCGATCATGTTGTTCTATTAATAATAAAAAATATAAAGAAGAAAATTTAGAGAAAATAAAATCTTACCAAGAAAATTGGTACCAGCACAATAAAGAAAAAACTAAATTATCAAACAAACAAAGATATTTAAAAGATCCCACAAGAGTTAAAGAATACTCTAAGAAGTGGAGAGCAGAAAATTCCGATCAACACAGAGGGATGCAATTAAGATATAAATATTGGCCTTCTTCTTCGTGGGAAGAAGCACTATTAAATTACAATAAACTTTTTAATGATCAAAATGGCCTTTGTGCTTGTTGCACTAGACATCAATCAAGTTTTGTAAAACTTTTCGCCGTTGATCATAATCATAAAACTGGCAAAGTTCGTGGACTACTATGTGATCCTTGTAATAAAGGTATAGGTTTATTACAAGACAGTACAGATGTTCTTTATAAAGCTTTTAACTATTTAAAGACTCATAATGAGTAAAGTTAAAAAAGACCTTATCAAAGAAATCAACAAGAAAGCACAGAAGATCCGTGATAAACGGGTCTCTGCTGCCAATAACAAATCCCTAGAAGACGCAGCATTTGATTTCTTCAAGAATATTGAGGAATCACGCGTTCTTCACGGCGGGATGAAATATGACAATCAGTTATTTAGAGATGCATTGCGATCATTGAAAGAGCGCGTCAAGGGTTTCGACCAGGGTACTAAAGTATCAGTTGAGTTTAATGCTGGTCCTGAAGATCAGCATGTCCCATGGGAATCGCAGACAGTAAGAGGCGTAACCATTTGGTGGTCACAAGCCTACATCATGAAGAACAACGTTGATCCTTCGCTATACATAGACATCTCGTCTATGCTCTTCTTTTAATTATTTCCAGGAGTCAGCTAGGAAGTCTTGTGATACTTGTCCGAGTGGGCAAGATCCAGGACCGAAGTAGCTGTTCAGCAGATTCTGCACATCGTTAACATTCAAGATTCTACGAGCCAACCATGAGAATGGAGTTGGACATTTGTATTTAGCTTGAAGCAATGAGTTAACGTGGTTAGAGATATCTGTGTTCGTGTTGGCTGGATTCTTGATGTTGTAATGCCAGATGATAGAGTTTACAAGAAGATCTAAGTCTGTGATCAATACCAATGGCAATGCTAGCCATCCTGCCCAGCGAGCCATGTATCCCCAAGATGACAGTACTGTCAGATCTGGACACTTAATCTCATATCCTGTCTGGCCTTTAACAACCCAGTTTGGAATGAGATTAGTGGTAAACAGGAACCCACGAAGTGATGCACCCCATAGAAGATCTGCACGGTTCTGCTTCACAAGGCCTGCAGAAATAGCGTTTGGAGTCCACTGATCACGGGACATGCGCCACGGGAGGTCATACCATTGTGCAGATCCACGATGACGTGTAATCTCGCCTGGCATGCAACCCTCACGAAGTTTTGCATAATTTGCGATGTATCTAGCTTGAATAACGTCGTAGTCAGCCTGTGATAGCTTGCCCTCTTGAAGAGCACACCAAGACCAAAGCATCAACGTACCTTCTCTTTGAGAAGAATCTCCACCATCAAATTGAGGACCGGCTTGTGTTATGAAGCCGTACTGGTCGATGCATGGAGATAAGATGTCTAGATACTTATTGGCCATTACTGATAGTACTCTTCAACGAAGATGGCTCCACCTGCACCACCGCCGCTACCGCCCTGTCCGCCGTTATATCCTGACGTGCCTGTAAAGAATATTTGTATGCTAAAACTGATTGCGTCCATCAACTGCATAGGCAGGCTATTGACAGTAGTATTCAGAACTGTGCTAGTCGGGATGATGTTTGGGACATTATAGAATCTCATATTTCCTCAAGTAATAGGCGTAATTGTATAGGACTTGTCGACGACGTTGGCTTGCGTTGTAGCTACCCAGTAGGGTTGTGCTTTTTCATTCGTAACCCAAGCATTGGCATCGTCCAAAGATTGGAAGCTTCCTGCAAGCCAGGTAGAACCATCCGCATAAACTAACGTAACTTCAAAACATGGTATTGTCATTGGTAGTGCTCCTCGACTATAATCAAGCCACTTCCGCCGTTACCGCCGTTATAGGTATTCGAAGCTCCAGCACCGCCGCCACCAACTACCCATGCGTAGGTAGATAAAGGGCTTGTGATGATTGCGTCAACAAAACCGCCTGCGCCGCCACCGCCGCCAGCCCATTCATTCGCTACACCTGTGCCCGTTCCACCGCCACCACCACCGCCACCAGAGTTTGCCGCCGCGTTGCCACCCGATTCTGTTGGACCGCCGCTATAGCCAGCACCGCCGAAAGCTCCACCGCCACCTACGCCACCCGTCTGATAACTGACAGTTGACCCGCCTGAGTTGCTGCCCGTTCCACCGCTGTTACCTGTTGCTGCCAAGCCTACAGGGCCTGAGCCTAATGAACTACTGCCACCTATGCCACCTGTAGGTATTGAACCGCCTGATCCGCCACCGCCTCCACCTGCCACCAGTAGACTAGTGCCGAAAGTAGTAGAGTTACCGCCAGTTCCGTTAACCGCGGTAGTGCCACCACCGCCACCGCCTCCACCTGCACCAACTGCGCGAACACGAATATAGAGCGGAGTACGGGGACTCGTTGGGAGCGTATAAGTACCTGAGCTTGATGTAAATTTTTGAACCGTGGGAGCAATGTATCCGCCCGAACCTGAACCTGAACCTGAACCACCAGTTAATTGCCAACGACTAGACGTCGTGTCATAGGTAAATGCGAATGTCGCATTGTTTGCCATTGAGACGTTTCCGCCTGCACCAGTTTGAATTCTATTTGCTGCAGTCGCGGTCGCTTCTTCGTTATTGATAGAAATCTGATTGCCAGTTTTATTCTCAACAATCAAAATTTGACCAGATGTACCTGCTGGTACGCCACTTATACTTGTAAGTGAGGTGTTTGTTAATCGCACTAATCCAGTAGTAAAAGCGCCAATTGTTGTGTTAGCACCAGTTGTAGTAGAGTCTGTTGCCACACTATAAGCAATTTGTTTATTAGATAGAGATTGTGTTGCAGCTAATGCAACTAATGTGTCAGTTACATCGGGAAGAGTTAACGTTCTATTAATAGTTTGTGAAGACTGTACTGTAGTAGTGGTAGCAGTAGTGCCAGCAGCAGTAAAATTAATTTTTTTAGTTGCATCGGCATTGCCAACTATTGAAGTTGTGTTGTCAACTAAGGATTTATTGGTTAAAGTTTGAGTTAAATCATCTCCAACCGTATTGTGCCATGCCCCACTAATATATTGACGAAAAGTAGTAGTAGTAGTGTTATAGTAAAAATCACCCTCATTTGGGTCACTGGGGTCAGCAGTTAAACTACCTAGATTCAGACCAGATCTAACTTTTAAAAAAACTCTTGACATAGCAATTCCCTATCCTTGCTTGATTACAAACTAATTATACTATGATTTAAGTCAGTAGCTTAATTATGCGTGGAATCTCCGGATTTGCGCTCTCATCGTGCTAGCGTTAGTGGCATTAGTGTTATTATATAAAATTCTTACGTTGCCAGAGTTAATATCAGCAGTGAGCTGTAAACCAAGAGTTGAGCCAAGGGCCGCAGTCTCAGTGAACTGATCAGAGCTGCTTACAGTTGTACCTTGAGCACTTACATAGAACTGTCCGATACGGATGTTATTTGTAGTTGCTTCTTTGATGCGGTAGTTGATAACAGCACCGTCAAAGTTAGTGAGATTAAAGCTCAATGAAGAGTTGATCTCAGCAGCTGACGAAGTGTTAGCAGCCAGGGTCATAGCATCGATATACTGATCCTGGAAGTAGTTTACGCCGTCAGTAGAACGACGCATCATGGTTGTAACGTTATCGATCGTGCCTGTACCGTTAGTGGTAAGGATAATTGATCCGTTATTTCCAGTAGTTGCGATGTTCAAGTTAGGTGTAGTAACATCATTGTGGTTGATCGCGAAGGCCCAAACAGTAGCCAATTCAGCAGCGTCTGAAGCAATCGCTTGTGTTCCGTTAGCAGAGAACAATAAGCTCTGAGCCAGTGTGAACTGACCGTTAACAGTCTGAGCACCTTGATCTAACAAGATGTTGGTCGCTGTTACAGCATTTCCTGGGTTAGGAAGAGTGTAAACCAGACCTGCAGTACGGGCTGCTTGTGCAGCAACTGCGATGTTGATGTTTTGGCTGTTTTGGACATACGTATCAGAGATAGCGTTTCCAGAAGCAGCATACAGGCTCAAGCGACCAGCAGTACCAGAGTTAACTGATCCAGAACCGTTTACTCCCCAAGACAAGTTACCAGAAGCATCAGATACAAGGATCTGATTGAGTGCAGGGGCTGCAGCTGGAAGAGTAAGGGTGTAATCAGTAGTTACAGTTGTCGGTCCACGGAGAGCAACGTAATTGCTTCCTGTGTCGCCGTAACGAACTTGTGACTGATTCGACATGGTAAGGTTACCAGTCAAAGTGCCACCAGCAAGTGGGAGATATGAAGCGAAAGCAGAAGTTAAAGCAATAGTGCCGCTTGCATCTGGAAGAGTCCAAGTACGGTTAGCAGTAAGAACAGCCTGACCGAGCTCACCGATGAAGGAAGCTGTAGTAGGAGTCAAACGGAAGATACCAGGACCTGCCGGAGCAAGGTGGTCATACGATTGACGCGAGTTAGCAGTGGTTATATAACCAGTGATAACATTGTTTTCTTGAATGTTGAAGCCAGCAGCAGTAGCAGAACCAGCAGCTCCACCAGCGTTTACAGTGATAACAGGATCAGATACTTGTAACTGCGTGCTGTGGATGTAGTTAAGGGTACCGTTGATATTAACTGTAGAGTTAGTACCACCGATATTAACAACGTTTGTACCAGAGCCAGTTGCGATATTTAAAGTCTTGTTTCCTGAACCAGCGAGGATGTTACCAGTCGCAGTGTTAGGATCGTTACCTACGTTAATCTGAGTAGTATTTGAACTACCGATCAGTAATGTTCCAGAAGAGATAGCGTCGATGATTGGGGTCTGAACCTGCGTAGCAGCAGATACGATGCCACCAGAGAAGATACTTCCAGCAACGCCCATACCACCACTGAGTACCAAAGCACCCGTGACAGTAGAACTTGAGGCAGTCGTTTCATCTAAGATAACCGAACCCTTAGAAGCGTTCGTTGTCGAACGGAGGGTGAGGTTGTTTCCGGCAGCAGTACCGCCGACTTGAATCTGACCGCCAGCACGACCAGCCAATAGAGCATACTGAGTATGGTCATCGGCAGGGGCCGTTAAACCAGTCAGTCCGCTGTGGGCGGTAATAACCATACCAGCAGCAAGGTTCTGCCAGATCGTTCCGTTGTAATAACGTACCAAACCGAGGTCACTGCGGTAGAAAAAATCACCAGCAGCTCCAGTACCCGGATCAGCTGTCCCAGTAGGCAATGTAATAGGATTTCCGTTAAGAAATATAACCTTATTACCAAACTTTAACTCATTAGCCATAAAACCCTCTCACTCAGCAAGCGACTCGATACCCTCATTTTATCATAGTGATAAACTAAGGTTATGACCAGCGTCTTACTGCATATTTGAATGTTCCCACTGTTCCAGCGGCTGAGCTGTAACGAATTTGAACATTGGACCCGCTAATTGTGTGGGTCACTGTTGGAGAAGCAAGGATCAATCCAGTGGATCTGACTTCAGAGTACGTATCTACGACGTTCACGTTAGCTGAACCGTCCTGAGTGATCAAGAGAGTTCCAATGCGATAGTTGCCAGTTGGGCAGACAGCTGAGTATTCGACTACGGCAAAAGTATAACTAGTGCTGTAAGTGAATAACAAAGCATCAGTCTGGTTAGCAGCAAGTGCAGTATCCGTAAGGATAGTGTGTTGAACTACATCTGCGCCAGATCCCAAATTAAGGGTTCCATTGGTCGTATCAATTGTGAAGTTCGAGTTTCCTGTAACGTTTGTAGGCGAGTTCCAAACTGCAATCTGTTGTGCAGAACCGCTACCAGTGATGTTCGAGCTAGTCGATCCACTGTAACTAGGAATTCCGCCAGGTCCGCCAGAAGCATCAGCCCAACGCTTCAGAGTCCACTTTAACTGAGCCGTAGAGCCGGTATTGGTCGAAGTGTACTGAATATGGATAGTCGATCCAGAGATCGTTCCTTCGAAAAGGATACCAGCATAGCCGTTGTTTTCAACGTTAGTGTTGGCAATACCGACGTTAGTACCGTCAGTAGTGATAAGGATCGTACCAGCTTCTTTTGTGGTTCCACGCGCGATGGAGTAATCCATCCACATGTTCTCAGAACCAAGCCAGTTAATAGCAAAGATATCAGCCGGTGCAACCTGGTTATTCGCCAGGACTGCAGAGTTCATGCTGGAAACTTCCCAGTAATCGCCCGTTGCGTTGAAGTATCTTACTTTATTATTGAATGACCAAGCTGTTCCTGTAAATGTTCCAACTGTGTCTGCGTAGCTAGTACCTTCTTGAACGATTACAGTATCGGCCTCTGATGGCGATGCCGAACCATTGAACAAGTACTGAGACTGCCAACTAGTGATAGTTGTGCCAGTTCCCACTGCTTTGTAGATCATGTTATTGCCAGACGCAAGGCCTGTGAACAATACTAGATCGCCAGTGTTAACCGTTTGACCATCGACTGTTACAGTGCCTGTAGGCAATACAGTCGATGTAGGGTTCATCAAGCGAACCTTTTGAAGTCCAGAGCCTCCGCCAGATCCAGATCCAACGCCGAGCTGAGTAATCTTAGACTGCGCAGAAGCGGCAGGCAGAGGCATACTTGCAGAGTTGAATGGAAGGATAGTTCCAGCGCCACCAGAACCGTTGTCTTTAACGACAACAAATCCAAGTTTTAGAGTTCCGCCAAGTGCAGGTTTCTGAGCGTCAGTAGGAGTTGTTCCGCTTGCTGTAGCACCGATAACGTTGAACTGAACATTCACTGTGTTATCAGAATTAGTTCCTGATGGGTTAGCAGTAACTGCATACCAAAAGTAGTTACCAGATGGAACAGACGCAGGTGTAAAGTTTACACCAAGAGCAGTTGTAAAGTCACTGCTTAACGGTTGAGTTGCATCCCCACCGTAGATACTGCCAGTAGCAAAATCAATCTCAGCACCCGTGAAGGATACTTTCAACGAGCTCATTGATTGTGTCAATGTCTCGCCAGTGAATGCAACCCGGTCAGAACCTGTGATCCGTACGCGTGTTGTGGTTCCTGCCGTCTTTGCAATCATGCGCAATTGGCCGAAGTACTTGTCGAATTCAGCATCGATAGATGCAAGAGCATCCAACGAACCTTCTGTATCCGCCATCGTACGGGCTACGCCGCCGCGAGTCGAGTAGTTACCTTGTGAGGTTGCCTCAGTAACACCCGTACCGAACAATGCTCTGTTCTGTACTGATAGACCAGCATGAAGACCTTTTGACTCACCGTCAATAAGGAGCATGCCGTCGTTACCAAGAATGATGCTGTTATTAACTCGACGCGCAATAATGAATGCGTTCGCGTCCACGGGAACTGAGGCGATCGGCGCTGCAGTGATTGTGAGGACATTCGCAGTGGTGCCAGAACGATTGATCTCTACATAGAGAACCATATCGTCAGCAGTCAATGCTGTGTTAGTTTGAGCAGAAAGTGTATTAGAGATGTCAGCAACGCCAGGCATTTGGACATAAGCATCGCTTGTCCAAGTGAGGCTGTTTGTCGAAAGTGTCCAAGACCAAGTTCCACCCTTGATAACTTTCAAGTTGCGATCTTGAGCTGAACCAGTCGGAGAGATCGGAGTCGAACCAGAAGCAAGTGTGCTTCCATCCCACAACCATACGTTTGATCCCGTTAAGCGAGTAGCGATGACGAATGTGTTCTCACCGATAGCAAGCGAAGCAGTGTTGGCGATTTGGATTGCAGGGGTTGGAGTTCCACCGTTACGATCAATGATTACGTATGCAGATTGGTTCGCAAGAAGCGAGATACCAGGAGCAGCCGAAGGCAAAGTTACTGTTGCGTTTGAAGGCGAACCTGGAAGCAACAATGTAAGGGTAGCACCAGCTGGAGCAAATGTGATTTGCTGAGCTGAACCGCTTGTAGTGTTTGTAACTGATGTAAGTCCAGTAGCTAAGTACTTAACAGTCTTATCCTGGGCTTTATCAGCCATCATCGCAGTCAATTCGCTAAGGCGAGTTGTTACGTTGTCAGTAGATGCACTGTTGAAGTTCTCTGTGCCTGCTAGCGTATTGTAGCCAGATGGAACAGCATAGTCAGGATAGACTTGAGTATCTGAAGTCATTCCCAAGAACAATTTAATGTTCTGAGAAAGAACGTCGCCGATAGAACCAGACTCACCTTGAACTAGCGAGAATGCACCAAGTTCAGAGCGAACGATTACTTGTGCAAGCGTTGCAGAACCAGCAGTCTCAGTAGCAAGAGGACCTGCAACTGGGATCTGGAAGTGTGTAGAGTCGATAACAGCAACTTGGAACGAACCATTATAGTTGGTGGTTCCAGTAATTTGGATAGTCTCGTCTGTAGCAAATCCGTGATCTGCAGACTCGAGTTGTAGTCCATATTGTGTAGAGCGAGCAACAGTGGTTACCGTTGCATAATTTGCAGTTCCTGTTTCAGGACCAGCAGCTGTAACAGCAGTAGTGATATAGAAAGTAGTTGTAGAAGCAACTTCTACAGCGTATGTTCCATTGTAGTCAGTTGTTCCAGCAATCGTTACGCGCTGACCGTCTAAGAGACCGTGAGCTGTCGTGCTAGTAACAAGTGCTTGAGAACCAGATCCAGTAGCAACGCTAACTGTAAGACTAGTTGTTGCAATGTTACCAATAGACTCGATAGTGTCCGAACGAAGGATCAACCAGCTGAAGTCTCCACCAGCAGCAGCAATAGCAGCAGCATTACGCGAAGAAACAATCACATCGCCAGCAGTGTAAACACCTTTATCGTAGCGAGCGTTGTTGTTTGTTGTAACGCCAAGGTAAGCGCCAGACAAAACAACTGACTTAGCAAGTGCCGCAGTCGTTTGGTTTCCTGCACCGTTTACAGAGTCAAAGAATGCCTCAACCTGTAAGAAGTATTGAGCAGGATCGCTCGCTTGTTTAATCCAGTCACCTTGTGAAAGGTTAGCGAACAATCCAACAGATCCACCGACCGTGTTGATGTAGGCTTGACCGTTAGTGAATGCAACAGGTGCATCGGTGCTATTGATCGGTTGATTACGGACTAGATCTAGGTACGCGACATTTTCGTTCGCCATCTGTACGTTACCAGCGCGAAGCATATAGTAACGTGGATCAGAAGTAAGTTTAATCTTGATGTCTTCAGTCCAAGTAACGAGACCTGGAGTGGTTCCACTGTGAACCCAGCTACCTTTAGATTTATAGGTAGTAGTTAATGCATCAGTGAATGTGCTTACGATACTGTAAGTTGAAGCGTCCTGGTACCAGTAAATAGTACCACCAAGCTCGCGAAGCTTGGTCATAACTGCGTCCATCCAGTCTTTCAGAGACTCGATGTTCTTGTCGCCACCCTCGAAAGGGTTAACGCCACCAGCAACCATAGTTGTAGGCGGTTCGTTACGTTGATAGCTAGAATTAGGAAGAGATTGCCAGTCGTAAGAAGCGAATGGATTCGGGCTGATTCCACCAGTTCCGAGACGGAACATCATATCGCGAGCATCTTGTATTGCAGTAATAACAACTGCACCAACTGTGATCTTAGCAATAGGAATCGTGTTGGCCGGGAAAGCGCCAGTAGAAACGTTAACTTGGCAAGTTAGAACGCTCTCAGTATTTACATCCTGAGTGAATTCACCACCGACTCCACCGTTCTTATCTGGATCCCAGAAAGCGCGGCTGTCAGTAGAAGTATTTGTCGTAGTGAAAGTAAGGTAAACGTAGTTAACTGCGTTCTTGCGGAGTTCAGGAACGAGTGGCTGAGCGTTCGTGTTTCCAGCTGGAAGACCGTAGAAGAATGGACCTGCTGCAGAGCCCGGATAGAACACACATGAGTCTGCAATCTCAATTGAGCATGTCTGAGTGCCGATGGCACTCGCAGGATCGATAACCTCGAATCCTTTCAGGACATAAGGTTTTTCGTTATTAACTAAGCCTTGGAGAAGATATTTGAAATCGCCAGCTGCATAGCTGTCGATTGACAAAACGTCTGGAAGGTCTAGTCGTTCAGCGCTAGAAATTAAAAGTCTACCTAATACAGCCATAACTTAATTATACTCCAATCGGACTCAATCACTGAACGGTGCGCCAGCACCAAGCCCTTGTTCATTGTATACGTCCAAAGTTCCGTATAGCTGATCTGGGTAACGAATCAAGAAGTTGACAAAGATACCCGCACTTTTCACTGACGTAATCAAGTTCTCAAGAGTTATTCTAGCTTGAGAAGGGTCAGTTATGTAAGCAGGATATTCAGCAGCCGTACCACTCATCGTATGGGGCCCATTAGTTTCAACTAAGGTTATACCAGAGCCAATGGCATGACTGAACTTAAAAGTGTAAGAAGGATCAATAGCGATGGTCGAGTCTGTAGGCTTATAGAGATATCTGACTGGACCCTCTTGAGTCTCAAGACCATAGTCAAAGATCAAGTAACCACCAGTTGACGGGATCGTATTCGTTCCTAAGTCAAGAAGCCGAACAATTTTACCAGCTTGTATGCTATCAGCAATAGTTCCAGTATCACTAGAGAGAACGAAAGGGGCAGTAAGATCCCAGATATAAGGTCCTTCGATCCGGCTCTCTGAAGCTGGGACAGCATTGGTGCAGTAGACGTTTGATCCTGTGGGAGCAAGACCTGCACGCTCTACACGCGAAGTGCCAGAGTTTGAGGCTGTTCCATTGTTGCCGAGGTCTGTGAAAGTATATGTTGTGGGCGAAGGAACTGACGTGATAATGAATCCGCCGTTCAAGCTTTCGCTAAAGTTTAATGTAGCTGTTCCGTTACCAGAAGCATTCTGGTCCATAGTAACAGTAGTGCCCTGAATATCTGTAACGCTAGTTCCAGATGGGATACCGATAGCAGAAATAAGCATTCCTGGAGCAATTCCAGATACGTTTGCGATATTAGTTACCTGGTTAGATCCAGATGTCAGTGTGCCAGTAGTAACGCTATCTAAGATCCCAGAACTGCCTGAGATGATCGCAGATTCGCCTACTTGATATCCATGCGCCTGAGAAACGGTAACCGTAACGACGCCAGACGTGCGGCTAATCGATGTGTTAGCATATTCATTCGTTGCTGCCGAAGCAGGAAGAGCAGGGCTGATTCCTTGTAGCTGGTTGCCTAAGAATGTTACAGCAACGCTGTCACTCTCTGCAGTAGCTTCTCTATCGATGTTAACAAGATTGCCAACAACCGATAGAACTAGAGCATAACTAGGAACATTGGCCATTACGACCTGTTGTCCAGTTGCGATGTTCGTAGGATCTACCACGGTAATCTGCTGTGATCCTGACAGGATCGTACCAGTCGTACTTGCTGCTTGGCGAGTCGTATATGAATACTTTTGAACATCATAGATCAGACGAGTATTGCTAGTCGTCGTAACCGTTGTGTTCTCAGAGTTAGTAATGTAGTGCGAGATGATAGCTTCAACGGGCTCAAGCCAGAAATTTCCACCATCTGGGAAATTTGTCGCGTCAGCCAAGGTCATAGTGGTATCGCTGTCACGCGAGTCCATTTGACTGAACACCCCATTGATGTGAGCAGATCCCATAAGGGAACGCTTAACAACAGGAGGAGAAGTAGGCATCTCAACCGTGATCTCGCCTTGGGTTACTTCCCAAGTCATAGCCCGGCGAGGATTTAAGTATCCTGCATACTTATTAGGACGCAGGAACTTTACTTGTGTAGCGTCAGTCTGGTTATAAACACCAACTGTCGCAAAGAGATTTACAAAGGTAATAGCATTGTTAGCTAAATCAACGTTCGTGATAGCAAACGATCCAACGTTTCCTGTCAGGTTAATTATAGCAATGTCGCCAATCTGTAACTGGTTAAGACCAGGAGATTGACCGCCGGTGTTTGTAAAAGTAACATCTTGACCGATCTTCGTGACAGTCCACTGAGTGTTAGCACCTTGACCAGCACCAGAGATAAAGCCATTGAACTGGAACGCAACGTTAGCCCGCCCGCCCTCAATCTGAAGCGATCCTTTAGATCCAATTGTATTTGTGAATAGTTGAATGTAAGTATTCTTAGTGATGCTATCATAGTCAGCAGTAGCATAGCTGTACTGGGTCTGACGGTTGATAGCGGCAACCACTTCATTTGCAGAAGCGTTAGTGATGTCTGTAAAGTCAGATGCGCTGAATTGAATGCGCTCATCGTTGATCTGATCTACCGTGTATTCAAATTCCCAACCATCTTGAAGTGCGAATGGCTCAGCAAGAGTAGTTGTGATGAATGCAGTAGTACTCTGCTTAAAGAAGAAGATGTCAAGAAGCTGATCGATGATGAGTTTTACTTGCTTCGGACTATAAGAGAGGATCGGAATGTACTGACGAAAGCTGGGGTCATCCATGCCAACGAGGGATGGACGAGAGATCATGTTGTTAGCTGCCAAGCGATCTAAGTATGGAGCAGATGCAGTCTTAACAAAGAACTGATCACGCACAGCAGCAACTAAGTCAGCAGTCTCTTGGTCCTTAGAACCAATAGCATCTAGCAGAGCCTTCCAGTTAGGATTGGTTCTGCTGTTAAAATGACTTGGTAGCAAGTCATGTAATGCATCTGTCTTAGTCTTATTACCAGCCATTATTATGCAATTCCGATGTTATCAGCCGAGATATTAGCGCGCGTATTACTAGCGATAGTTATACGTTCGGTGCTAGGAGTTGGGTTAGTAAATGTTACAGCTGCAACACCTTTAATTCCCATTACCTGAGCAATGATCTCTGACAAGATAACGTCTGTACCAACTCCAAGACCTTGAACATAGTTAATGATCACAGACTTGATGTTGTTAGTGATGTCACCAAGGTTAACACCGTTACTAGTTGTAACGTTGATAGCAATAGTGATGTCGTTAACCAGCGGAGGAAGAGTCTCAATCAAGCCACCAACTGCACGACGACCTGGGTATGTAACTGCATCTGGTTCGTAACCGTCAACAATACGTTGAACAGTTTGCAACAATCCTGTGTAGTAAAGGTATCCATCGATACCAGTAGTTACATCAGTGCTGAATCCAAGTTTACCAGAGTGTGTAACACTAGTGTTGTTAGCATTGCTGAACTTGTAGCTTCTGTTATCAGGAACCATGTACAACGAACGAAGCGTTGTGGTGGCATCGTCCATAACAGAGTGAGTGATCAAACGAGTCGTATAGAACTTGTTCAACAAGCTTTCAGTGATATAGAAGCCAGTGGGAGATACAGCGAGCTCACGAGCAGTCTCTGCAACACCGTTACCGTTAGCAACGCGAACGTAAGGCTTATAAGTGGTTCCATCAGTACCAAAGGCAGCGATTGTGAACACGCCAATGTTTCCTACGTTGAACCAGTTAGGGTCTACGAGGTTTTGAACTGATAGAGTATCTGCAGCAACGACAGCGTCACCTTCGTAGAAGATGATATCGTCAATAGCTTGGAGATAAATACCGGTATTGTAGTTATTTAACTCATCGTACGAAACGCCAGGAGCAGAAGTAGTCGAACCTTCGTAGTTTCCACCGAGGTTGATCTGTGTAGCAGTGGCAGCCGAACCGTTGATCGAAACCACTTGCAAGTAGTACGAATCAGGGTCCTGAGCTTGTTTGACCCACTGACCAACAACTACATCCTTGAACGTTCCTGGAATACCAGTTACGTAGTCAGTGTTGCTGATCCATGCAGCTTCGTAGCCTTTGTTGTTGAAGAGCGTCGTTGTGTTGAGCTCATCAGTTCCAGTAGCGTTAACAATAATGATGCTGTCGTTATCAACCGCTTGAACACGGAATGTTCCGTTGTTGTTCGAAGCAAATGTAGATCCGCCGATAACCATGTAATCGTCAACTGCAACTCCGCAATCCGTGAAGCGAGGGCTTTGGCCATCATAACGGTGGATACGGATCATGTTATTGAAGCCGAGCTTCTCAACTTTGTAACGAGTAGGAACAAGGCCTGATTTTAATACTGATGCACCAGTCTGTGCTTCGCTGAACGCTGCGCTAGCGTAAGCGAACGAAAACGTAGTAGTTCCAGTTACAGTTACAGGACCGTAAGTTCCATCAGGGATGTTGTTGCTATCTTGTATGCTCACCATGTCGCCAGTGTTCAAACGAACAGGGGCAGTAGCGATGAATGAAGCAGTAGTTCCATTGCCGATGATAGAGCCAGTTGGCACCCATGCGGCATGCGATAACGTCCAACGAACAGCTGGAGTTGGGCAGATCTGAATTGTGTTACCAGTTCCTACCGCAGTAGAACCCATTGCTTTACCAAGTGGGTTAATAACGTCAATGTAGTTGGCTCCATCATTTACGAAGATGATTGGGAAACCAGCGATGTTTCCATCACCAGAAGACTGAACTTTATTGCCTTGAGCCCAAGGAAGAGTTGCACCAAATGCGAACAAAATATCGCCAGCGTTTACAGCTGCGAAAGTAAGTCCACCGCCGTGTGTCCAACGCCATACATATCCTGCAGGGCGTCCGTAGCTGCCAGATACATCTGCGATTGTGAACACAGAAGAAGAAGCAACGTTGATCACTTTTGGATTGTAGTTATAAGCTGCGAATCCAGAAGAAGGAAGTGTTACGTCGATAGTGTCTGTAGCTTGTAGACGATTCAGGCGGTTAACACCTGCATCATTTGTGAGCGTAACATAGTCACCAGAACTAAAAGTGTCAGGGAATGCAGGGATCTTAACCAGCAAGTATTCGCCAGTGTTATCTGTAGTGTCTTCAGCTTCAGAGTTAATATAAGCAACTGAAGCGTTAGCATTACCACCGATAACCTCAATCGCTCCTGCAGAACCGAGCTGCATAGAGTCAATCTGAATACGTTTACGATCATTAGTGATAGTGAGATCAGCGATGATAGGAAGCTGTGAAAGAGCTTTCTGTGTAAAGTGGTGATAGATATTCTTAACAGAAGTAGGAATCAACTTGAAGTATTCGCCCAAGTTAGCATCGTTGTAGTTAGGCGCTGTAGCCATATCATACGCAGACGATACACCTTCAAGAACCAGAGCAGCCTTTAACGTGAAGTTAGGGTTGCTGTTGCTGAATGATTTGCAGTATGCAACGCCATCATACATTCCAACAGAACCGCGAGTAGCAGAGTTTGTAGGGTTGTGTCCGTAAGCAAGTGCAGTTGCGTTTCCAGAGTATGTGTAATCTTCTTCAGCAGTAGCTTTGTTAATAGTGAGCGCAGTAGATCCGACCGGAGTAAGGGTCATGATCGTTCCAGCATTAACAGTGCTAGCGATAGTGGCCACGTCATTTCCAGACAGTGGGAAGATCGAGAGGCCGTTAGGGTTAGTTACCAACTCAGCAGTTGTCAATGTTCCTGCGACACTAGATACTGTGAAACCAGAAGTTCCAGCAGTCGAAGCAGGAAGAGCTCCGTCAGAAGTCGAAGTGATTGTGACTGCATTGCCAGAAGCAGTAGCGCGGAATGAAACGTCAGGGTTAACAACCTGTACGATCGCTGCAGCAACAGTAGCTGCACTTGCTCCGTAAGGTGCACCAGTAACTTCAATCGAGCGATTAGCTCCATGGAATGGCTCAGGAGTTGATCCATCACCCATGTCAAACCATACAGCTACTGAACCAGCAGGCTCGTAGATATAGAAGTATTTACCAGTCAACGATTGATTTGCTGTTCCCGTAGAAGTAGTAACAGTAAAGCCAGAAGTGTTAGAGTTACCATTTGCAAGTGCTCCGTTGATCACGTTAGTGATTGTCAACTGAGTTCCAACAACTCCCACAGTGAAAGCATTATCAAGCGCAATAGCTTGGCTAGTTTTAGTGGCGATTGTAGCAGCTGTATCATTTGTAACAACAGTAGCTACTTTAATGTAACGGTTTGTGCCAGCAGCAGGAGCTGCAACACCAGTGTTATTAACGTCATACCATACTGCTACAGATCCTTGAGTATCGTAGATCGTGAAGTATTTTTGGTATAGGTTGTCGCTTACATCAGCAACAGTTGTAACGCCATAAGATGTAGGGGTTCCTACAACATCAGCAATTGTAGTAACTGTGCTTGTCTCAGGTGTTCCCGGAGCAGTAACAGAACCAGTCGGATTAAACACACGTATAGTAGTGCCGCTGATAGCTTGCACATAGAACTGACCGCTGTTGCTAGGCGATACGCCCGAACCCGAATTGATAGATAAGACATCCCCAACTTTAACAGTCGAGAAGTTACCTGCAGAGAACGAATAGTCGTAGTAATTTCCTGTGCTCGACGCTCCACTAGGGAAATTGGTCGAATTGTCAGGATATGGACCGGTTACAGAGATGCGGTCGCCAGCTGATACAGCGATAGGTCGTGCATTTCCCGATCCGAAGATGTAGGTTAAAGTGCTGTACGAAGGTGTGTTAACGAACGTAGTTGAAGGAGCTTGGTTAACCAATGTAGGATATCCGAGCGCGAACTTCAACTGGTTACCGTTAGGTCCGTACTGCTGAGCACGAACTATAAGCTGCCCTTGTCCAGAGCCGACGCCACCGCCGTAGTACCAGTTACGGGCCATGAACCATACAGCATAGTCGCTGAAGTTCGTTCCGTTAACTTCTGTTCCCCAAACTGTAGTGTTTGAGAAGTCGATGCCAGCTTCGTTGTCTGCATCGTATCCTGAGAATTCTGTAGTAGTAGGCAAGAATGTAGATCCGCCAGAGCCAGCATTTACGCGACCTGTACGAGCCATTTGAATGTCAACAGTTTCGGTAGCTGAATTCTGATCCATTACAACAACGATTGAGTCGTCTGTAGTAAATTGGATTGGAGTTACAACTTGAAGCTCATCACCAATGATATGGTCAAGTTGTGTACGAGCTGTACCCTCTTGAGTACCTACGTTTCCAGAAGTAGGGAACGCAGCGACAGTACGGAACTGCCCGCGGTTGTTGCCGCCAGTGAATGACAAGTAGTCATCAAAGTCCATAGTCGTAGCATCGAGGTTAGCATCAACAATCTCACTGTAAGTACCAGTATAGTCTGGTTGATCAGGAACCGAGTTAGCAAGTAACTGACGTTTAACGTCTGTATACGTGTGACGGTTCAAGAAGACGTTCTGGTTTGTAGGAGTTGTGATCCTGAAATTAGATACGAGATCTTTTGTCGGTACAGAGTAAGCGATGAGAGGTGGGTTACCTAACTCAGCGGTAGGTGTACTTGCAAAGAGCAATGATGCATTCGACACCGCTACGGGAATAGCAATGCTTCCACCGTTCTCAGTAGTCGATGTTAACTTGATAGCACTAGAGTTATAAACGCTAGCAATAACGTTAATGAGGTCTGTGTTCAACGAATCGATGATGCTTGTGATTGAAGCAACAGGAGGATTGTCAACGTAGACGCCGCGCCAAATCTGAGGGAATCCATCAGTTGTGAAAGCAGAGATGTCCAAAGAATCTAAGATAGAGACGTTCGACTGAGGAACCACGTTGATGTTTTGAACATCAACAAATGAGTCAGTTCCAGCAGTTAGGTGAGGACCTTTAGCATGAATCTTAAAAAGTCCAGCGTTAGCTGAATTTACCCAGCCAGTTGTGCGTGGAGTCAAGTAGATGAAGTCACCTGGCAGAAGCGCCTCGAATGCTGCAAGAGTTGAAGACATGATTCGCATGTCTGTTCCTGAAGGATTCGTGATAGAGATTGTAGCACCAACCAACAGCGTAAGAGCTCGTTGTGTAGTGTATGTAGAGTCAGCTACAACGACCATCTCAGATGGACGACCGTTTGTATCGCTCGATACATTGTAGTTACCAGATGTAGTTGTAGACGACAGCACGAAGCCTTTAGCATCCGTGATACCAGCAGTAACTGTGTCTCCTGCGTTGATGTCGACTACTTGGAGGTTACCAGTCTGACGGTTCAATTGGAACTGTGAGCTTTGTCCAGTAGAGCTGATTTCGCCGCTAGTGAACCACTTATCAAGATAAGTACCACCGCTTACAGAGATTGAAGACGCTGAACCTTGTTGGTTCGACGTGATTAACATAGTCTGTGAAGCAGTTGCTGTAGCGGTAAGACCTGCAAATTTAGTATTGAAGGCAGCAACGTATTGTGCAAGAGTGAGAGACGCGAAGCTAGAAGCTCCAGCAAAGTCACTCAATGCGAATGTACGATCCTGTGCCGGAGTACCGTCAACAGAGATAATGATATCGCCTGGACCAGTGATGTTCCAGTTAGCGAATGCCGCAGTCTCAACCGAAGCGCTCTTCTCTTTTTCGTAGATACGAGTAGAGTTTTTAAACAACGAGATGTAGCTATACTGGTTAGTAGGAAACTTCAACAGGTTGTTAATGTAAAGCAAAGTTGAATCAGTCGAGCGTTGTGGAGAAACCTGGATCAACTCAGCATCGTATGCTTGAGGATAGATCAGAATGTTTTCTCCATCGTTAGTAAAGCGAGCGCTAAAAGATGTAGCGCGGGCGTTGATAGCAATGATGATCTCAGAGATAGTTGCTGCCGAGATGTTAGCAAAGTCTGTAGCCAAGAACTGAATGTCTTCCTCAGTGCCATCGACAATTACACGAAGGATTGAACCAACAGTAACTGTGAATGGACCCGCCTCAGTGTTGACAACTTGAGGACGTGGAAGTGGGTAGTTAGAGAGCTGCAAGAACTCTTCGGTTCCGTCAGCATTCTTTAACAGAGTATCAACCGATTGACCAGTGTACGAGGGCTCGAAGCCGGTACCGTCATCGATATAAAGGATAGAAGGTTCGTTAACAGCGGTTGGCTCAGTGATAACTGCTGAAGCAACTTGCTTGTTATCTGTCGAATCCGAAACACCGATTACTGCGTCGATGATCGAAGCAGCAGTACCGCGAGCAAGCGTAGTGCTATAGCTCTGGATACGGTTACGGAGTTGGACGTCTGTCTCAATGTCAGCACCGTCTGTGAAAGCATTGGTGTTAGATACAGCTGCACCAGCGAATGGCGGAGTATCAAAAGCAGTAATAGTGTTGATTCCTGCATTGCCTTGTGATCCTGCAACGAGAGCGATAACTTGAACGTTGGTAACGTTCTGCTCACCAGCCGGGATAACAGCGTCTCTTAATGTGACGTATTGGATCTCAGGGTTCTGGTTGTTGGCAGGGATGCTAACTACCGTACCTGCAGCGATGATGCGATCTGGCTCACCCTGGGAGTCTACAACGACATCCGAGATCAGATGGTCGCGTTGCAACGCAGAGCCCAGATTGATCTGAGAATACGTAGCGTACTGAGTGATAGAAGAATAAGGGATCGGACCTTCAAAAGACTGAGTACCACGGCCGATATACAAGGTTCCAGATGGGGCCCAGCCAGTCGTGCTGTTTACGAAGAGAGTAGTCTGTCCAGAAATAGGGGCTGGCTTAATTACGTAGAGGCCAGTCGAGATCTTAGTGATGTTCGTGTTTGTGATGGTGACGTTACCAGAAGCCTTAATGGCAGCATAACGGGTTAAACCATAGTCACCGGCACGGGCATCAAGGTCACTGTTCTGTACGGCATCGATATTAAGAAGCTCTAAAACGTTGAGGATCGCAGCATTGTTCTCGAAGTCGTTAGCAGCTGCAGCTTCAAGCAAAGTAAGTAATACTGAGCCTGCGTTTAAGTCATTGAGAGGAGTTTCCGCTAAGATCGTGCGGATCATGTCTCCAAGAATTTGATTAAAGCTCTTAATTTGAATAGCCATGGTTACCCTATTTTACTACGTAAACTGACAGGTTATAGGTTATTCACTGAGAAACTAATAGGTAGGATCCTACTGCCGCCAGCTAATCTCACTGTCATCTGAATTGTTATAGCTGCGGGAACTGTGCCAGTCGTGTTGGTGACTGCATAATTGACATCCAGCGTCTCGATACGATCAAATCTTGAGTCAGCCGCTATTTGGTTAGTGAGCGACTGAGTAATCAGATCCTTGATTCCGTCAATGTTGGCGTTGGTCTTACCGACCACGTTTACCAGACCAAAAGTTGGATGGTAGCGTAAAGACCCCAATTCAGTGACAATTTTGAGCTTGATAGCCTGGATAGCATTCTGCAATCCGTAGCTTAGGCTCAGGTCTCCGTTGGTGGTGAAATTCAACTCGCCATTGTCGTCAATGAGCAAGTCGATCTTTGCGCGCTTCTCGTCAGCAGCACTCTTTGCCAAGAACCAAGGAACTTCATCATTCCGTTGATCTGGCAGGTTCTGCGTCGATGGGATCATGACGAAGAAGGCGCTGTTGATAGTGTTAGCCTGGTAGACGCGGATAGCCGCATTCCCAGCTAACTGATAGATATTTAAGTTAGCCGCACCATCCAACTCCAAGATGATCTCTCCTGAGACCGGTACTTGACGGATGTTCGTGATTGTTCTTTGGTCTGGCACAACTTGAGTGCTAGAGGACAAGAAGATGGGCTGATTGATATAAAGCTTATTGATGTTGTAGTTGCCAGAGCTGTCTGTCTCTGCCAAGTTAATCTGTGATCCGTTACCGTTAGCGAGTAAAGGAATTAGCTGACCGACCTCATCAATGTAGGGCGGTTTCAAGCCGTTAGCAATAGCAATGTCGATCCATTTGTTAGGATCGCCTAAGTAGCGGTTAGCTAGACTCTCAAGAGTCTCTCCATAGTTGATCTTGACTAAGGTACCAGACTTATATGAACCAATGTTCACATCTGGGTTATTAGCATTAGCACGAGCTAAAGCAAAGCGATCAATCGAAGCATCCACTGCAAACAAGTTAGCAAGGATGAAGTTAATTGTCTTGATAGATCCTTGAAGAGTTAACAAGTAGTTCTCTTCAGTGATGCCGGCAACAATTTGTGCAGTCTGTGCACTTCTGTTGTAGGTCATATTATAGGTAGCATCAGTGAGACCGTACTGATCTGTAATCACATCTCTGTAAGCCGTGATTGTCGTCTTATAGTTTACAAAGTCGTTCTTAGAGAATGCACCAACGCGAACCTTCTCGTTTGTAACGAGGGTTGTCTCTTGATTTGTCAAGTTGATGGCGCTGATCTGAACGTTATCGAAGATCGTATAGTACTGATAGAAGACGCTGCCATCTGCAAACGGATTAGTCGTTCCGGCACTGACCTGTTGAGCAGAGATGAAGCTTGAGAAGTCATTAATCTGCTGATTCAAAAAATCAGGATTTGAGTACCGAGAAGAACTATTGATAATGTTCTGTTTAATGAAATCCCAGTTGTCACGGAAATATGGCCAACGAAGCGGGATTACTGAAGGAATATCAGATAGATATAGGGTATCACCCGTTCTGGTTTTAAGCCAGAGGTTGACATCCGCAATACCTTGATATGAGTCCTTTAGTGTAGCAGCCATTTATCTTCCTAATACGCTAATTCCGCCAACGGCAGAACCAATGATTGACTTAACGCCAGACGACAAGCTCTTAATGTCTCCAAGAAGAGATGACGAGTTAACGCCGTTAAGACCAAGATCCTTCAGACGCTGAGTTAAATCCTCGTCGATCGGACTTGTGATAGGGCGCAAGTTGTAGGCGCGAAGCTGAATCGAGTAATAGTAAAGCATAGGATCTTGAACAGATCTACGCAATACAAAGTTGCGAACTACGACATCGTACTGATTGTTATCTTTATAGTTAAAGAAAGTCAGCGGATGCGAAGTGCGCTTCGTATTCGAGTAAGCACCAGTCGTATCCTTCTTATACTGAAGTAAGAAGCGATAAAGGTTGTGGAAGGCAACATAACCGCTGTTATCAGAGTAAACACCGGCTTTTGGCTTTGGTGCACCTTGAAGAAGGTCAGTAGCTTTGTTGGCGATCTGATTCACTGCGCCTAGAGTCTTTGAAAAGAATCCACCGAGCGAGATACCTTGAGCAACAGAGAACGCAGTACGTCCCTTTGTCTGGAGAGCGCCATAGAGGTTTCCACCTGGCTCACCAACACCTGGCTCAACAAATTTTGGAGCCATACCAGTTGTTCCTTCAATTGTGATGTCGTAGTAGCGAACATCAGAGTGCTCTTCTACAGTTCCATACAAGGTAGGAATAACGTTGGTTGCGAAATTAGTAGTGATGTTTAAATTGCTTGGGCTAATAGGCAAGAACATGGTGAACACACCACCGTCTCGGTTAGTAGCTTTGAATCCGTATGGTTTTGCGGTATACCAGTTCTGGGACTCGATATCATAGATCAAGTCCATAGCAGCTTCGAGACCTGCTGCCGCAGCCGTAGAGTTCACCTGATTTTGAACAGGGGTTTCTTTGGGCTTATTTAATCCGCTGAGTAAATCTGTAACACTAAATGCCATGAGTCAATTATATAGCAACCTAAGTTAAAAGCTGCCAGTGATCTCCTTAATCTTGGTCTGGACTGCTGCAACCCCCGACCACTCGGGAGAGGTCATAAGGGCATTACAAGGTCCAACTGGGGAGATAGCGATCAGTTTACCAATCGCATCAATGAGTTGCGAGAGCTGGTCAAGGAGCTCAATACCGTCTGTGCCGATTGCAACCTTAGGGCTCTTCACTTTAGCAGACGTAGTAGCGCTCATAGAGTACTGCTGTGTGGACGCAGTAATGCTGGTATCTGAAACGATATTGGTAACTTTAGCTTTTAGGTCAACTTGCTCAGGAGCCTTAGTAAACAATAGCGAGACCTTACCAGAGTTGATAGCTACTGTTCCAGCAGCCTTATCTATTCTAAGATTCTGGAAGCCTATGTTCTGGCTGTTATCATTCACTTCGAATGAGCCTGTCTTGTCAAACTTATAGAATGATGTGCCCACTGTTGTATCGTAGGTCGGAGCAGGAAGAGCAGATGCAGGAGCGTTGTCGAGCATATCGATGTTCGTAGGAATACCCTTGAACGTAACTGTATACTCACCATCCTGATTGATCAGGGTTTCAATCCCATTGAATTCAGATGCGAATTGTGGTCCATTGTCAATGTCTATGACTGACGTGCGTGCTGGATGTGTGAGGCATCCTAGGATGATGCCGTCTCGTGCTTGTCCATTTAATAGGGCAATAAGAACGACGTCACCAGCCTTAGCTGCGAAGTTAGAAGTAGGATCTGGTTTGTCATCGAACTTGTAGCCATGCATGACGGTATCTTCGTAGTTGAAGACGCCACCAAATTTACGCATTAGGCGACAGTTGAGTTCAATACCATCGTTAGCATCGCGAAGCTCAGCTAGATAGCGCAGATCGCCTGTATTCCCATCGCGATACACCTTCTTGATGATCCCGATACGAATAGAATTGTCTTTTCTGCTGAATGCAGAGAAGTCACTAGAGTTCTGCCAAATACTACTATCCTTAACAATTCCAAATGAATCCATTATGTGCCTGCCAGCTTAGTTCCATCTGGATCCGAAGAGTCCGATGAACTAATAACGTTCTGCGTGTTTGTTTCACGATGGCCCTGAGTTACACCATCAGCAAGCTTATCGAGTGGTCCGTCGCCAAGAGCAACGTTATCGCCGTCGACGATAATTCCACGAACGAATTGAATAGTAGTAGTGTAAGAGCGAGCGCCATCTCCGCCAACTGTGAAGTTGTGGGAAACGCTCTCAACCTGAGCAAGAACATACCAGTCATCATTGCTGGCATCGTCAGCGATGTCAACAGTGAGGTTGGGTGTAACACTTAATAACTCAGTTGGAACACGAATGTTATCGCCTACAGCAATATAGTCAGTGGTTCCATACATCACCATGGTGCCATTCAGCATGCGGTGAGTATTGAAGTACCATTCACGAAGAAGAAGAACCCACTTTTGAAGCTGGTCCCAATCCACGTTGATATCTGTAGTGTTTCCGCCTGCTTTATTAGTAGCTGACGGGAATTGCTTAGTCTCAAGGATCAGAGGGCGGAAACCTTCTCGCTCAAATGCTTGTGCGTCGAAAGCTTGGCTCTTCTGCTTGTACCAGTTAGCGATAACGTTAAAATCTTGGAAGTTAGGTTTAACCTCAATGAAGTTAAATTTATCGCGCCAGTTTGTTCCTGCGTTAATACTCATTACTGTAACAGGATCAATGTCGTGTAACTTGACATACTGGAAGTAGCTGAGTGGACCATCGCCCGCTCCGCCCTCTGAGTCAAAACCTCGGAAAGAAAATGGCTTAATCCGATTGTAGATAGTGAGCTGAAGCGAGTTATTACTCGGATCATCTCCGCCAACCCATGCCATCTCAGGATACATCTCGTTTAAAACTGGATTGCTATTGTCCATTAACACTTGCCAGAAAGTATGTTGTCCTTGTAGTGTGAAAGGATCAATATATCCCTTAGCTTCATTAGTCGGAAGATAAGTATCGTTGTCAATTAGCTTACCACTAGTCAGAGTGAGGTTGTCGTTAATCTTAACGCTGTCAGATGGGTCACCATCTGAATCAACGAAGTTAAAGTACTGGACCATCTCCTTAGGCATATTAAAACTATATAAAGAGGCAGCCAGACGATTGATATCGACTCCTGCCTTCATTAACCCGCCAGCTGACTTGCCGAACAGGCCGATTAGAGCTGTGAGATTTTCATCCACGTTAAAGCTCTTTGGTGTTCCGTCATTTCCGAACAACAGGTTACGGAGTGCGACAGCAATAGCATTACCCTGAGACTTAGGGTCATCAGAAGAAGCAATCAAGTTGTCGACGTAAAGGATATTATTAAAGATATGGCACCAGTCAACACCGGCGACATAGAAACGTGTTTGACGCGCCCCATCATCTCCGACGGTTACTTCAGTGCGGACCGACTCAATCTTGCCGATCATTTTTACCTGGCTCTTATTTGCCGATTTCAAATCGTCCTGTGTAATAGGATCATTAGACATGAGGATGGCAAGCCAGCTTCCTGCAGTGAGCGTACTCACCCAGTCTTTAGTAGGCGCAAGAACAATCTGAAACGATCCCTCTGGTTGGCCTTTAGATTTAGAAGTGGAAATAGAAATGCAAGAGAGTGTACTAATAATAGTCGGCTCTACACCAGTAAGGTCATCGACTCCAGAACTCTCTGGTGAACTAGTCATTCCTTCTGTGCCGATACGATCAATGTAGTTCCAAACTAGAACTGCGGCATGTGGTGTCTTGATTGCATAATTGCTGGCCATAAGCTTATTTTACCTTCTCCACTTAGCGGCCTTTTTTCTTATCTAAGATTCCACTAGATGAACTAGTAACTTTATCCATGGTCTTCTTTGCGCGATCAGAAGTAGAGTCTTTTCCAAGACCTGCTTTTTCCATGATCCCGGCAAAGCGGTCAACGGCAACATCAAACTTAGTAGCAGCGCTTCCGAATGTAGCAGCAGAGTCACCGGCAGCAGTTGAGAACTTGCCTTCTGCTCCAGATGCACCCATCTTTTCAAAGTTACCACTTAATTCAGCGAGAGTCTTTAGTGCAGCAGCAGTTCCACCTAAGCTCTTAGTAGCTTGCAATGCAGCCTGCAATGCAGCCTCTGACAACTGCTTAAATCCTGAAGTACGAAGATCGTCAAGGGTCTTGAGTGTACCAGATCCGCCTTCGTCCTTCATTGCATCAGAAGCTTTACCAACGGAGTTAGTATCGCTCTTACCTACAACACCAGCAGCCGAACGTAAGTACTCATCCAATCCAACCTTCTGTAAGCCAGCAGCTTCAGCTGAAGATTGAAGGAATTGTTTCTGTGAGTTAGACTCGTATTTACCAGTCTTCTGTGCAGCGATTAAGCGCTCAACAGTAGAAGGATCATTAGCAACTTCTCTTGCGAACTTATCAGCATATTGAGAAGCACCAGTAGCGATACCAGTTCCACCTTGAGTCAAGTTAGTCATAACACGAGCTGTACTCAACTGAGAAACTAAGCGAGCCGCATCGTCTCCACCTTTAACATTGATACCGCGCATGCGAAGACCTTCAGCAACTTTTGACTTATCAGTCTCGTCGCGCATACCACGAAGGTCAGTATCAGAGAAGCCCTGAGCAATGATCGATTGAGTTCCTGATAAACCAGTCATCTTGTTGATACGGGCTGTAGCTGCCATAGCAGCAAAGTTAACACCTTGGTCAGTACCATTTCTGTTAACTACATCTTGAACTTGCATAGAGCGGTTGACAGCGTATTCCTGGTTAGGATCGCTCTTGTTTATGCCGGCAGTTGATATAGCAGCAGCTGCACCAGTTGTGTCAATACCCATAGCTCTAGCAGAACCGCTGGCAACCAATGCACCAGTGTTTTCTGCAACCATGGTTAATGCTTTAGAAGAATCTAAGCTCTTGCTGAATGCCGATTCGAGAACAGAGGATAATCCAGCTTGCGGATTGTTAGATCCTGCACCAGCCAAAGAAGCCATCCGCTGCATGTTCTCAGCCATCGATCCGTTACCAGAGCGTTCTAGATTACGAGCTGCAAATACTTGTGAAGTCTGGAATTGACTTCCCATAGATGAAACGCCAGACGCAGACATCTGAGCCATTTGCTCAGGAGACATACGGGCACCGACCATGTTCTGCATGCTCTTATCGGACATGCTGTTCTGAAGGAATGCTTCACCGCGTCCGCCCATGCCTTGAGCCGCAACGCCCATGCCTACACCGAAGTCACGGAACCCTTGAAGCTGTTCGGCTTGTACTTTAAGTACTGCACGACGAGCTTCCATCTGAGCTTGTGTTCCTTGGATCTGAGCTTGTCCAGCAGAGACGCCACGGTACATATCCATGCCAGTAGTAGCAACACCTGCAACGCCTTGAACGACGTTTTGTGCTCCACCAAGCATAGCTTGAGTATTTGAAGTTGATGCGCCCGAAGCATAAGCTAATGGGTTAGCTTTCTGTGCTCCGGCTTCTGCCATCTGGAATCCACCAGCAACACCTGTTGCAGCAGATCCTGCAAGGAAAGCAGTGTTAGCTACGTTAGTCGCTGTATGAAGTTCGCTACCGAACTGTTCGGCTTTACCGTACTGGCCAAGCAGCATCTGAGACATTACATCTCCGCCACGACCAGACTTGTACATATCGTACTTGTTATTTTCAATGTTAGAGAAGCCTTGAACGTTTCCAACTTGACCTAAGCGTTGATTAACGCCAATCTGTTGAATAGCAGAGCCTGCAGCATTGAACATACCACCAGCTGCTTGCGCATACTGAGCGTACTGTCCGTAGTTATTGCCGCCGCCAGCACCTTGTGCTTGTTTCAGCTTCTCAAAGTTCTGAGCAGACTCTTCAGCTTGCTTACGAAGTGAAGAGAGTGCTTCAATATTGTCTTGGCCAGTCTTAGCCATCTGTTCGAAGATCTTAGAAAGCTTTTCGGCTTCAGCTCCAAGAGCAGAACCAATATCTTTGTTAGCAACCTTCTCTTGTCTACCATCACGACTTACATTGACTCCACCAGAAGCAATTTCACTGCCGAGCGCCTTAGCACTCATCATGTCTTGTGCAGCTTTTCCTGTGGCAGTTAAATTCTCGTATTTAGACAGAGGATCATTGCCAGACTGACGCATTGCACGTTGTGCAACATCGATCGCTGCGATCTCTTGTGTCTTACTGAACGCGGTCTGAGCATTCTGACTGATGATTCTAGACTGGTTTCCACGTTTACCTTGTTCGCCGAATAATCCGCGAGCAGCGTAAGCACTCTGGTTACCTAATTCTTGAATCTGACCATTGATAGTATCTCTGCGTTGATTAAGGTCTTCATAAGAAGAACCCATCATCCCTAGAGAGCGTGATTGAACATCTCTGTCTTCGGCCATACGTTTTGCTTGCCCGTTAATTGTAGACTCAGCATAGCGACGACCAATAGCATTTACAACTTGTAAGTTAGCGCGATCAAGACGACTTCCGACAGATGACTCAATGCGAGTCTCTGCAGAGCGAAGAGTATTCGGAGCAGTCTTGGCGATGCGAGACATTGCTCCTGAGCCAGCGATAACATCTTCAGGAATATCTTGCAATAAGTTCAACTGCTCTTGAGCAGTTGCTGCGCGCATTCTCTCATGCTGTTCTGACTTTGGAGTGAAATAGGCGGTCTGTCCGATCTTTTCGATATCGGACAAGCCGAAACTATTCATCGGCTTATTGCCTGGTGTCTTGTTGTCCGCCATCTCTAATCCTCAAACGTTTCGTCTATGTCTTCTCCAAAAGACTGACCAAACTGAGCTTTCGCTTGGGCCATCTGCTCTTCCATCCACTTGATGTTGGCAGGATCTTTTGTTGGATCTGGAGTAGGCTGATTAGCCTTAGCTGCCTGTTCGCGCATTTCGGCTTCGCGTTCTTCACGCTCCATCCGCTCTGCCCAATCCATATCAGCTTTCTCTTTCTCAACTTCTATTTTAACATCATCTTGCTCAAGACGCTCTTGTTCAGCTTTATCTCGCTCAATGCGGTCATAGAACTCATAAATGAGCTCTTCTAGTGTGTATGAGAGTAGTACGGGATCTTTGAGGGGACGATTATAGAGCTTAGACCACCACGACTGAAGGAACAGTAATAACTGCTCCTCTGTATCTAGTGGTGATCTAGCATTAAACTGAGCTATTTTTCTTATGGATTCGAGGACGTTGGATTCTTCGGTTGTTCCGGGATCGCTTCCGTCTTCTTTTTTAAATCGGCTTTCCATTGTAGCTCCGCTTCTTCTAGCTTACGATATAAGGTTACAAGAGCGTCTTCGTCGTCAATTGTAGCGCCACCTTGTGACTGCTTCCACCACTCGGGGGCATCAACAATCTTAGCACGAAGATTAGCCAGGATAACTGCGAATCCAGCCAGGTCATCAGTTGGCGTTGCATAGTTTCCAAGAAGCCGCGTCTTCTCAAGAGAGAGCTGGTGCTTCTGGCCTACGTTAAGAAGACACAAGACAGTAAACTGCCCTTTGTATTCTTTACCAGTATCGAGACCGGTATGGTCGAATGAAAAAGTCTTTTCTTTACTTGGTAAGTCCATAATGCTCCTATAGCGTATAGAAGTCATTATACCTTAAGAACTGCAAGTTTATGCAGTAAGGGTAGGAACACCAGAAGTCGGATTAAACGGGATCTCGTCAAGGCGTGAAGGAACGTTAGGCAGAACAAACGCACTAGTCGTTTGCTGAGCTCCATTAACGTCGTCAGCTTGCTGAGGAACGCGCTCGTCTTGGAAGCCGATTGCTTTAAAACTGAGTGTAACATTGGCAAGTGAGTCAACACGAAGTTCTTCTGCTCTGCTAGTGATCATAGCCCGTGCAGTGAAGAATAAGAGTTGATCTGTTGCAGAGTCACGCACTTCAATAGTGATATACTGTTGGAACAGGAAGTTAAGAGCGTCTGGTTGCCAGAGCTGTACACCAACTCCTTGTCCAGGAATATGCAAAGCACTGATAGTACCTTCGACGCTGATACGCTGAGGAACTAGTTCTGCCGGCATGTAATCATCGATAGTCATGATCTCAGATACTGTAGTGTTGATTCTCCACGATACGCCGAATGCGAAACCGCATGGCTTTCCGTTGATCTTCAGAACAGTACGAGCACCTGAAGCGTATTTAGCTGTCTGCTTTGTAGAAATGATCCCAGAGATATTCTGTGCTAGATTATCTGCGAGTCCTTGTACTAAGCCTGGTTGGTTATTAAAACCTGACATCTAAACCTCAAGTATTTTGTTGACCAGTACCTGAGAAGTTAGCTACGAAGCTATCTTCGTCTGCGTACAGAGCAACAAAGTTAAAACGCTGAATCGCTGCGCCTTTTTTAGTTATACTAAAGTCAGCTTGAGTGATTCTGCAAGAACGAAGATTGGCCACACCAATGATGTTTCCAGTCTGTGTTGAATCGCCGGTAATTGCATTAAGAACATTAGTGACATCATTACCGAGCTGTTGATCAGTTGAAGAGCTGTTTTGAGGAGCTGGAATCTTCTGATAAACTTGAATGTCAAAAGTAGTACCGTTTTGAAGCTTGCTTGGGTCCATGTTCTCGTTTGGACGACCATCATTTCCTACGCCGTTAGCAGCGAGGAAGCTTCCAAGTCCGCCGCCCCAAGCTGCGCCCCAGTTACCAATACCGTTACCAGCATCGTTAGGAGTGATCAAGCCAGGAGCTACTGCACCAATGTTCGAGTGAGCATCTTTAGCGTAGCGAATTACTGTGAAGGAGCCAGTCACAGAGTAACCGAGAGGCTCGACTGACGAGCCTTCGTACATCCCAAGAATTTTGGGTGTTTGAGTGAGAATAGATACAGAGTAAGAGAGATCAGTACAGAAGGCCATAGTCTTGCCGTTCAAGACAACCTTTGCGTTAGCACCTGTAATGAAGAATGGGCGAACTGCGGCCATCCGTACTGCTCCTTAAAATTACGACAAGTCTGTATCGCCAGAGTTCGACGCTTCGAAGCTGTCGTCACTAGCAAGAATTCCAACGAACGAAAGACGATCAACCAAGATACCGCGTTTGTTCAACGCTGCGCTCTTACGGTTGAAACGGCAGTCAGCGATCGTGATGAACTGAACAGCATCAGTAACCTGAGCAGTTCCGCCACCAGCCGTTGCGCCAGTCTGTGTTTTTTGGAATACGGCGAGGTCCCATGTTTGCGAAAGCAAAATGTTACCTGGGTTAATTTCAAAACTGCCGTTTCCGCCAGTAGTGTAGTTAACTTCACCAAGACCGTTACCAGTCGAGTTCGTTCCGGGCATACCGTTTTGGTTTGCGATAGCGGTATAACGAACAACGCTTAACTCTCCTGCAACAGAGTAGTTAACCGGTTCGTTCGACACTGCTTCGTAACGACCCATAGTTTCGATCGGAATGGTGTCTACCGATACTTGATAAGAGACATCCGAAGCATAAGCAAACGTCTTACCGCCTACTTTAATCTTCGCATTCGCACCTGTGATAAATGAGGGCATCTTTGCTGCCATACTTTTTCCTTTTGGTCTTGTGGTTGACCAGTACCATCCATTTTTTGAGGCTGCACTATGCAACCCATGAGAATACTATACACCAAACTAAGTTAAGAAAAGAAAAAGGCCCAGTGTTTCCACCGGGCCTTCTAGATACTAACTCAGAGTCTTGATTATGTTGACGAACTAGCTCTTTGCAGAGTGATGTTAGCCAAGATAAAGTCGATACCTTCAACAAGCTTAACAGTTACCGATACATTGATCGTGTTTCCGTTGATCTGAACTACAAGGGCTTTGTAGCCGTTTTTCGCGTCAGAAGTAGAAACCGTGATTCCTTGTGCCAGGTAAGTAGCCAAGATAGCTGCGCAAGTCGATTGAACTTCGACAGCGTTCACAGTGTTCTTCAGACCAATGTAGATGTTCTCTAATTGGTTACGGAAGTCATAAGCAAGGACATCGGAAGCGTAGAGAACGTGGGCACGGTTGTATACCCAGTTTCCATCTTTACCGTAGGTCGTGTTATCGACAACGAGGCGGAATCCACCAGTTTGTGGTGCTTCCCAGAACGTAACGCCATTTTGGATAGCGTCATCGTATGCGACATCTGGATCGAAGTCGATAACAATGTTCTGCTCAGCAGTCGAGAGCAATTGACCAGTCTGGCGGATACCAGACATGTTGAAATATTTGAATGTCATCGGGTTACCGACAGGCGAACCGCCGCGAGCACCAGCGAGCAAACAAGCTCCAGCCCAAGGTTGGAACCACTGGATGTTACCAGCAGAATCAGCTTGACGGATATCTTGGATGACCATCTGTTGACGTGCGTCAGCAGTAGTAGCGATCTCAGATTTACAGTTTGCGTACGTGTCCTTCATCGACAAGTAACCTTGACGCTCAGACTTTTTCTTAGTAGTCGCCATCAACGAGCAGTGAGTTTTCACAGCTTGGTGAACAGCAGCAATAGTGTAAGTCGAAGACGGGTCAGTAACTTCATCAAGGATGTCTTGTGAAGCATCACGCGAGAACAAAGGAACAACCGCGTTAACGCGGAATTTCTCAAACTTGCTCAATGCGTTAACGATGTCAGCAGAAGCAGTTGCTCCAAGAACTCCACCAGTGAGGTAGAGAGCGTTTGGAACGCCTTGTTGATCTGGAAGACCAACAGTTTTTACTGCAGTTTGCGAAGCAGAAACCGAAGGAACCAGGTTAACTTGTGTGCTTGCAGCGAAGAAGCCAACAACTTCACTTGCATCCATTTTGATGCGAGCAGGTTGTTGAGCAGTTGCGCCGCTGTACAAAGCGCCAACAGCTGAAACTTGGTCGAGAACAGTGATCGGTTGAAGACCGATTTGAACGCTCTCTACTGAAGCACTCCATCCTGACAGAGTGTTGATGAAAGAAGCAACAGACTGAATAGAAGGGAAGTTAGCGATTGGGAGGCTGTACGAAGCAGGAGTAGCACCAGTTTGAGTCAGCGTGATCGCAGTAGCTCCGATAGTAACTGAAGCAGCAGTTACGCCACCAGTTGCAGAACGACCGATCGACAAAGGAATGTCTCCACCAACAGTTGCGCTCTCAGTAAGAGTCGAAACAGGGTTTGCAACAACCAGAGTAGCCATAGGCTCAGAAGCAGCAGCAGCGAAAGCGTTAGACGAAAGTCCGATGCTTGTGCTGATGTTTCCTGAACCAAGCTGCATCGAACGACCGTAACCATTACGTTGTGGGTTCGAAGCAATTGCTTGAGTCAAAGTGATTGTGTTAGCTACAGTTCCAGCAGCAGCAACCATAGTGTTTGCGCCGAGTGCAGTGTTCAATGCCGTAGCAAGAGCAGCAGCAGAAGCGTAAGAGTCAGCAGCAACAGTCGCAGTAGCAGGAGCACCACCGTTCAACGAGTAAGCGAGAGTATCATTTGTTCCGGTTGTAACAACAACAGGGAAAGTGATAACAGCGCTCGTCAGAACAGCTTGTCCTTCTGGAGTGATAGTGTTTTTGAAAGTAACAAGGTTACCTCCGACGCCGTATGCTTGTGACTGCAACATTCCGAAAGGAGTTGCGCCAGCAGCAATCGGATCAAGCGTTGCTTGAGTAGAAGCGTTTGTCTTGTAGATGTACACAGCTTGTGCGCCACCCGGAATTGCGCCATCAGCGCCCGGAGCAAACAAGAAGTTACATGCATCAACGATGTTACCAGAACCGTACTTAGCCAAAATTTGGTTGTATTGATCTGGACCGAAAACGTTGTTTGCAAGATTCGGTTCTGCGGAGCCAGGAGCACCCGCGTCTGCTTCTCCAAAGAGAGCGATGATTCCGGTAGGGCTTAACGGGAAGCCTCCGCCGAGATCAATCTCTACTTGTGAGTAAGCACCTGGTTTGTAAATGGTAGCACCATTAAAGCTTACATTAATTGCCATGTGTTAAGTCTCCTGAGTCAAGTATGTATCTCACCCAATTATAACATAGATGCTTAGCTAGAATTATGCTAGCTTCACACCATATAGTTTCAACATTTCATCAAACTGTGCCATCGTACCCATAACCGGCATTTTGCGGGCTTTGAAATCAGCCTTCAAAATCTCTTTATGGTGATGAACAGGGATACGGCTGCGACGTGCACCATACCATCCATCGAAGTCAACCATCGGAATTTCGATGACTTCTTCAGGAGCTGATTCTTCAGCAATGACTGCATCATCGGCGACGTCTTCAATGACCTCGCGTCCGTCTTTATCTCTGTGTTTCCACTTTTTGCTCATATAAGCTCCTTACTCTCTATTTTAACTGGATATACCACTTAAGTCTCTAAATCTTCTGAATCATCTAAGTCGCCAATACGGTCGACTTTGATTCCTTGGTTCTCTGTTCTATTAACCTTAGTCAAATCAACGTCCATGCTGGCTGCGATATCCTCAGATGGAACCAGTCCGACCGCGGGGTCAGTATTGATGGCCAAAATCTCTTTGAAAGGCTCAGCTTCCCAAAAGTTCTCTGTAGTGCAACGGAAGCGAACCCAGCGAGTCCAGATATTATCTGTCATCTTAGTCTGTTCCTTGTTGTAATCAGAAGCAGAGAACGTATGGAGCTTCAAGCCCAGGCGATGAGCCATAAGCTTATGTTTGAACAGGATATAAGCAACAATGTAATACAGCCAGAGAACGTGGTCGCCAGCCTTGTTGGCATGGATACCGATGTCCACCATAACAGTGAACACCCCAGTGTTGATTTCAGCGAATCCACCAAAGTCACCAGCGATGTCGCCGATAGAGGCCTTGCTCTCATCCTCAGTCTCGTTAGCTAAGTGAACCGAGATGCAGGGGATAACTTGGGTATTGAACGACCAGGCCTTTACGACCGGAATCTTGGTGGTGCTGAACCACTTCCAGATGTCGTCTAAGTACTTGGGACCATAGTCTAAATTAAGTTCATCTTGCGTGAACTGAGCGAACAGGTCGTAGAATGCACGTTTGTTGTTGCGCAGTTCTTTAATGCCGTACTCAAGCACTTTCTCAACGACGATCTCCGGCATACAAAAACTCATATTAAGCTCCACCTTTCAAGATGTTTTCTTTCCACCACAAGGGTTGAAGATTCTTAAAATTGCATGCTGTCTTTACTTGAACTGGATCAGTTAAGTCAAATGCGGTAAGCGGATCTATATGGTCAATGTGCCAACCAAATCTACCATGGTTATCCCAACTCATGCCTGACTTAAATTGTACCTCGAGATGAACTTTTAATTCGTCAATTGTGCACCCTAAATCCTCTACAGCAGAACCAGACTTATAATTACCACTAATTGCCTTATTTAGCCTAGATCTTAAACTTACTTTTAGTTTGTACTCTATGTCAGTTTTATATCTATTTGTTTGGTATACGCTGTTATAATCACTAAGATGTTCTAAGTTTGCTTCTTTCCAGATTTTGTTATATAAGGATTTTCGATCCTTGTTTGCCTCATACCATGCTTTATTTCTAACATTAGAGTTTGCAACCATGCTCTTTCTGTATTGAGTTAAACATGTTTTACATCTCGAATCTAATCCATTTTTCCCATTCTTATGTTTACCAAATTCTTCTTTAACTTTAATTTGCTTACATTTGCTACATGTCTTCACTAGAAGTTTTCCTCATATTCTCTTATTATACTCATTACTATGTCATCATGAGACTCATCTAAGAGCGCATTAATTGACTTGAGATCCTCAGTGAAGTCCTTATCTTTAGCTGGTAGGATCCACTGTGTTGCTCTATTCTGCTTACTGGTTACGGTCCTAAATTCTACCTTGGATCCCTTTGGCTTCACCTTATTATACTGAGCTAATGCCGTTTCATACCTTTCGGCCGCTATTGCTTTCTGAGCCTCAAAGATATTACTGGCTACAGAAGGTCTAGGCGTCTTACTAGGAGCACCAACTGGGATGATCTTATAAATACCAGATCCATCCTTCATTGGCTTAGCACCAGAGGCAAGAAGCCTATCGAGCATGGGCATGGGTGGTTCTGAGAAGTCAGTATTTCCCGAAGCAGTCTCCAATTGAAATGCACCAGGAGCAGGACGTAAGTCATTAATGAAGTCGGCAGACTTCTTCTGCATACCAGACTGGATGGCATTCTCCATGGCATTAGACATCTGTTCCGATAGCCGATCATTTATCTCAGCTTCAGCTTTATCAACTACAGTATTAACGAAATCTTCGTCCATACCTTTGTTGCGTAGAGTAACTTTTAAGCGTTCAAGTTCAAGATATATGTTAACCATTTATCTTCTCGCGCTTCACAACCTTCGCACGCATATCATGCAGAAAGTTCTGTTTCTCAAGGTCAGTCCAGTCAGTACCGAAGCTAATTTTAATAGCTCCGTTCGGAGAGATCTCAACTTGAGGGCGCGGAAGATAAGGATAACTGTCGTCATGGATCTGGGCGACGTTAGGACGTGAAGAGCTGTAAGCAGTAACAGTCTCAGGACCTTTACCCATGTCATCGATCTTGCTCTGCAACGCACGAAGTTTGCTCTCAAGTTCATCGATCTCTGATCCGGCCATCTCGACGAGATGGTTGTGTTTATCACTCACATCATGGACTACTTCTTCTAGTTTATCGAAGAGTTTCATGATGCGGGCTTCAACTTGTTGCAAGTCAACGGCCATACCATTGCGAATCTGCTCGCGAATAGTTTCCATCTCTTGATAGATGTTGCCGATGTTGTGGCGCTTGTAATTCTCAATGAGGTTCTGAACCCCACCATGAATAACATCGTCATCTAAGGCGTCGTCGTGTACGTCATTGAGGAAATCTTCATCCTCAGGAACATACCACTCGAATACAGACATAAGAGCGGCAGTAAGTTCTGGTAAGCTCTTGTTTGTAAACTGATAAACGACTTTGTGACCGTCTTCGACGCGTCCAGAGTATACATCGCTCATGTGGCGACGGATAGTAACTTTATGTGTGTCGATGTGGAAGTCTTTGAAGTCCTCATCTTTCATGCCCTTCACTTCAGAACGAAGTTTACGGAACATGCCGTTACCGACAAGACGCAGAGCATCACCGTGAGTAACTTCCATCACTGCATCAGCACGCTGACGAATGATGTTCTTCTCAAGCTTTTCAATTGCAATCATTCCTTGCAGAGACTTGAGCATCTTAGTACGAACAAAATTTTCTAATGGCTCGTGGCAGCAGTCACGCAAGTCATCCCAAGGGATATCTTCAACGTCGACCCAGCGAGGATCTTTTAACTCTTTAGTAGACTTTGGTTCACCAGTAAATGACTCAACCAAGTACACATCGCACTTGTTGCCGTTCAACTTCCCAGACCACACCTTAGTGGGGTTGCGACCGGTGATACCAGCTTCTTCTTTAAGTTCGCGAAGAGCTGTAATCTCAGTACTGCCGTCTGCCATATCCATGTGGCCGCCAGGAAATGCCATGCCGCCAGTAGAGTGGCGACCAAGAAGGATCTGATTATTGTCGTTCATGACAATAGATGCAGCTGCATGACCTTCATAGTGATCTTCAAAAGACTTCTTTAAATCTTTCTTAGATTTCTTGCGTTCCTTGCGGGCTTCTTTGACTTTAGATTTAGCTTTTTCGTGATGTTTAGCACCCCAAGAACCACCACGGTCTTCACCATGCTGTTCACTTGCTCCAGCGCCTGGCGAAGTATACTTCGCCGCTACAGATTTTGGTGGAACCCCCCTTGGAGATCTTGAAGCATCAATTTTGCCGTGCAAAATTGCCTGCATAAGGCGAAATTGTTTACGTGAGACTGCTGTTGGCACTTACAACCTCACTTAAAAATAATTGAAATTGATCTTTGGTGTTGTTTTTATAACCAAATTTTTTATGAAACTTTTGATGACAATTATTGCATAAAGTTATTATGTTGTTAACATCAAAGCGCTCTTGAGGAAATAGGTCAAAACCATTCTTATGGTGAGCAACGAGTTTACCATTTTTATAGCAAACTTGACAACTGAAGTTATCTCGTTCGTAAATTGACTTAGATAGACCACTCTTATATATTAAATCCCTATCTCTTTTATTAATAGGGTTTAAAAAATCATCAAATTGATCTATAGGTATAGATCTCTTTATGCAACTTAATTTTTTCTTAGTCTCTAAGGAGACTTTTCTGCCCTTTAATTTTAATCCAGCCTTAAGTCTAGATTCTTTTGAAATTGGTGGCAACTTTTTAATACTATCGCTAATTCTAACTTTAGTTTCCTCTGAAATAACGCGCTGCTTTGCAACGCATGAAGAACATGACCTATTAGCATCCACTTTGCGCTTATAGCCCCTATCTTTACCGCAGGTATCACAAAAACAACGATAAACTGTATCCATTTTCAGTGGATTAGATAGTCTAGCAATTTTCATTTTATCGCTATAGTTTATCATATAAGTTTAATTAGCTCCCGTCAACTCGATAGGTTCATTATAACTCAAGATCGAGCTTAACTCAGCGTATAGGGGCATTAACAATCTTTTCACCAGAACCCACCATAAAGTCGCGTCTAACAAGGATTTGTTGAGGCAAGCGTATAGCGGTTTTTACTCCGCCGACGAGTTCCTGTGTGATTCTAAGTTCACGAAGTGACTGGAGAACCACATAGACTGGCTTAGCGAAATACGCCCAACCAACAACAGCACCACGCTCTAAAGCAGCACTATACTCTGGCTGACGGCCATCTATCCAAACGATCTGACCGTCGGCGTTCACCGTGAAGTCAACATCTGGATAATAAAAAGTCTGGACTCCATCTACAATTGTAGATGCGAACTCAACCTTCTCAACGGGATAACGAAGCTCTTGTATGTTGCCGGGACGAGGCTCATATCCCTTAAGCTCCCAGAGGCGCACGGTGTAATCCGGCATCTCTAGCCTGTCAAAGGTATTGAAGTCTGCTTGCGTGCCGTCTGGGTACGTTGTAGGAAGCGTTACGACTGCGCTACCAGTCTCCCACACACCGTGGGCTTCAAACGTCTTCTCTATACTATTTCCTGAAAATACGCCCCAGATCTCGTTTTGAGCGTAGTAGATAATTCCTGAGTCATCGCAGAACTGACAGTCAGGCTCATGAGCTTCAAAGTCAGTGCTCTTGATGTTCATGCAAGGAATCGCTTTGTAGTGAATGAAGCGAATTCCACGTTGAGAAAGGAGTTGATCGAAACTGGCACCCTTGATACTAGGATCTGGAAGATAGATCGGCATCGGCGACGGAGTCGAGGTGACTGAGGTCGCGGGTGGGTTCGGAAACTGTTGGTTCGGGCGATCCATACTCATGGCTTTATTCTACCTTGTTTGACTTAATACAATTCTCTAGAGCCCATAACGGTTGGAGATTCGTGAAGTGGCATGCCTTAGCCATATCTTCTGGTTTAGAAAGATCGAATGAGTCTAGAGGAAGTATGTGGTCTAGATGCCAGCCAAGTTTTGACCAGTTATCCCACGACATTCCTTCTTGCCACTTTGACTCTATATGTAACTTAAAATCTTCTACAGAGCAACCGAGCATGTCGACTGACGACCCACTCTTCCAATTGTTCTTGAGAAATTTACGAACACGAGATCTTAAGATGACCTTAATCTTAAAGTTGAGATCCGACTTATATCGTTTTGCCTTATACTCTTTTTGATATAGATAATGCTGGTCAGAATTCTCTTGTTTCCACTTCTTGGTCTCAAGAGTTCTACAAGGTCTGCACTTAGCACGACTCTTTTGAAATGCATCTAGTGGTTTATTCTTATCGCAGTACTGACAATACTTTGTCTCTTCCATTGACACATTATATCATCCTAGTTAATAGGTACTGTATAATCTTCTTTAGGATCATCTGAAACAAATGGATAGCATGGACATATTGAAGAAAATCGTAGATTCCGAGGGCTCTTGTACCCTGTGGGCCAAACCGTCCATCTGTAAGTCCTGTCCGTTGTCTAAGCTCAAAAAGAAATCAAACGGCTCATTCTTGTCATGTGTGGAAGCCCTTGGGGTAGAAGATCTATCTGAAGAGCAGGCCGACGCTAAATATAAAGAAGTCGCCTCACGTATACTGATTGATAAAGCTGTTGATGATTTGCTTGGAGAGCCAGATGGCACTAAGTAAAAATGACTCAACAATTTTAGAACAGATTGCTTCCCTAGACGGGAAGTGCATGGAATCGCAAAGGTGTAAAGTATGTCCGTTCAAAGCAATGTGTCTCCCGGAGTTTCTGTACCCGAACCCACCGTCACCAGCACAAAGAGCAAAAATGGCTTTGGATGTCATAACACATCATGCTCTTGTGGACGAGCAGGAACCCCTGGACATCGAGCAGCATCGATGGGACAAGCAGTAGTAACTGACTTATTCCTTCGACATAAGCAAGATCAGGCGAAGTATCATCTCATTACTTTTATGTATCGTTTATTGAAGATCAAGTGAGAGTGTCTTGGGAGATGGTATGGCGTTCGACACAGAAGACATTAGAAGAGAACAACTAGTTGTTGACAAGATCAAATCTGAACTACGTTTCGTAAGCTGTGACGATATCTCTTATCTTCAGGGCACACTAGGCGGACCTAAGAACAAAATGCGCCGGGAACAGAAGTACGGCTACAACCTAAGAACATCTACATACGATAAGCTGCTGAAAGACCTATACGAACAAAAGCTAGGCGATAAGCTTATAGAAGAGATGCTTTCCGAAGAACCTGATAAAATATAAGTACTAGGTCCTCATCAAAGGAAGTACTTATGAAAGATCAAAAGCGCCCTGTTGTTATTCGTTTCAAGAACAATAAAGAGGCAATCGATCTGTACTATGCTATTGACCTAAAGTTCTTTCTTGCCAAATTGCTATACACACATAAGTCGAAGCTAGTATAACTAGGTACATGACGCGGATTGGGCGGTACCAGAAGATACAAGATCTACAGAAGTTGGAACTACATTTCCGACTATTGTATTTTCTTCGTGACCTTGGCATTCGCTCATCATTTGAACCTGCGGCAGCAACCTGGACTGACTATATGGCTCGACTTGGCAAGATGATTGCAGAGGATGCATGTTCAACAGATTGACGTCCGATCAAGTTACTTCAGTGCATCATGTCTATATGCTATTGAGGCGTCTTAGAGTCATAGGTACTATTGAGACCGTTACAAAGAGAATACAACTCTCAGAAGACGGTGGGCCAGTTCGCTACCAGCTCACTCTTGTATCCTATGATCCTTCTACTAAAGGGTGTTTAACACCTTATGAAAAGGCCGAGGCTTACTTTGAAGCGTCGATGGCCCTTGAACGCCATATTCAAGACTTAACGTCGTCTCAGCGTGCCAAGAAGTAGACAAGCTGATTCTTTTGCAGCTTACACATTTCAACTCAATTAGTAACCTGATAAGCTTGAAACAGCAGGGCGTGCGCTCTTGATTCCAAGCTTCGCGAGTAAGATCTTTAGCTTGGTTGACTTGCGTCGATCGACGTAATCATCCACGTCTGGTCACCGGTATTAGCTCAATATAATCTATCTGAAGACTTACGCTGGCGAATCTAATCCAGTTCTCTTTCGGCTCTGGCGGGTTAATCATTTTAGTCAGAGCCGAAAATGCATGTTTCTTATGATAAAAATCAGTGATGATGTTCAGTTGATACAGAATACGAAACAGCTTCAGAGTGGAAGTGCTATCGAACATATTTGTCAGCATTCGTATTTCTCCTAAGCGCCCGCGCTTCGACGGGGCCCCTTGCCAGATGCAATATAATGAGTTAGAACTAAGTTACTTAATATCTTTCCATAGTTTGAGCTGAGTGCTATCAAACGTAACAGACTTCAAAATTGTGTCAAGTCCTTCAAACTTAAACATGCTGAAGCTGCGAGCACTCTTAATACCAAGCTTGCTGAGCAAACCGCAAAGCTTTTCCTCAGGGCGTGGATGTCCATAGAACATCTCTACCTCAAGTGCCTTGCTCAAAGAAGCAATGCTCTCGCCCATTATCTGATCAAATGTCTTTGGAACAATCGCCATGCGGCGATTATACTATTCGCCGTCGCCCGGGTGACGATCACTGTACATCGAGTCTACCGGGTGATTCGGTTGTCCGATGCGTGCTTGCTTGGTGTGTTCTGCTTTCGGTCGGCTACCGCCGCCGAAATCGTGGAGAGTACCCTGACTGCCGTGGTCAACTGCGAGTTGACCCGTCATCGAGTGTCCTTGAAATACTTCATACGGTCGTGTGTCCGCTGTGTGCGGAGCAACCGAGTCTGCATCGTGGTCGTTAGTGTTCTTATGTAAAGACCACTGACCGTTTGCTGAGAGTGCCAAGTATTCCATATCTTTATTATACTAGAACTTTGGGCTATCGTCCGCCGTCGTTAAACCATCTGTCGCTCGCCCACTCAACTCCGGCCTTGCTCAGCTGATCTCTAGCTTCCTGAATACCGAGCTTGGCTAAGACGATGATCATGTTGAAGCGCTGGTTCGCATCCCCGATGATACGGGTCCGGAACTCATCGTCGGTCTCGCCAATATACCTGTAGTGGCTCCACTTCTGAAACAAGCTCATAGCTCGGTCACCGAGAAGCCCTTGATGAGGTTCAGCTGAAACATTAGGTTCAGAAGCCGTGGAAGAGCACGCGTGCAGTGAAGAGTACTGACTCCTCGATACTCGGAGTCTTTGAACTCTATAGAGATGCCGTGAAGTCTCACGATACACCTGTGTCATAGTAGTCGTCCGGCTCCCAGTACGGGTCAAGACGGTGAGGCCTGTTCCCGTGGAGAAGTTTATGCAAGAGCTTGATGAGCGGAAGTGCCTTGACATTGATCTCGGTGATAGGTGCTCCGACGAGGTCGTCGCACGAGCAAGGAATGTAGCTCATGGGAACTCCACATGTACTTCGGTGCAGCGGCCAGATCGGTCCCGATGGTAGACGATGCTGTAGGACGGCATGGCCTTGAGTTTACCCAAGATATTCCATAGGTCGACGAAGTGTGAGAACTCCTCAGGAGTAAGGACGTGGATCATGCTATCCTCACGCCAAGTTGAAGGAGTAGATAGAGAAGTGGAGCCGTCGAGTCCACGATCGATCGCATCTCATCGAGGCGGGCCGAGGTCTGTCTTTGCCCGATGAATCGCTGGTAGAGCGAAGAGTAGAGGGCCTGTTGTAGCTGCGGAAGTTTGGACTCGTGAGCACGATGAGGAACCACGAACGAGATGTCGACGTTTCCATAGTTCATCTCAATTTGACAGGTGAGTGGGCGTTCGGCTACTACCATGATGTGGTCCCAGAGTAGGAGAGGGTCTGCCCGTCAAAGTGAATGTTGTGGACGTCGTTGGAGTTCATGACGAGTGGAGCGGATAGGCCCAATTGTTTGAGGAACATGTAGAGCTGAGAGTAGTGTTTTAGTTTAGTCATGTAGTCATTCATAGGTGAAGGCCCAGTTTAATCAAGATTATTATGAGGCTAGCGGGGGCCATGTTTGTGGAGATGTAGTGGAGCCCGTTGGCCGCGACGGAGGCGCGGACAGATAGTTGTGCGCCTGATGAGTGAAAGCGGTAGACCTGTGAGTTCTGGATTTTGTCCTTGTAAGGAGCGAAGTCCTCGAATTGGCGCTTGGTGAGGGTGGCGTGGTGGTTTTTCTTCATAATTTAAGTTGGTCCTGGTTGGTCCATTTAACGATGAAGCGGTCTTCAAATGTGATGTTGATGATGTTGAGTGTAGCGAGTAGTACTAGTAGGTTCCGCTTGTGGGCGGGGACCAGATATAGATCATCATTAAGGAAATCAAATGTGAGTTTCATCAGAAAAATTATACCTATAGAGAAAAGGGCCAGGTGGTACATTGTGCCTATTAGGGTTGGAAGGTGGCGGGGCCTGTTTTATAGGAAAAAGCTTATGTACACGGAGTAATGACGGCGGGTACCGACCTGAAAATAGGGGTTCCCTTTTAAGCTGAGGATAGCGGGCGCCAGTTTCCCGAACCTATAGAGTAGCATAACGAGGCAATGATAAAGACTTTGCTAAGTTATGATGCACGATCTGAAACTAATGAGTAACATGATGAGGCAATTAAGCCGAGTCAATATCTGGGAGGATATGTTATGAGCAAGATGTCACAAAAAGAAGCGGCATTCGCAGCTATCATCAATGTCATGGGCGAGCAAGACGGTGTGTATGCACCTACTAAGGAACAGCGCGCTCAAGTGAATGCGATCCTCTTTGAGGGTTTCCGCTCAGGCAAGATCGAGATTGATACTGAGAAGAGCGATAGCGACCTGAAGGGTTATGTGTCTGGCTTACAGAGCAACTGGCTTCGCAAGGACAAGCGCTTGAACGGTGGTGTTCAGTATACCGCTAAGAACCCTGGCTCGCGCGCTGGTTCGACTGATCCCCAGCTGAAGGCGATGCGCGCTCTGATCACGACCCTGACTACTGATCAAGAGAAAGCTGAAGTTCAAGCTTACATCGATGCACGAGTCGCTGAGCTGAACGCAACGAAGGTCGCCAAGACTGTTGACTTCTCTGCTCTGCCTGCTGATCTCGCTGCTAAGTTCTCTAAGTAATCAGTGTTCATTGAGACCAGGACTTCGGTCCTGGTCTCGCTTGAGTCCTGATTCTAAACATAACCAGGAGGACATATGAACGAAGCACAACCGAGTGAGATATATCTAGAAGCTGATGAGTATGATGCAGTCACTGAGGATGAGGCGACTGCTAACCAACTAGCAGAGTGGTTCGCTAATAATCCACCACTCTTCTAACTAGTCCAGTGTCAGTAGGCTTAGTCGCCTACTGACACTGCTACGCCTAGTGCCTCAGCTTGGGGCATTGCCTGAACCTATAGACCATTATAAGACGGGACATGAATGGTGAATCGCAGTCCTTAAGTGGAGCAACGCGAGCTCGCCTCTTTCATTGAAAGACATGAATAAGTGTCCTGATCTTATACTTACTTATAACAAAGGAGCAAGCAATGTTCAAAGGCTATCAACTTATCAAGCTTAACAAGGCAATCGGCAACGAGAACACTGAGACGATGTGTGACTATCACGTCACCACAGTCGATGTACTGGGTCGCAAGACTGACAAGGTCTTAAAGCTCAATCAGATAGAGCGTGACTTTGGTAAGCTGAGAATGAACGGCAATCGCTGTGCTAAGGTCGTGAGTGGATATACCGAACTGATCACTGAACAAGAGTTTGAAAGACTTGCATCTTAACTAACAAAGGAGTGAACATGAACCTGACTATAACACAGAGCAACAAGCACTACGTCTTGACCACTGAGTCAGGACCTATCCTCCGCATCTTCAATGAGAAGAACCTAGTCTGGAACTTAAAGCATGTGTTCGGCCTTAAAGCAGCTGATGTCAAGTGGATGAAGCAGCAGCTTGCAGTGACTCCATCTGTATCCTTTCACATCGAGGTTGCAGCATGAGCCAAGATGCTATCAGTTGTAAGCGTGTCTATGTAGGAGTCTGGTTTGGCCTGCTGATATTAACTGTACTTATCTTAGGAGGCATACTATGAAATTACTCAGAACGATCGATGGACTCTTGGGTGTAGAGTTTCCTAACGGCAAGGTTGTGTGGTGCGATGACCAAGCCCATGTCAACCGCATAGTGTTCGCGCACTTCAGCCGCTACAACCACATCACATCAGCGGATATAGCTAAGGACATCTCTGCAGCACTGAACGAGATGGCAAAGCACAACCACGACCTCGCATACTTCGGAGTCCTTGGCGGCTTCATGTACACATGCCAGGACGAAGCAGCCTGATATCCAGCCATAATAACCTGCCAGCAGTCAGATGGGTCGGGCAACAGCTCAGGCCCATACTGACACTGCTACGCCGGGAGCTCAGGCCATCCTGACTACCTGACCCGAGTAGCCCAAAAACAACCCGATCACACTGCACCACAATGATACATCCTCCCTCAGGTTACCCATATCCTGAAACGATCCATTAGATACAACCAAAATAAGGCCCAAGGTATCGGCATAGTTAAGTCCTGAATCTAGGCCTATATAAGCACAACGATCAGGCTTATAGATGTCCCGATAAGACCTATACAGGTCCCGCCGATTACCTACGTAGGGGAAGGGGAGGAAGACAGGACCTATACAGGCCAGAATATAGTTGAGGGGAAAGCGAACCCAGAGTGGGCGTCGCTACACCCATGGGCCTATTCGCGCCTTGCCCTAGTCTTATCAGCGGGTTACGCTATACCTGATCTTATTCCTTACCGTAAAACCTGGTGGTCCACTGGTTAGCCTCTGGTTGCTCTAATCCCTTGCTAATAGGTAAGGGATAGAAGTGGCCTGTAGGTTGTATTGTAATGATACTAGGTTGCTCTCCCTGATCCTAGAGAGGTGTATGAGAGAGAGAGAGAGGTGATGTATGTCTATTAAAAAAGTTATTAAGAAAACCATTAAGTCTGCTGTAGATAAGATCAACCCAGAATGGAATAGGAAGGTAATGGTCTCTAGTGAGGAACTTATCGAAGCAATGCAGTTCTTTTACGAGTCTAATATACCGGTAAGTCCAATCGCCCAAGCAGTAGTAGATAAGCTTAAAGCTGGTGGTGTTCTAACGCTTGATGACCAACGAATCATAGTTCGGTTTATCATTGGCAGTATCGCCATGAACATACATAAGATTTGGGCTGATCCACTATGGAAAGACATTAAGGTTGAGTGCGCCGAGAACTTGATGAACGCCAATAAGGTAGGTAAGTGATGAGTAAACTTAGCAAAGCATTGAGTGTATATGTTAGTTCTACGAGCATAGAGCACAGAGTTACCACAATTAAGTGGGCTAAGAGAGTATTAGATGCCCACGATATGGAGTGGTTTGTCTGCACCATAATGACTCATAAAGATTTTGACTTAGTATTGCACGAGTACAAACAAGCTTACTACACAGGTTTTTAACCTTGGAGGGTTTTATGCTCTATTATCATAAGTGCTTAGACTGTCTCACTCCATTTGCGAGTGCTGAAAGAAAGATTGACACATACGACTGCGATGGTCCTGTCATCTTTATGGGCATTATTAAGGGTGAGAAGTGGGAGAAGACTGGGACTAGACCTGCTTGCGATGGTAGATGCACTCATGCTCATGGTCCATCATGCGACTGTGCTTGTGGTGGTGCTAACCATGGCACTGGCAGAGTTGTCAATGTAGTGGTATTAGAGGGTAAGGTCAAGGTTGACAAGCCTGAGGACGATGTGGCTGATGATATGTGAGCAGCAGGAGAAACTGTATGACTAAACGGATAGTTGATGTCTTGATGCTTGCTATTCCTATAAGGTCTGGCTGGAGATGGCTGATACCTAGTCGTTATAGATACGACGAGTATACAGCTTATGTCTGGTTGGACCTTTACTTTTTAGTAGGTAAGAGAAAAGTACTTAGTGTTAATCTATCACTCAGACATAGTGAAGAATCTGAAACTAGAACAAGGTAACAAAACAACAAGGCAATAACGCTTTGGTTGTAATAGACAAACCTCGGGAGGTTTTCCATGTCTAAAGTGTCGCAAAAAGAAGCAGTATTCCAAGCCGTTACTAACGTTTGCGGCCAAGCTGATAGCTATAGCCCAACCAAAGAAGAGCGCGTTCAAGTGAACGCTATCTTGTTCGAGGGTTTCCGTAGCGGAAAGATCGAGCTCGAGAAGACAGACATCACTGACAGCGACTTGAAGTCGTATGTCTCTGGTCTTCAGTCGAATTGGTTGCGTAAAGACAAACGCCTTAACGGCAATGTCGCTTACGTTGCTAAGAACCCTGGATCACGCGCTGGCTCTGGCGACCCGCAACTCAAAGCAATGCGCGCTTTGATCTCGACGTTGACTACCGACGAAGAGAAAGCTGAAGTTCAAGCTTACATTGACGCTCGTGTTAGCGATATCAATGCAACTAAGACTAAGAAAGTCACAGTTGACTTCTCAGCTCTTCCTGCTGACCTTGCTGCTAAGTTCTCGAAGTAATATCCAACCTCAATCAATGGGTCATAGCTTCCTCCGACTATGACCCATTCTCTATTCCCGTCCGCACCACTGACACTGCTGCTACGCATGGAGCTCGATAAGATCAAATCCCTGAAGATATATGACCGCAGACAGCAAGAGCTGATTAACTGGATTGGTAAACACTACGTTAAGGAGTGATTATGAAGTATTTTAGCATTGGTGTCATCGCTATGTGCGCATTCTTCTGTGCTGTGGACCTAATGGCTGGTGCTTATGGTTGGGCTCTGTTCCAAGGCGCTTTCTGCGCCTTAAACATCTGGTCCTACCGTCGCTCATACGTGCAATAATGAGAAGGAATACATTCTGCATACAAGGTGAGTTAAGATGCAAGATGATAACTCATATATTTCAAAGCGGATATGCTGGTCCTGATGATATGTTAACTCAACCAATTCGTTGGACCATGAATGAGATGCACGAACTGTGCGATGATGAGGGACTATTATCCTTGTTTCAAAGATATACAACGTTAGGTTCTTATGGAAAGAACATAGAAGACGAGGTTAAAGCTCAAATAGCTATAAACAAGATGTTGGAGGATCTATGAGTGAGAATGCTAAGTACGACGACAAATGCAAAGTCTGTGGGCGATTCATTATCGACTGCGGTTCGATCCATTCCTTTGAAAAGGAGTATGAGCACGTGAATAGTAACAAGAAACCTAATGCACCATTTTTCATTGAAGATGGGATTGACCATGCAGTCATTGTTAAAGACACCGAAACTGAATTCGCTAGGGCTGAGCGCCTTAGTCGTGAACTGTATTTTGCGAACGAACAGCTCAAGTCATATCACCGCATGGCCGCATCTGGTGTTTGGGTTGAAACTGAAAAATATTTTGCGATACTAGCTGACAATGAAATGCTAAGAAAAATGCGTGACTACTATTTTTCTGAACATCCAATTATAGAAGAAAACAAAGCATTAAAAAAAGAACTAGCTGAACTAAAGTTTGCCATTAAGAGCTTGAAAACGTGAAGCAAAGGGTCAGACCAAACATTGATCTGATTTTATGGATGGTTGTTACTGGGAGGTAATTATGGATTCTTTATTTGAAAAAGATTTCACTTGGGACAATAGAAAGCATTTTCTTTATCTACTGCCACATTTGAGTCAAGTAAAGTTCGCTCTATTTTGCGCCAATCAAGTTAAACATCTCATGGAAGATGAAAGAAGTCTTAAAGCGTTAGAAGTAACTTCTCTCTTCATGGAAGGCAAAACTACAAAAGAGGAATGTAAGGCTGCTGATGCTGCTGCTTATGCTGCTTATGCTGCTTATGCTGCTGATGCTGCTGCTTATGCTGCTTATGTTGCTTATGCTGCTGTTGCTGTTGTTGCTGATGTTGCTGCTGATGCTGCTGATGCTGCTGATGCTGCTGCTTATGTTGCTTATGCTGCTTATGCTACTGCTTATTATGCTACTTATGCTGATCTTAAACAAGATCAAATGACCTATTTAAGATCTCTTGTAGTTGACTCCTTATCTTTTGAAGATGAAGAATGTTGGCTGTTAACAACTATTTTCTGAGACTATAGATGAATATAACTGGGAGGTATTATGAGCAAATATTATGTTCTCGCTGTTAGTATGAACCGCGAATTGACCTACACTTGGGTTAGCAATGATAATGTTATCACTCTCTTAAAGAGTGGACATAAGATCTATCGCTCTGCATTAGATCAACAAGCTGAGCTAGTTGAAGGCACACTCTATTGGAAAGATGTTCCTAAAGTTGATTTCAAGGAGGAGAGCAATGGCTAAGTATTTGGTTATAGCTCTTACAATGGTATTAGTAGCTGGCTGTTCAGACGATGGTGAAAATAGTTCAACTCGTAAGCAACAGCAATCCGCAGTGGATGCTGCTAGGGAGAAACATAAGATTACATCTCACTATAAAGTCAATGATGTAATAAATGTTAGATCTACGTATCGCTTCGAAACTGATGAAGTGATTTGCTATGAAAGTGTGGCTGATAACAGTAGCGCAAACTCAATCTCTTGTCATTGGAAACAGCCTACTCCATGAGTTCTACTAATGGTAAACCTAGCACTAAGGCTAGACGTGAAGGATATGCCCAGCTTTTTAAGCTGAAGCTATTCCTTCACAACTTATTAGGTATTGAGCAAGATTCAGAACTTTGGAAGGACGACGCGAAACCTACTGGGTGGCGCGACTTCATGGTTAAGTATATGCCTCCAGAAAAACGCGGTGGACCTGAGAAGGTTAGCCGCAAACGTAAATCAAAACTTAAAGATCGTAAATCTACTATAAGGTAACGACGTGATGAACAGAACTTTATGGCTTGAACGCCAAATGGAACGTGATGATCTAACAGATGCAGAGTTTGCCGCATACAATAGAGAACTTAACGAGATCTACTCAGAGCGTGAGGATACAACTAAGATCTCTAAAGCGAAACGTGCAGCTGAATTAAAACAAGAACAAGAAGAACTGGACTTAGCGCGAGCTGAGGCTATAACTGATGAAGAAGTGGAAAAAATGTATGTCGACTCATGTACCAAATATCAAGACGTCAACGGTGTATCGTTTGAGCAATGGTATCAGCAATCGCTTAAGTACTACAGTGTTGATGCTAAATATACAGTTCATGCACGTGCTCGCTCATCCAACACGGTTGAGTATATACACCACGTTAGTCAAGCTCATGCTAAGTTAACTATCCTTAAGCGTATTAAATATAAGTTCTATGACCATGCGGTTCGCAATAACGATTTCGCTTACGATATTTAACTCTGCCCGAATAAAGAGATATACATGGAACAGAACAAAGAACAATTAGACAAGGAGTTTGAAGAGTGGTTGGACAGCGTTGAGCTGACTAAACCAATGCCATTGCCAAAGGAGGAAGCAGATGTTACGAAATCAACTGTTGTTACAGATATACAAGAGACTCGCTGATCTCGAAGAGTTCAGAACAGTTTCTATTGATTACCCTGAGACTGTTCGCATGATCGATACTGAGATGCGAGCGCTAAGATTAAAACTGCAAGACGTAATGAATACCAATTGCCCTCTTCTCAAGGAGCAAGTGTAATGTCATTCTTTATCTTAATATGTATGGCATTCTCAAGCGCTTCGTTCCCTACGTGGTTGTGGGCAATGGTTTGGATGTCTTTCTTTCTTGATTAAGGAGGTTGCTGTGGCAAAGAAGATGACTAAGACTGAAAAGTTAAAGAAGATCCTCTCCATGGCTCGGTACCACAAAGAGATCATAGTCTACTTTGGTACTAAATATGACGACGACAAGTTTCCTGCTAGGCGCAGAAAGATCCGCTCTAATGGAGATAGTTATATCTCTTATAAGAGCAGTGGAACTCTTGAGTGGTCTAAGTTTGGAGAGTCTTGTTTCTTGTGCGAATACAATGGACCAAAGAGTTTACACAAGACTCTTGATCTCATGAAGAAGCATGATGGGAACTACATATTCCCTGTTGCTATTGAGATAGACGGAAGAAAGATAGAACTATGAGAACGCTTTGGAAGATCTATTACTTCTTTGTTAGACCTCAGAGCAAGACTGATATTGCTATTGCTTACTGCCGAAAGAATGGTAAGCCGTACAAGAAACTTAATCTCGCTCGAAATGAGGATGAGTTATGAAACACGGAATAGAGCTTAATGGTGTTGCCAATGCCCTAGTCCTACTTCAAGTTGAAGTTGATAAGACCGATGATGGTCGCTTGGTTATGAATAAAGAGACTTATGACTCAATGGTCAATAACTTACAGTTATTGGAACGTTATATGCTGGCTTATTGCGAAGCAGTAAACAATGGGACAACTGTGCCTCATTGGTACGATGTTCGCGAGAATCCAAAAGATTACCCATCTAACCGTGAAAGGCATGGAGGGTAATTAAGTCTGGGAGGACTTATGATAGACAAAATTGTGCTGAGCTCAGATCGTCGCACTGCGACTGTTATCTTTGAGACGCACACAGTTAGTTTCTACTCTGACTGTGACGTATTAGCTTTAGTTGATGAGATCATTCATGAACCAAGTAGGCGATTGCTGCTTAATATAGCAGAGCGAGAGCGCCAGGAACTCATTGGACTAGAAGATACTCAGAAGATAGACTTACAATTATCCTTGTTTGATGAAGCTGCTTAAGGATTTGGTAAACAAATTCGTCTAAAGTATTCGGTTGCTTTTACCGATACTATTATGTGTTATCAACAGGACAATTACGCCCTGTAACAATTAACTGGGAGAGCAATTATGAAAATGTTAACGATCGCGATTATCGCGTCTATGGTCTTGTGCGCGTGCGGAAAAACTGGCGATACGGGCGCAACTGGAGCTACCGGCCAAACAGGAGCAGTTGGTCCTCAAGGTCCTGCAGCACCAACGCCTACTCCGTCACCTGATGATCCGACAGCAGATGCAATCAATCTGTTGGTTGGCCAATACAACAACCTTCGAGTCGCTCAAGGTTCTGATCCTGTTACAAACGGACTAACTTGCAGCCTCTATACTGTTCCTACTACGACTACAGCAATCATCGGAGCCACATTGACTGGTGTTGGAAGCTGGACTTATAACAGTAACTTCAATGTAGCTAATGGTCCGACCTCTAACGGTCTCGATGTGTTGCCTACTGCATTGCAGCCTATCTACCAAAACTGGTATATCGTTAAATGCTATGGCGAGATCGTAAACATTGACGACAACTATCATGAGTTCTCTCTGTCATCTGACGATGGTACTAACTTATATGTCGATGGTATCTTGGTTAACAACGACGGGATGCACGCTATTACGACCAAATCTGCAACTAAGTTCCTGTCTGCTGGTGTTCATAGCTTCGAACTCGACTACTTGCAAGGCACTGGTTCTGAGGCACTCATCTTAAATGAAGATGGCGCACTCCTTGATCCGCGCTTCCTCTTCCACTAAGCTCTCCCAATATCACGGATGATCTTTCTTTAACGGACCGCAACTGCGGTCCGTTTCTTATTTCCCTTGTTGTAGCCCACCCGCTACAACTGACACTGCTACGCCAGCGGCCTAGGCGCTGGACGCTATGCCTGATACAAGATACCTAGATAAGGGAGAACCATATATGTTGTGGAATCACAAGGCTCATAAGAACTGGGTATGTAACGACTTCAGCGGTTTTATGTTTGAGGTTCGTGTGCAAGACTCAGAGTGGATTGCAGAAGCGATTGACCAAGAGACTGGAGAGATCTTAGAAGTATCTCAACACTCGCATCCAATCGAAGCAATGGAGTCAATTGTTCCTACGTATAATCGCATCACGGAGACACGAAATGCCATCCAAGATGCAGAGACAACAAGCACGCAAGAAGCATCAGTTGCAGAAGCGTCGATTTCGTTATAAGCGTATATTTGACAGTCATCCTTATAGTGGGCAAAGCGAAGAAGGTATGAGAAACTTTAATGCTTTGCTCACTGATCTTCGCAAGCTTAATGTTAAATATCTACAAATTCTTCTGAGTGATCTAAAGAGCGGTGGAGCTATACCACCCTGGTATGGCGATTATCACAGAATGTTAGTGATTGAGATTGAGGCGAGTATTATTGAACGGACTCTATTAAAGTAGGTATATGAAACATCCCATCTTCTATCGCATTGCCATGTACAGTATCATCCTTGTCCTCTGTGCATCAATCTTGGTGCTCGTGGATGTAATGGCGGGTGCTCCATTTAAATCGATGGACATGCGAGATGCCTATTACTACGGATGCGAGTTGGGATCTAAGCCACTCACCGATGACAAGGTCCTTAAGTGTGCTATTGCAGCCGATACATTCAAGGATACACTTGACGACATCGATGTTCAGATGGAGAAGATTAGTGAGCACTCTAAATAGATGGTCCACATATCTATCACTCATCAAGCTTATGCACCTATTAGGTGTAGACTTTGAAGACCGAATGAGCTATAAGGAATTTGACTATTATGACGCGACGATGCACAAAGCGAATGAAAGAAAAGATAAGGGATCTGACTCGTGACGCCTATCGCGATGCAGTATGTGACGTGTGGGGCATAGATCGTTCAGATAGCGATAACTACCGCGAAGTATGTATTATGATGCAAGACGTTGAAGAAGATGGCGCAAAAGATCTGTGTGCAGAAGAACGATACAATGAGATCATGGGCAAGAAGGCGCAATCTAGCGCTAAATATCTTGAGAACTTGCTGATTTCAAATACCAAGACGCTAGAAGACATCATTATTGTACATGAGAATGGCTTCATTAGACGTACAGACAAAGTCCTTGAAGCTGTTAAGTCAGAACTAACTAGACGCGCACTGTTCGGCGACCAGTATCAATCCGATACAAATTAGGGGTACGGTGAATACCATGAGCAATGAACAACCTGACGTAGCTGAGATGTGGTCAATGATAGGTACATGCCTTAAGACCGCAGTAGAAGTGTCCACATGGGTCATGTGGCGCCAGAGGTTCAATACTAATCACCCAGATCATATTCGTCAGCAAGAAATCTTAGATCCTGATCGTTATGCTGCAGCTAATTGGTTTGCAGCCAAAGCATTATACATGAACAATAAAGATGTACTGGATGCGCATTACGATGCTATCATCGCTGGTGATGTAACACTTACGCCTGGTGTAACACGAGAGGCTGAAACGTTTGAGGCATTGCGGCAGGTCGTTGAGGCTGAGATGAATCAACATATTGAAAACATGTTAATTAATGAGGAGGAAATGCCGATGAGTAAATACAATCCAGCAATTGACGATGAGGATGAAGACGAAATCTATGCTCTCGAGACCGCGGGTAAAATTGATGAAGAAATCGAAGGGGAATTG